TTAGGAAACAATCCTATTAAACTGTTTGATTGCCTCTGCTTCGGTCTCTTCTTTTAAGATATGAGTATACACTTTTAAGGTTATATCGGGCGACGAATGTCCCATGAGGTATTGAACCGATTTAACATCCATCTTGGCTTTGACAAGCCGTGTACAATATTCGTGGCGCATACTATGGGCAGTGACTTCAGGCAATGGTTCATCATGGCAACTATTATAGGCTTTGATTAGTCCTTCAAAAATTCTAACAAGGTTTTTATTCGTATAGGGCCTTCCAGTTTTTGCTATAAACAAGAAGTCGGCTTGCCCATCTATTATTCTCTCTGCTTTTACAATCGGTCGTTGTTTTATCGCTTCTTCAAAAGCAATGATGGCGTCTTTAGACAATGGGATAGTCCTTATCCCACTTTCTGTTTTTGTAGGTGCTAAATACAGCCCGCCGCTCTTTCCATCGTACACCATCTGATGAGATATAGTAACAGTGTTGTTATCAAAATCAAATGACTTTTTTGTTAGCCCGCATAATTCTCCTGCTCGAAGTCCTGTCTCGTGCAAAAGCATCACCATGCCAACATGCCTTTTATATACTCGACTAGATTTCATGAACTTGATCAGATTTTGATACTGCTCTTCTGTTAATATTTCTTTTTCTTTTGAGTCACATTTGACAACTGTATTTAATTTAAAAACGAATGGATTTCTAGGAATTATATTCTCATCAAACATTTCTTGAAATGCCGGTCTAGCTAAAGACATGACATCTCTGATTGTTGTATAACAATATCCTTCGTTATCCAATTCTCGTGCAAATTGTTTTACATCGCGCACTAAAATATCAGTTGCATTCATTTCCCCAATTAGGTGATTCTGAAAGATTTTCAAATTCTGCGATTTTGTTTTATAGCTGCTTGGCCTAATAGTGAGTTTTGTTTCTTCGAGATGTCTTTTTGCTAATTGGTACACTGTGATTTTTGAAATAGACGTTACACCAAAATTAAGTTTTTCTTGGATTTCAGCTTCTTTTTCTCTCAATTCTTTAAGTGAAGTGGCGTATATTATTGAGCGTTTTCCAAGTTTGTTTGTCCATCTATATTGGTATCTCCCATCCTTTCTCTGGCTCTCGCCGTCTTTTAAAACTTTGCCATTATTATCTTTACGTCTTATCATGATGCGGAACTCCTTACGTTATATAAGAAGCTCTGGTGTGACACCATGAGTATACCACATCAGAGCCTATATTTCAAACAGAATACGTTTGATCTATATATTTTTCGAGAGCCTTACGTTTGATAAGACGTTTATTCCCCACCCAAAGTACCAATGGACAGTTTTCATCATCAGTAATCGCTCTTAGTCTGCAGACCCCAATCCCCGTGTAAGCAGCCGCTTCATTTAACGTCAGGGTCGTCTTTTCCCAAATTGGGACTTCCTTCATTCAATCACCTCCTCCAGCTTGTGCTCGCCATATTTCGCCACACATACATTATAAAGTAGCATGGCACGGGTCATGAGGCCAACTCCGCCGATACGAGGGGTCACCTTGATATCTTCGATGTCATAAACAGCGTCGGAGCAGTCGCCGTGCTGCTTGCCATTCTCGTCATAGTTGATACCAACATCAATGCAGACATCAACTCGATCTAGTCCTCTTGGTGTGATAAAATTACGCTTACCAACAGCAGAGATGATGACATTAACCATTCTAAATTCGAGAGCAGTGTCCTTCATAGCGGAACCCGTGCTATTTACAGAAATCACATTACAGTGCCGCTTAATCAGCATATCAACCAGCGGACGACCAACAATATCAGATTGACCGCTTACGAGTACATTCTTGCCATCCAGATCGTAACCGATGGAGTCAAAAATCTTCATAACTCCCAGTGGAGTGCAGGGCTGAAATGGAGATGTAGTATTAAAACCATCGACATCAACTACATCTGGAATAATGATATTCTTAGGATTGATATGTTTGGGCAGTGGCAACTGAACAATGATGCCATCTGCTTCTTCATAAATACGATTCTGCAATATCATTTTATTTAATTCATCTTCAGTCGTTTTCTCTGGTAACTTGATATATTTTGCTTTAATTTTAACCTCTTCACAATCTCGCAGCTTGCCGCGAATATAAGCATTAGATGCAGGGTTGTCCCCTATTTGATAAATAAGTAAAACAGGAGCGTAGTCGGCTTTTGCGATAATATTCTTGATTTTATTTTTGATATCTTGTGCGATAGATTTGCAATCAATAATCATTGTGAACCTCCTTTATAAAACCCTAATTCTTCCATAAGAATCACCTCGTTACTGTACTAACTCCATTATTTTTAATCTGTCCTTTTTGAACATGAACTATTACAGAGTCGGCGTTAACAGTATTGGTTGACTTATATTCGATATATGGAGCGTTGCTATCATATACAATTTTTATATGTCCTTTGATATTCATATAAGTGCCATTGCAAAGAACCGTAAGCATCTCATAATTTTCTGCTGGAATATTAGATACCATAGTAGATGTCCGGTTCCAGTTCTTCAATAGTGGCAGTCCACTCAATCGGATTATAATGACGATAGATACCGTCGCCAATCGCCCACACAAAATATCCAACAACAAGAGTAATGAGCACACCAACTGTCAAAAACAAGATCTTTTCTCCAAGGGTGAGTTTTTCGTTATTACCATCCAAGTTCAACACCACTTTCGTTTACAATATAGATGCCGTTGTCTTTCAAATACTCAATAAACTCTTCATGTGGTAATTTATGGGCGAGCTCACAAATAGTGTAGTTACTTCTGCCTTTCACCCACTTTGTTTCTTTTCTCAAGTTAGACCACTGATGTACACGAAATTCCTTACAACGCCATTTTAAATGAAAGGTATCCGCACACGAATCGCAAATTGGTATCTCTACATAAAAGTCACCCGGATAGCGTTTTCGTCTCCACCACTCCATATCATAGAATACAATACCATAGAGTTCAGGATAATCTTCAAATCCATGTTCTCTAAGGTAAGCAAAACCCAATCCGTTGATGGTCCATTCTGGCGACCTTGGAACTGTATATCGAAGCTGCGATTCTGTATGCGAGATACAGGCATTGTTATTTTTTCCGTCGATGCCCATAATGTACCAGTCTGATCTATAATAGCCTATTTGTTTAGTCACAACTAATCACCTCCCCCGTATCATCACCCAACGGCCACGTGCATCCATAAAACGTTCCCAAATTTTCGATTTTAAAATAGTACCATTTTTTCGTCACGTAGTCATAAATACTGTAGCAAGTGCAACGGTTATCCGGCCAATGGTTCTTTTTAATAGCATCAATATCAAGTTCTAAAAATCGTTTGATTTCGGATAATTTATATGAAGCAAAAATATAATCCCATGGGCCACGCCAATGGATAAACCACATGTGCTCTACGAAGTTCGGCCATTCTACAGAAAATCGTTCGACTGGTTTACTTCTGTCAAAATTCTTATATTGAAGAAAATAGTTGCTGATACCGTGTACACCAGTCCAATAATGGTCTTTAGTGCAGATGAAATGAGAATAGCTTTCCCATTCTGGATTTTGTATTTCCCAGTGATTCTTTTCGATTGAAAATCTATCGTCCATTCAATCTACCTCATAAAAGTCTAGTTTTACCGTATTTTTTACTTGTTTTTGTAACGATAATACGTTATTTATTTTACTTTTTATGTTCCATAAGTTCTTTGATTCGCATTCTGTCATCGAAAATAGACATAAGCGCGATCATTTTCCATAATTCGAGCTCGGACGCTTCCTCAATGGGCTTACATCCATCTTTTCTTGCTTTGTCTGAAATAGAATCCTTATGAAGCCATCTCCAAACCTCAACAATACCACATGTTGTGTAACCGTATACTCCAAATAAGTCTGGCATATCATACTCTGCATTATGCCACGGAATCATTTTGATAAGAATATCCAGAGGGCTGCACTCATATGGATTGAATCCAATGAGATCAGGAATATATCCAAACATACCATGACTCATACTCATTCTTTTATTCTCTTTTGCGTCGGTCGGCTTTCCGTATTGACAATCACTAATATGAGCTTTCATCTCTTGCACCATCCTTCGATTTTCTCACATACTCTACAAATTGCGTCAAAAAAGTCAACTCTCGTCTGCATTAGAAACAATTTGAAGTACGCTCTCCGCTTCTTTGCGAGCCACCAATCGTTGTTCATATTCTTTGTTTGCGATTCGTTCTTGCTCATGCAATTCAAGTCCTTTCAACCAGTAAGATGGGCATTCGTAAATTTTTTCAAGCGTGTTTGCATCGCAAAAGTATTCTCGATCTCTCTTATTGTAATCGTAATATCCAATAAACGACAAACCGTAATCACTTATTACAACGTTGTCTTTTAAAGGAATCGGTCGTTCATCACCGACCTTTACCCAACCAAGGAAGTTTTCGCAAGATTCGGTGCAACAATCTCCCGGCTGCTTCCTAAAAGCGCATACTTCTTTATGTAGACATTTACTGCAAATAGCCATTTTTTCTCGCTTTCCAGCAGAAATTCTCTGCCCAATCATAAAATAGTTTTGGAATGTCTCGTACACGAGAAACAACTTTCTGAAGTAAGGTGTCACTAGACTTGTCTTCATGAGGTTCTTTATAAATACATTCCCATTTATACTCCCAGAGTTCAACTGTATTATCGTCTTGTGTGCTAATCTTCACTAAAATAGAATGAAGCTTGTCGTTTACACTTACGGAAGCATGACAATTTTCTTGTTTAAGAGGCCACTCATTTATTTTTGCGAATAAATTAAATGCCTTATCAACTGCCATTTCAAACAATGCTTGCTCGTCAGAAGACATACATATTCGTTCTGTGTCTCCATCATGCAGAAGATTTAGTTCCCAGAGTTCCGTTTTTCTCACCTCTCTAAAACATACATTTTAATCGTCAAAAATTTCTTCTCGCAGAACCGGTTTATCATGGCTCTCTACACGACTGCTGCATTCTGGACATTGTGTTTGATAAAATAAAATCACATTCAATGACCTCGCAGCCAAAACACCTTCCGAATCAGACCAAAATTCACAACCACACCCTCATTTAAAATGATATGTAAGTTCTTTTGGGGTCTTCTTATGTTGAATAATTTTAATCGCCATTATTCTTCTCCTTCGCTCAGACTCTTCAAGATTTTTTGAATCCTATAATACCTACCGAGTGGTGTCTCAAAAATAGCTCTCAATCGCTCAAAAAATGTTGGTTTACCGAACACCTCATTGTAATCTGCAATATCGATTTGTTTAGCGGTTTCTCCACATTCAGGGCAAGCGTATCGCAACTCAAAATTAGCAGCTGTGGTATAATAGTCTTTATAGATTGAATCAAATGTGTCGTCGGCATAAAAATCACAATGACAATAAGGGCATCTAAATTCAACTGCAAATTTTTGAAGTTCTGGTTCATGACCATGCTTTACAATCTTAGTCGCCATATTTCACCTCAATCTATAAACACAAACGGGTTGTCAAACGCCCTCTGGAAGTTCATTGCATGAATCCTATTCTCTTCAAACAAAGCGACCTTGATAATTTCATCGTCGGTATGCGTCTCGTCATATTCTGCCGTGTCGCAAACCTTGTAAATTTTGCCGTCTTTGTTCTGAAGCAGCATTCCCTTACCAAGTTTTAATGGAGTTGTTTCCTTTTCTTCTCGAATATGTGCTTTCATATATTTATTCCTCCCACCCACCCATAAAATTTACCTTTTAATCGAGAGTCACTGCGCCATTCGGCCAGTTACCGGTCATTTCATACCATTCCATCTGAAGTGCATTCTCCTTTTCCTTTATGCACATTTTAACAAAGTCATGGATTTCTTCGTCCTGTGGCCTTTTAAAAGTCCATTGCTCATCCACGAATCCTATATCTTCAAGACACTTGCAGTAGCCAGCAATCTCGTTATAAAAGATATGGTCGTATTCATCCAGAAGAGTATGCTCGTCAAACAGCTTTACTTGCCATGCAATTCCAAATGGAGCTTCTTTCTCGGCATAAGATTCAACCGTATAATACTTCATTATGTATTCTCCTTGCGTTTACTGCTTTCCGGTAGAACCAAAACCGCCCGCTCCACGCTCAGTTTCGTCCAATTCGGAAACCTCTTCAAAATCAGCCTGCCAGAACGGAACAACTGCCATCTGCGCAATGCGGTCGCCATGAGTAATCATTTGAGGGATATTGGAATGATTATGTAGTGCTACGATATATTCTCCACGGTAATCCTGATCACAAATCCCTGTTTTATTCGCAGGTGCAAGCCCCTGTTTCGTTGCCATACCACTGCGAGCATAGATAGCGACATACCAACCTTCCGGCGGAGCCATCCGCAAACCAGTATGTACCTTAACGGTCTCATGCGGCTGAATCATAATGCAACGATCACCATTCTTGTTTACAATCGTTGCGTCATCAAAACCGATATAGGCGTACAGGTCTGCACAAGCAGCATTTTTAGAACCATAAGTCGGCAGACGAGCATCATCGTGTAGTTTATTGATCTTAATATTCGGATGATAAATAGTGGTAAAAACATTGCTATCTGGGAACTTTTCGTAATTTCCTAAATCCATATTATTTTCCTTTCTCTTCTGGAGCCCACCAAAGGGTTGGCTCTTTATACCCAAGACTCCATTTAATATCAATTACTCGTTGGTTCTTGCTTCCCATGTATGGAAGTGAAATATCTTTTTCTGCTTCAATAAAAGGACCATCTACAAGGACATTTATATCCGCAAGAATGTCAGCCACAAGTCCATCTTGGTTCCATAACTCTTCCCACTTATATCCAGTCCAGAGCCAGACGTCTTTTTTGCTCAAAAATTCAGTCCATACACGATGGGCGATCTTCTCAACAACCTCTCTATTTTCCGGCAGCAGTGGGTCTCCACCAGTAAGCGTAAGCCCCTGAATATAATCAGGTCGAAGTAAATCTACAATTTTATCAAGCGTTTCATCTGTGAATGGCTGACCACCATTCGGGTCCCATGTGGTAGGATTCTGACAGCCGGGGCAATGGTGATCACAACCTTGCACAAACAATGTGACGCGCACCCCTTCGCCATTTGCTATATCACATGGAACGATTTTAGCGTAGTTCATTTAGTGCCTCTTTCTACAAGCTTTTCAAAATTAGGCCAACGAAATTTTCTGCGCTTCCTTGCTGTAGGAGTCTTTTTCTGCTCCTCTATCGCTTTCAGAATATCAGCACGTTCCTCGTAAAGTTCTAATAGTTCTTCACCAACAATCGAAATCGGTTGACGCATTTTCATAAGTTCATGCATATCGTATCGTGCCAATTCAATAGCCCGATCTACCTGTTCTAATGTTCTCATTCATACACCTTCTCTTCCATTTTTGCGCCACAATAAGGGCAATATTTAAAAGGCTTATATTTTTCAGAACTCAAACAAGGCGTTTCACGCGGATAAAAGAAATCTTCGTAAAACTGTTCATTGCAATTAGAACAATGATATACAAAGTCTTCTTCGTCATCGCACGGCCAGTGATTCCAGTGTGCAATAGCACGAACTGTATTAGATTCTGCTTTCGGAAGTCTCAGTAGGTCTTCGCGTTCTTCTGCTAGAAAATCAGAACAGTCATCTTGTTCGTCATAAAAGCGCATATGTTTTAAGCCACTGTCAATCTCATCTAGCAAAGGAGTGATATCCGCCCATTGAGCGTTTTCAGGAATATATTTTGCCATTTAAAAACCAACACTCCTTTAGCGTAGTTTATTTTCCAACCTCGATTAAAAGACCGCAGAACGGGCAACAATTATAGCCAAGGCTTTCTGGCGACTCTTGCCCTTTAATTCCGCCACCACAACAATCACACACCCATGCCGAGCTCTCACAATTATCTACGAACTCAAATACAGTTGTTGGCTGGCGATCTACTTGAAAATCAATAACTCGTTCAACATCTTTTAGAGTTTTAATATGTCCAAGATTTCCTTCCAGCAAAAGACAATCTTTTAATCTATCAGCACTAACCAGTTTCATGTAGTTCATTTAAAACACCACCGTCCACATACTTGCACATACGATTATAAAAACATTCAGTGCGACGCAGCCATACATTCCATTTTTCTTTTCCCCTCGGAAAATATATGTAGAAGTATCATACAGAATCTGTTCAGAACGAATTACCGCTGCGGTGAAAATCAAAATAATATAAGCTTTGGTCATAAACCAAGCAATCTCAGTCAACATCGATTAACACCTCCTCGACAGGAATAATCTGACCATCAACATAGTAGCACATCTGACCGTGCTCATTATAATAAGGAGACATATAACCATTATATATCATGTAGTACATAATCCTTGTATCTCGCTCATACACGATTGGGGAATTTCCAAGTCGGTAGAAATATTTATACTCATCAATTGTTTCATTCCCATATATATCAGTATCTGAACATCCAGTTAGCATAATCGCTGCTAAAAGTACGCATACGGCAGTATTTTTGAAAGTCTTAAACATACTTTTCCTTTCTAATAAAAGCGGAATTTTAGTTATTATGTCCACGCCATTCTTGCATTCTTTCGCACCATTCCTGTATGTCTTCGCTGTCATAAAAACAGCTTATAATTGCCACTCCGCAGATCATACCAATAAACGAAGACATCATTGCCAACAAAGCAGCTATCATACTATTCCTCCACTTGTGTAAATCATCACTGTAAAAATCACAAAAAGAATCGCTGCACTGGCTGGAATTGAAAACGAATGCTGTAACACAATGCCGCAGATTACGCTTATAATCGTAAACACAATGGTCGTGCAAACATACGATTGCCCCATGGCTAACCAAACTATCATATTCTATCTCCTAGAACGGCACTTTTATCGTGAATGAATTTCTATCCAAAGATTTCTCAACGGAATTCCATTTATCTTTTTTGCCTCAAGATATTTTGTTTCATTTGGTTCATTATTGCGGTATTCGTACCTTATTGTACTTTCCACTTCATAATAAGTGTTTTTATTTACAATCTCACAAGATGCCCAATTGTCGGTTTCGATAATGAGCACTTCCTTATATGATGGGTTAAGCAGAGGCTCAATATTGAAGTGACATTTTGACTCAACACTCATAAAGCACCCCACTTTTCTCTACCACATGTATCACATACAAAGTGCCATTTATCATGCCAGCTATGAGTGTTATCGTAAAGCATAACACCGCCACAGCTACTGCATTCGGGAAGGAACCAATGGAGTAGACGTTTCAAAAGTTTAGCAATCATCCAATCACCTTCTTTCAAAAATTTTCATTTTATAGCTCCTCTTTGATGCACTGATTAGTCAGCTTTTCATATACATCCTCGTAAAGCTCCTGCTTGTCGCCGTTGTAGGTATACTCTGCATAGATGCCGTCACCGCTAATGGTGGTGGACAGCAGAGCCTTATAGTTCTGGAGAGTTTTGCAGCTCCAGACCACAAAAACGTTTTCCAGCGTAATTTCATCGGACGTATGCTCATAGTACCACTTGACAAGAGCATTCTTACAAACACTTTCGAAGTGAGCCATACCTGTAATAATCATAATCAAGTCTCCTTTTTGAATATAACCGTAATCCAGTTATCTGGATAATCATCTTCTTCCTTTGTTGTTTTCACATATCCGGGCATTTCAAAATTCCACGCAAGATAATTTAGAATTTCAAGGTTGTGTAAATCGCAATAATACCCGTCCCATGGTCTACTCCATTCCGACCAATGAAGAAGATATGCATTATCACGGCAAGTAAGATAAAAACTATTGTCCAAAGTACACACGCTGCACACTTTTGGAAACGCATATCTTAGGATACGGTCAGTTCGCTTATCGCTCCACTTATTCAACTTCTTGCGACGGAACCTCTCTGCGACAACAAAGAGTCTCTCAAGCCAGTAGATAATGATAAGAATCGGATACAGAAACCAATAAGGTGTTTTAATGTTCATGTCCTTGTAATGATAGTATTTTGTGACCTTGGTTTCTTTCTTCTTTTCTTCTTGCAGCTTCTTACTAAGTCTGTCCATATTTAATCCCACCAACCCACCCTGCTTTTATTCCATCAATAAGATGCTACTTACTCACCCTTAGTTACAACGGTGTCAGCACCCTGTACAGTTACCCAGCCATGCTTCAAACGTGCCTCTGCTTCCTTCATCTGAATTAGTTCAGGAGTGATGGACTCGGAAAGTACCTTATTTGCATCAGCCTCAGCCTGTGCCTCAATCATCTTAACGTCAGCTTCCGTCTGAGCCTTGACCTTATCAGTTTCGGCCTGAGCCAGAGCGGTCTGCTTATTCAACTCAGCAATCTCTGCGTCCTGCTTGGCCTGCTCCTTGGCACGAATCTTCTGCATCAGGGTATCATCCGGCTGTGCATCAACAATCAGAGCGGAAGAGACATTGATACCGTATTCGGCGGTCAGCTTCTCATTCAGATAGTTGGTGATTGCAGTATTAACACCTGCGCGATCATCAGAATAAATCTGCATGACACTGAACTGAGGAGTGACTTCCTTAACATAAGCAATAATATCGTTCTGGATCTTGCTCTCCATCAGGCTTTCACCGTCCATGCCACCAAACTTGGTATACAGCTCAACGACATGCTCAGGCAGGAAATTATAGTTTACAGTCAGATTGATTGCAATCGTACCGCCATTTGCAGGAGCGTCAATATGCCAGTCTGCGTGCTCCTTTGCACCGTAATCAGATGCTGCATTAGAGAATACCACACGCTGCTGAGTGATTGGGAACTCAGACACATGCTTCAATGGGCTCATAAAGTGCCAGCCCTGAGAAATAGTCTGCTGCTCAACACCCTTTGCAGAATACACAACACCTACATAACCGGTATGTACTCGCTCTGTACAAAGCACCGTACCAACTGCAATAAGGAATGCAACAAAAATTGCCATAAATTTCTTCATAAGTATCTCCTCAATCTTTGTAATTATCTTTTAAAATGTAATAGGCGATAACCCATACAATCACAAAGAAAACAATAATTTCTTTCATATGTAATCCCACCAACCCACCACTTACACGTTAATGAATCACTCGATTGTGCTTAACACGAAGCTCAACTTCCTGCTGCTTACCAAGATTGAAAGCAGTTGTATAATCGCCCGTGAGATATCCCGTCACACGACGAAGACGTCGAATGTTGTGGCTACCACACTCAGGGCAAGTATCGCCAATCTCATCGCAATAGCCGCACTCCATACAGGTATCATTTGGAACATTCACTGCAAAATACGGAATGTCATGATCCATTGCATAGTTCACAATTGTTTCCAGCGCACCGAGATTATTCTTTACAGTCGAGTCGAGCTCTACATACGCGATGCAGCCTGCGCTTGAATATCCGTCAAGCTGAGACTCAATATCGATCTTTTCAAACGGTGTCACTTCTCGCCATACCGGAACATGGACACTGTTAGTGAAGAACTCTTTGTCTGAAACATTTTTGATATCACCATATTTAGCCTTAAATCTCTGCATGGCAGTAAAACAAAGGTTTTCTGCGGGCGTAAAGTACACGCCAAAATTCAAAGAATACTTGTGCTTGAATTCGTCGCAACGATCTTTGTAGAGCTGACAAATTTTCTTTGCAAGTTCAAGGCCATTATCACAAGTTTGATCTTCTCCAATCAAAATCTGAAGAGTTTCAGCCATGCCGAGCAGACCAACAGCCAACGTGCCATGTTCCAGAGCAGAACGAATATCTTTTCCGTCATATCCGGCCATTGTTCCATTCTCCCACATGAATTTTGCAGACTCAGGAGACTGAGAGCAAATCCACTCGAAGCGTTCAATCAGCATATCTTTTGCTTCATGCAACTTCTGGTCAAGAATGGACATAAACTTGGCTACAGTCTGTCCTTCAAGATCTTCTCCAGTAGCGTTTTTAATGGTATATTCCTTCGCTTCCATTGCAAGAGTAGGAAGAATAATCGTAACAGGACAGATATTCCCTCGGCCATCCTTCAACTGCTCAAAGCCGTTGACATCCCAACCATTTGCAGTTCTACAGCCCATCGTCGAAAAATACGTTTTTACATTATTTTTATCGTATCCTTCATTGCCGCTCCAATCGACATTGGCATAATTAGGATAAAGACGCTGTGCAGTGGAACGCAGTGCCAGCTGATACATATCATAATTAGGGTCTCCTGGAGCACGATTGATTCCCTTAGCCATCTGGAAAATTCCACAAGGGAAAATACTAGTTCTATGTAATTTGCCGATACCCTTAATGGAAGCATTTAGCAATGCTTCGATAACCATTCGGCCTTCAGGCAATGTACATGTGCCATAATTGATAGACGTGAACGGAAGCTGATTTCCGCTACGTGACTGGAGTGTATTCAGATTATGGTACATGCCTTCAACGGCTTGATTCAATTCTCGCTTTGTCATGTCCATTGCATACTGATATGCTTTCGGGTAATACCCTTCAAAAATCGGGTTGGTGATACTAAAGTCGTCTTCCGCGAGAGTTACTTCATCATCCAGCCCTTTGATGATTGGACCATCTGCATAAATGTACTTTCGACCATCTCTATAATGTTTACGGAAGCTCTTCCGTACATAAGGAACCATAGTCCAATCCAAGTGTGTTGCGCTCACGCCGCCGAACTGCTGAAGACTCTGAATCTGGAAGATGACTGCGACAAGCTGGAATGCCGTACTGATGGATTGTGCAGGGCGAACATCAGTCTGTCGAGTGTTAAAACCATTCGCAAGCAGGTCATCAAACGGAATACTCAAGCAATTGTGCATACCAACTGCATAGCTATCGAGATCGTGGATATAAATCTCGTTGTTCTCGTGATTCTCACGAGCCATCTTAGACATGCAGTAGTCAAGAGCGTATCGCTTAGAAACCACCCGGCTCATCTCGCCAATACGACCGCCAAAAGATGCTTCATCAACATTGGCATTCTGGTTATCAATCTTTTTGCCGAGAAGTTTCTCTTCGACTGCATCCATCAACTCTTTGTAATTACTGCGAGCAATACCATGCAGATACCGGTAATTCATATAGGAACGAGTCGTCTCGTAATAGCCACTCTGCATAAGGCGATTCTCAACTGCATTCTGAATCGCTTCTACATCCATAGTAGAGTCAATGGCTGCGATTTCCGATGCAATACTATCACTCAGCTTGTGGTCAACAGGATCTGAAGAATCATTCATCGCCTTCTCAATCGCATTTACAATCTTACTCTTATCAAAAGGAACTTTCGTTCCATCGCGTTTAATCACATATTCCATGCAATCACCTCTTAATCTTCTAACCAACGATTTTCGGCCACATAAAAAACTCCGACCACAGCTACAATCAATGCGATCCAGAATACATAAAACCAAATCACTCGTGTACCAGCTGCAGAAATCATATAATCTCGTGCTTCTTCGATGTTTTTATCCTTAATGAATTGTGCATTATGTATACTTTCGTCGCTCAAATTTGCAAACAACGTGCCATCATAATGAACATCTTTGACATAAAACTCGAATTTCACATGAGAACTGACTTGTACAGTTGTCAGATACTTGCTGGATGGCATTTTGATATCACCATACTCAAATTCTTTGCCAAGAAACGTAATATTCTTAGAATTGTGTTCTTCTGAACTGTAATAATCCCAAGTCCAGTACGTTTCGACTCTTGTTTTTGTATGGCCTTTGCTATCCGTAGTAGTGACAGTTCGTGTATGCATCGTGTAATGCTTTTCTTCGCAATAGATATACATCCACTGACCGTCGATACGTGGATCGCTTACGGTATCTACTGCTTCCAGTGCGCCTTGGCAAAACGCATTACCTACGTTGGTTCTCATTCCATAATCGAACATATTTTCGGACTCAATCGAAATTGCTGTATTATATTCTTTTTTCTGTTCAAGCGAATCTCTGGTGATATTTCCAGCGATAACGCTACCAAGTATCAGCATAATGAACACAATACCAACACTGACAATCAATTCACGATAAGTAATTTCGGCATTACCGATTTCCAAAAAGGTCACCGACTGCCGGTGCCGCCTCATTCCCCTCATAGGACAGATACTCATAATTCTGAACCTCATATCCAGTCAGACCCAGCAGAAAGGAGTTCGGAAACTTACGAACGCTCTGCTTATATTCCTTCACGACACGATTGTAATCGCCACGATAGTTTGCAATCAAATTTTCAGTGACGGATAGCTCATTCATAAGCTCCTTGTAGTTGTCGCTAGACTTCAGTTCAGGATATGCTTCCGCAATAGCTGCAATCTGAGTCGTAATCTCTTGAGCGGTCTGGCCGGAAGCGCCACGAGCATTCACAACATCCATCAAAGTCTGATACTCATGTTGGTCATAAGCCTTGACGGTTTCAACCAGATTTGGAATCAGATCAGCTCTACGCTTCTCCTGAATCTCAATGCCAGACTTAGCTTCCTGAATCTGCTCTTCATAAGAGATGGCCGTGTTCTTAGGCCCCTGCACCATAAAGGTCATGCCAAGAATGGAAATCAACACGACACAAATAACGATAATAGGTAACTTCCAGTTGTATCTCATTTATGTAAACCTCTTAAAACTTGACATCATCGGCATAGACTTTAGAGTTCAGCATCGAATGGTCAACCTTATTAACTCCTTTGTTATTTGGAGACATAGTATCATTATGAGCGCTCGGAACCACAGCAGTTTCAATACTGCACGTCGGCTCTGCCTTTGCCAGTTTTTCTTTAAATGAATCATCAGGACGATAAACCAAATCATGGCAGACACCGCCGAGATTTGGATCATAAAAATAATCGTTAATGTCCTTCTTTAGCGTCGTAGTCAGCTTATCAGCGACCTCACTAGGAACTTTCTTTAGCGTATCTATGACACTTTCAGCAACCTTCTGCTGTTCCTCTAAAAGCCGGATTTTATAGTCCAAATACCAACGTGCCTTCGTCAAATCTTGAAGTTGAGAATTGCCATCTTTGTGTCCTGCCCGGCTCAAATATTTACCAACATTCCAAAGATAAGCATCCTTGTCCAGTTGCCACTCTCGCAGCACTTTGATAGCCTCATAGGGATTGTCTGCACCGCCGTAATAAGACGGGTGCTCGACGTTCTTCTTAATTTCGTCAAGTGTTTGCATCAATAACCTCCTTGTTTTTTTCAATAGGCTTATAAACATCTGCCAACCGAGGATGACGGCCACAGCAGCCACGACCTTCTGGGCAGAACGGATACTTCGGATTGGCCTCACAGGAAGGAACCATCCAGTTTGCTACTTCGGGACAAACCTGTGCAACTTCCTTCTTCATTTCTGTAAACATCTCGCGGATTTCTTTTTGAGCCCTGGAGCAAAGCCGAAGATGACTCATCTCAATCAAAGCACGAGCGTTCATCGTAATGTAAAACTCTGTACAGCAAGCGTTCGGAAGAACCGCACGGGCGTCTTCGTTTTTGGCGTTGTGATACTTTTTGAGGATCTGATAATCGGTGTCAATGTCAGACATCATATTATCGAAAACATCAGCATCTTCACCGGTAAACGGGTTCACATACTTAAACCCATCCTCACTACAATAACGCTGGCTACGGCAGCTCATGCTAATATGTCGATGACGACTAATCTGTGCCAGAAGTGCTCGGCTTACATCTTTGACGTAGAACGTAAAGTTGATGTGTTCAAGCACAGAATAGTGACCGCTTGCCTTACATCCCTTGGCAATCTTATAATCGTCAGTCATTGAAGAATCGTAACAAATACTCGCAGCTTCCTCCACAATATCCAAAGGATTCTTATCACTTGTAGGAACCACTCGCTGTGTGTACGCGATTAAATCAACAATCATTCAACTCTCCTTAATATTCGTCCTGCCAGTTTTCAGGAATGTCACTCTCGTCAATTACGATACAATTCCTTGGTGCAACATTCGTTGTGTACTTTCCGTCTTGAACTTTAATCATTACGTTCATAATGGCGACAACTTTATGAATACTCCAAAGGACTCCTCGACCTTTTCGAGTTCTAGCTCTAAGCACCATATCGCCAATATGAATCTCTCTATTAAGAATATCGGTTACCATTTAATCCTCCATTACTTTAGAAGTGCAAACTTAAACCAATCCGGTAAACTGGATACTGAAATTCCATATTTAATAAGGTAAGACAGCAACCACAACACAATCATGATTCCGACCGCAATAAGATAATCCTTAAAAATCTTAATGAAAGCGATCCACATCTTAATCCTGTCTTTCATTTACCTCACCTCTTTCAATCAACTCATCCACGGTAACCTCTCCACAGAGAACCTGTTTAAGCTGCTCTTCCGATAACTGATATGTAATCGGCTCTCCACACTCGACAGGATATCGAGCTAAGGTTCTATAATACTCTGCAAGGGCTCGTTCCTTACGACCCTGCTCACGATGGTCAATACCAATCATATCGCCCCACCTCCTTCCTCAAATTCTTCACTCTTTCCGGTCACGCCATAGACGTCATCTTCGAGATTTTCTTTATCAACAAACGATATTTCTCCTAGTCGCAGGCCGCACTTGTTACTTTCTGGTCTGTTGTCAATTATGTAGAAGTCGCCAGCATCACAAAGAACCTTATACCAGCGTCCTTTCTGCAAAGTGGCTTCTGCCGGGCCCCACTCTTTATAATCCGTCCTGAAGTACATCCTCATTAGGACTCCTTGTAGGGTTCCATATCACCCTTCCAAATCTGAAAATAAGGATGTGCATCAATGCCGTAGACCTGACCCTTCATACCGGTACTGGTAATCTTGTAAGGCTTTCCGTCTTCAAGGCTATTGATAAAGTCCTGATACTGCGGACTCATCTTGAAGAAATCCTTCTTACCCTGAATCCTCTTTACCTTAATAGTGACCTCATCACCAATCTTGGGTTCCCACTCTTCAACTGGCATCCCAGCCAGAAAGTCGGGACCACCGGCCTTTTTGATTCGCCGGGCAAGGATTCGTGCCTTACGCTGCTCTCTGCGCCGGTCTTCTCGATTCATTGAATTACTCATATTCTGTTCCTTTCAGCTTATCAAAGTAGGGATCGCCGTCTCGCTTCTCTAATAAGTTGAGCTCCCCGGCGGAGCCTACAGAATACAAACGAAAATTTTTAAAAATCTCAGCACCTTTAATAGTGGCTAGAGATGTAATTATGTACAATATATTGTGTTCTTCTGTGCCATCTGTAAGTTGAACTTCAAGTCGTTCTTTCTTTGGGATGGCTAGTTTTTTAAAATCATTCATTTTAGTTATTTGGCATAATATAAGCAAGTGCATTTAACTTATAGCAATAAAAAATATCGCAAATAACACTCTTACACCTTTCTTCGGAATCGTATCCTCCAAGAATGATTCCACGCTCACCATTTCCCTGTCTTGCGTAAATATTAAGGCTTGCAGTATCAATGATAGCTATACGGTCAAGATTTACGATTTCTTTGTTTTTCGTTAAAAGTAGCATTTTAATCCTCCGGCATATCGAAACCAATACGGTTTTCACAAAGAGCAGTGTTAATCTCTTGAATTACGTCCTTTGCCCTCTCTGTAGTTTGATAATAGCCAAGTCGAAACCATGTGTGTGAATCGGGTCCATAAGCTCTAATTGTCGTTGTGTTTTCCACTATACGAATAGAAAAGCATTCATTTGTATTAACAACTCCTGTTTTATTCTGTGTTAAAATAAACATTGTAAAGCCTCATAAATCTGCAAGCTGGGCAGGAGACCAGATGTCTGGAATATCCCAATCTTCCTTTGTCTGCCCGTTATAAATTCCGTAAAAATATCCTTCAGACGGCACATAGACGATTCGTTGCCAGCCATTCATTCCGTGTGACTCCTTTGGCTCAAAATCACGAGTCAAAATTCTACGTCCACCATTGCTATAAGCGAATGCCTTTGTAGGAACCTCGATACATTTGTTATCCAGAATCCGAAGGATGTACTTAATTGTCTTCTTTGAAAGATTCATCTCTTGACTCCTCTACATCAATCATATCTAAAATCTCATCCAGATTTTTTGCTGACCCAACTTTCCTTGCAAAATCAATAAAATCCTTAACCTGATCTTCTTTAATAACCATCTTCATCCTCCACTTTTATCCACCCACATCCCGGAACATAATCCGCTTCCCAGTAATCTCTTGCCATGAAGATGAACCGTTCTCCTTCTTCGTTTACAAAACCGGCGATAAGCGATTCTTTTGCAGAGATATACATGAAGTCAGCCTTGCCAGAAGGAACATTCTTGAGATGTTCTTTTACTTCCTTAATTCTTTTCGCAACAGACTTATCAAGCAAGTTCACATCACATTCATTACCATTTTTGCCCATCCAATAAAAGGAATCTTTTAACTTGTTTTTAGCCATGATTCATTCCATCTTTGCACCACACATCGGGCAAAATGGCGTTTTGAGGCCACACGGGTTCACCTCTCTACATTCTGGGTTCGAGCAACGGGTTGCTGGTTCACACCATGAGTTTTTCCCGGCACAGCTCACATAGGAGCCTGGAATTTCCTCCCAGTGTGCCACCGGTCGCAGCGTTTTCGGGTCGATGGTCGGAGCGTTTTCAATGTTCTTCTTCATAAGGTTAATACCGTCTCTCCAAGCGTTGGCTTCTTCTTCACTGTATTGCTTGATTGTCCAATTATTTCGGTCAAGCAAAGCGTTTGCGTCAATCAACCTAACATCAGCCATAAGACACCTCATTTTTGTCATTTCGGAATCTCACAAATGTCGGGAACTGCAGGGATTCGGCACCAGTTTTCTTGTCGCATGACTTTTCCTTGTATTTTACCTCTACGATTTTTCCGATATAGTCATCAGGATTTGCCCACACGGCAGCTCTCGTAGCATCATCAAAGCCAGAACCCACTCGAAGTTCGTTACCCTTGTAGTCCACAACCAGAGCACCCATCGTTCCTTCCAGTCGGTTCTGTCCTTCCTCGATTGCAGTGATACGAAGATCAACGGTATAGAAACGCTTGATTTTAAGACAACCGGTGTGCCGCTTGCGCTGATAAGGTACGCTGGTGTTCAACATCAAACCCTCCCAACCATGTGCCACAGCATAATCGAGCCACTTTGGAATCACGCTCTGGTCGATTCCTTCGTATACCATCGGAACGATTTCAATGTTTTCAAGGTTCTTGTGAGTAATCTCTGCACGAAGACAATTCAACCATTCTCGGCGGGTCTGATACGGAACGATGCATTTGCTACGGTCAAACTCGACAGCAGGAACGACATCGAAAATCACAAACTTAATTCCGGTTTTATCTTTATTGTCCGAGTTCAATAGGCCAGTGCCATAACGGAAAGCTTCCCCGTCCGACATTCCTTCAGGATTCTTGTAGATGAGTTCGCCATCAAATACCCAAGAGTCTCGCTTCTCTGCGTCGTCATCATACAGGGCAAGCAGGTCATTCTTGATGTGGTCGAGCCCTTCAAACTTTTGCGCCTGACGAGAAATTAAGTCGCCACGATACATTGTGCCCCTATTACCATTCATCTTCTGGCTTAGGCTGAACCAGATACTGGGTTTCAACTTCACCTTATCGATTGGATATCCCTGCTGGACTTCCCAGACAGGAATAATTTCCTCGCCATATACCTTATTGATGGTAGCTGCCTCAACGCCAATCGGAAGATTCTTGGTAAACAGCCGCTTCAGAAACTCTTCATTTTCAGGATTTTTATGTATATAATTCTGGATTGTTGCAATAGATGCGTCAGAACCAGTGTTGTGACCAGCGCCCATAATATAAAGGTATCCACAACTGAGATACTGAACATCAATTTCAGGTTTGGCGCTCACCTGTTTGTTGATTTTTGCATCTGATAATCCAGTTATGATTGCCGGATCAAGCAAGAATCGGAAGAATGCAATTAGCTCGTCAGCTTCAGCCCCAAAATCCTTTCGTGCATCCAGCAAAATGCGGGTCTTGTCTGTCTTTTTCTTCGTGCTCTGCAATGCCTTTACCATCGCGTCGAGCTTACCTATGAGTTCTTTATCTGTCATAAAGCCTCCTTGCGTATCCTGTGTTATATAGCTATAATGAATAAAGAAAGGCTTGCCATTACGAGCAAGCCATTTCTTTCTCGTATCCTGTATTATATAACTAAAGAGAGAATTTTAAGCCTCCGAGATGGAGACTTTTTATAGGTATATTATACAGGATACTCATATAATTGTCAATGCTTTTCTGAAAATTCTTTCCGTAAAAATTCCTTCAGGAACGTCCGCTTGTATGGAACTCTTGACGTCTTTACCGCCCGATCAAGAGCATGGGTTTCGGCGCAAATCACACAATACTTCTTTGCACGAGTAATGGCCGTATAGAGCCATTCTCTCGTCAGCATCATGTATGCAGAGTTGTCCATACCAACAATCACATACGGAGCCTCACTACCCTGCAGTTTATGACAACTCAAAGCATAAGCAAGTTCAAGCGTTGCCCAGATGTTATTCCCACCAAAGTAATGAGGAATGAATATCGTTCCCCACTGGTCAAAATCAACCAGAATAAAACTACTCTCAATCTTTCGGATAATGCCACGGTTTCCATTGAACACCGGACACTTCTCTTCCTTTTTCTTTGTCTTGAGATTGTATGTATGAAGCTCATAGTTGTTCTTGTTGATGATGACCTGATCGCCCTCGCGCAGAGTGTACACTCTGTCCTTCCCATCACCATAGATAGAGATCTTCGCTTCGGTCTGACCACAACTCGGATTCACAATTTCCTGAATAGCGTTATTCACCTCGTAGGTGCAAATACTACCACGGAGCTTCTGCGGAAGTACAATCTGAATCTTTGCGCTGTCATTCCCTACCTTATTATATAAGGTACGGTATTGATTGATGATGTGATTAAACGACTTGCCTGCATCCTTGTAGACATCTAGCTCCAAATCACGCAACTCACCACGAATCTCGTTGCCAGCCCAGCCATAAGGAACCAACTGCGTGGCATTGCGAACCTTGATACTCTCAGTGATAATCGCGGACTTAGCAGCTTGACGATGAATCTTAGTCAAACGAGCTACCGGAACAGCCTTAGATGCAAGCATATCCTTGAAGATATTGCACATACCAATGCTCTCAAGCTGACCGTCATCACCAATCATGATAAATCGCTTACCAGTTTCAATTGCTTGAATCAAATCGTAGAACAGTTGAGCGCCAACCATAGAGGTCTCGTCCAGAATGATGATATCCTCCTCTAAAGGATTGTTCTTATTATGAATAAAACCACCATTCTCAATGTCATAACCAAGTAACCGATGAATTGTCTTGCCGTCCTGACCAGTAATCTCCTGCATACGAGCAGCTGCACGGCCAGAGAGTGCAGTCTGAGCAAAAGACTTACCATGAAGAACCTTTAGGACACCAGCGATAACTGTACTTTTGCCGGTTCCTCCGTATCCTGTTAGGATACAGACGTTACTAGAGCATACCTTTTTAATAGCATCTCTCTGCTCCTCGGTGTACTCGATGCCAAGAGCATGTTCTGCTTCGTCGATTGCAGCATCCATGTTTCGACCAATCGGCTCGATAGGTGCATCCGCCAGACGCTTAATTTCCTTTGCAATCTTATTTTCCAGATTCCACACTCTTGTTAAAGCAAATTCCTGACGATCATCACTCCACCAAAGCGTTTCGCGGACATCGTGCAGATGGAAAAGTGCTCTCTTGATAACCTCTTGGTCGCCCTCATCCAAGCCAAGTTCCTTAATGCAACTATTGATTGTCTGGTTTGCCGGGATGATAGAATTGCCTTCTTCGGCACGATCGGCAAGAAAATGCATGACGTAAGCTTCAATTCGGAACTGAGAGTTTGGCTTCAATCCCATATTCAAAGCAAAAGCGTCAGCTTTCTTCCATCCAATCCCATATACATCGTCAATCAGAACATAAGGATTCTCTTCAATTTTCTTCACAAGAGTGTCTGCACCGTGATATTGATGAACAAGTTTTCCGATTGCACTTGGAGTCAAACCATACTCAATCAGCTTCGTGTATGCTTCGCTGTTATCAATGTTATTTTCAAAGGCATCGATAATTTTCTGTGCTCGACCTTCTGTGATACCACTAACAGTGCAAAGAGACTTGATATCACCGTTCTTGATGATTTCATACGGATTATCAAATGCTTCGTAAAGCATCTCAAACTGATGTTCTGTCAAGATAAAATGAAGAAAGCTTTTCTGTTCTTCTGGGTCAGTAATCTCTTGGAACTCGTTCATATAGACGATTTTATACTGGTCCCCAAACTTTTCATGGTGAACATACTCACCACAGAACGAATAAGTCTTATCCATATCAAGGCTAGGGACGTTGCCTTTCAGTCGGAGGTCACTGTATCGGCTCATAATGGGGTTCCCCTGCTTGACTTTTACCACCTCGGCAGAGAAAGTGGCGAAGCCGCCGGGCTCCACCTCCTTCCCATCTTTCGGATAAAAGACTCGTTTTATCCTGATGTAACAACGGATCATATTTTCATTAAATTTCTTATCTGCCACTTTATAATCCTCTTACGCTATCTCTCTATCATGCAGCCACTGCTTGTAAGGTTTGAAGTCGCTTACAATAACGTGCGATTCATCTTCCTTCTTTCCGAGCACAGCTACCTGACTTCCCTTTACAATCAAATCCTGATAATCTGACAAGACTCTCGGCCATACGGTCAGCTCAATGATACCATCGCCAGAATACAGATTTACAAATGCAAACTGCATACCAGTCTTTGTTTTCTTCTTTTGGATCTTTGCGATAATACCAACAAGCACACAAGAATCACCTTCCTCAATTTCAGAGAAATCCTTGATGTAAGCAAATGCCTTCTCGAAAGGATTCGGGTCACTGATAAAGGTCTGCAAAGTCTGGAACTCCCAAAGTTCTTCATCTTGTAGATATTTCGTGGTCTGCTCGACCATATATGCTTCTTTCTTTTTCAGCTTCTCGGTTTCATGTACGACACGACGCTTTTCATTATAGATTCGTAGGACGGTTTCTTTGTCAACCTTCTTACCAACCTTATAATGCTCCGTATCAATATCCCACTTACTCAGCAAAACTGCCTTGGTAGGAAGTGTACTGACTGGTTTAAACTCAGATTGTTCCAAACCGCTGGCAATGTACTTTTCCAAAAATATTCGTTTGTTCTTTGTAGGAATCGCACCGGATTTGACCAACGCAATGATCTGCGCTTTCGTTGCACGAACACGACTCGTAAAATCATCAAGTCCCTTAAATTTTCCATTTCTATCTCGTTCTGCAATGATAGTTTCAGCAAGTGTATTGCCAATACCACCGATAGCAGATAAGCCAAACAGAATTTTGCCATTTGACACAGTGAAATCCATACCGGAACGATTGATACTCGGCGGAAGAATCTGAATATCAAAGCTGCGTGCATCCACCATAATCTTGTTGACCTTGCCAACCTTTGCTTTATTTAGGTTCAGCATAGCCTTAAAGAACGCAAGTGGATGATGTGCTTTTAAGTATGCCGTTTGAAGGCAGATAACGGCATACGCCTGAGAATGGCTGGCGTTGAAACCATAGCCACCCTTCGTTGACAACTCGTTACAAATGTACTCGGCGGTCGCTTTGTCGTATCCATTCGCAATAATCTCATCATGAAGAAGTTCTACTTCTTCCTTGACTTTCTCAGGTTTCTTCTTTGCCAAACACTTACGCATTCTATCAGCACCGGCATCGTTTCTACCGCCAAAGACCTTCGTGAGCTTCATGCTCTGTTCCTGATAGATATTCACGCCATAGGTACTGCGGAAAATTGGTTCCATATCAGGATGGAAGTAGTGAATATGTTCAGGATGATACTTGCAATCAACGTATGTAGGAATCGACGGCATTGCATCAGGACGATAAAGAGCAATCAGAGCAGACAACTCTTCAATCGACCTAGGTTGAAGCTGCGCAACCAGATCTTTCATACCGGACGATTCAATCTGGAATAGATTATCTGTCCGCCCGGAACAAATCAAATCGTAAGTTGCCTTATCGTTTTCAAACTCTGGATTGTTAATATCAATCTCCCAGTCTGGAATATTGTCTTCACGTTTTGCCTCATCGATAGCAACCAGCGACGCAACACCAAGAATATCAAACTTGACGAGTCCAATCTTCTCGTCCATCACTTTATCAACAGAAATAACGTGTTCTCCGTCAGTGCCGTGCCGAATGCCGATATACTCATAATAAGGATGTCGGCAGACGATAACACCACCAGCATGGATACCGTATCCTCGTGGGCGACCATTGATATGGCTTGCAATATCAAGTAGTTCCTTATACTTCGGATTTTCAGCCACTTCCGGGTTGGCTTCAAGACAATCCTTCCATGTCTTTTGAACAAACTTCCCGCTGATTTTTCTTATTTCGGCATACGGAAAGCCGAGAACTTTACCAACGTCCTGAATTGAAGTGACCGGAGTAGTGTACACGATGTTCATAACCTGAACTACTCGATCTTCTCCATATTTCTGTGTCAAATACTCAACAACTTTCGCACGGTCGCTAACATCTACGTCAACGTCAGGAAGGTCTTTTCGCTCAATAGTAAGGAATCGTCCGAAGTCAAGTTCATATTTGATTGAATCAAGCTGGGTGATACCAATCAGATAGCACACAAGTGAGCCAGCAGCAGAGCCACGACCAGGGCCAACAATGACATCATTTTTCTTACACCAGTTGATGTAATCGACCAGAATCAAAAAGTAGTCACAGAAGTCTTTCTTCTCAATGACAAACAACTCGTCATCAACACGTTTTCGATAGATTTTCTGCTTTTCTGCATCAAACTTATCAATGCCACGCTTCTTCCATCCCTCTTCTACAAGGTCTTTTAGGTAAGCTGCCGAATTAAAATACTGTGGCGGAATCTCAATTTTGGGAAGTTCCGGTTCATGCCAAGGCATATCCACATCATCACACAAGTCAGCAACCTCATCAGTGTTGTTAATACACCATTCTGCAGCTTCGTATCCAATCTGGCTATCAAGAATTCCATGCTGTTCCTCACGAGACATGAAGTAGCATCCTTCATAGATTTCTGCGGCGGTTTCCGTATCATGAGCGATACGAAGGAAATAATCTTGATAATAAAGGTCTTCTTTGGTGGCAGCGTGAACATCATTTGTGACAACTACTTTTGTGTGAGTGTCATTCGCCAGCCGCATGATTTTCTGATTGTATTTTGCTTGTTCACTGTTTGCATGAGCCTGAACCTCAAGATAATAATGAGGAAATAAGCTCTTATACTCTTGGACCAGCTTGACACAAGTGTTGTAGTCATCCGTTCTGGACAGCCTACTCGCCAAGCAAGCAGACAGGATAATCAAATTATTCGTATCTTCCTTAGCGATATCCTCTTTTGTGATACGAGGACGGCTATAAAAACCATGAAGATGACCGAGTGTAGACAAGCGATTAACAGCCTGACGGCCAGCCTCATTCTTTGCGATAATAATCAGGTGCCAGTATTTACTGTTCTTATCCCTAACTGCCCTGTCTTCACACTCATATGCCTCAATGCCATAAAGAAGTTTTATATTCGGATACTTGTCTTTCAGTTCTGAGTAATACGGCCAGCTTGTTACCTCACCATGCTCCGTAATAGCAATGGCCTTTAAACCGAGTTCAGATGCTCTTTTTAGATTTTCTTCAGGAGAAGAGTACCCATCTAGCAGACTGTAATTCGAGTGCGTGTGTAAACTACTTGACATTCTTACTCCTTCCTCTTATCTCCAAACTTAATAATATCGTCGAAAAGCATCGCATAGTCATCGGTGTACTTGTTACCATGGAAATGGCCGAAGTACCAGAATGGTTTACAATCGTTAGGATAGCATTCGTATATATTATCAAAGAATATTTCAGTTGACTGGTCTACTGTGCTTTGATCAATACCACCGATAAACAATTCAGTTGGAATGAACCGGAATGGACAGGTATGCGTGAGCATAACATCAATATCATCGATTTGAGGGTTATGTGTAATATTCCAGATCTTTTTCTTAGTCTTCTCATTAGGCTGTTCATCCGGCCACCAGTTCCATCCACGTTCCAACCGATAATATTTATCTACAGAATAGGCTCCGCCGCAAACAAGACAGTTCAGAATTTCCCTATCAGCAAGAATCTGGTAAAATCCGCCATCAATAGCAAAATACTGATTTGGATAATGTGGGTCATGCCACACTTTGCCGCAAATATCTCCACTGATTTCCTTTGTCTTATAGCCATCCTTACGAGACGGGCGGCGTTCGTGATTTCCATGAATACAGAATAAATTCGCAGGGATGTCCGCAGCAATGGTCTTAACTCTCCATTCGTTGATGTTATCCTTACCATAATAGTTTAGACCAACATCACCAAGACAGATGATCCAGTCGTTCTTTCCAAGCCTATGTTTAATGCAAAATTTATTTATCTTTAAGAGACGATTAAAGTCGCCATGAATATCGCCTGTAATGTAAACCATTCATTCACCACTCTCATAAACTCGCCAATGCCATGTGCTACCATCACCCGTATAGAATCTATCGCAAAAATCCTCAAAGCGACACCCTTCGCACGGATCATCTTTTGACAAATCTATCACTGGATGGCCTTGGCACTCTGCGATAAATTCTTTAATGTCTGCCTCAAACTGTTCAGGAGTTAGCATCGTCAATCACCCATTCGCTTGGAAGAATATCAAACGGGAACCTCAATCTGTCGCAAAAATGTTCATAGGGACACTGTAAACACGGCCACTCAGAATCACTTTGTTTTTTGCATTCTTCAATAAAATCACGGATCGCTGTTTCAAGTTGTCCAACAGTAGTCATCAAACCACCTTATTCGTAATCTTTTTTATCAATCACATAGGTTCGTGGATAAAATCTATCGTTTCTATCACCGAAAATATCAGCAAACCAAACTTTAACAATTTCAAATTCACGATTACATTCTTTACTTCTTAACATTCTAACTGCATCTCTTGCGTTTTTTGCGTAGATTTCTCTATGTAAATTGTGGTATTTCTTGAGTGTACAATTGTATGTGCGATAATCAATTATGTAATGTTTATAACGTCGTTTTCTTGAATCATTTGACTTTGCACACTTTGCCACAGTCATAATAAATCAATCCTCCATCAATTACTGACACAGCCTTGTCATCCCAATACTCGTCCGCACCAATCTTTCGAGGTGAAGTCCCAAAATGTTCTTTCCATTCAGGAAGACTCTCGTTGATGGCATCAAAATACAGTCCCCATTCAGCACAAGCCTCAAGTGCGTTATAAAGCAGTTCACCTTCCCGGCAAGTCCAAAGAATCAAACCAGAACCATGCTTCTGTTCCTGAATTGCCTGATAGATAACATTCCAATTCGGCTCACCAATATCAGGATACTCATTCTTGCAGAGCGTACCATCAAAGTCGATGGCGATAGCACGTTTCCAATTTCCCATATCAAATCACCTCAAAATCCACAATCTGTGCTTGTGGCGTAACCTTGTTCCCATACTGATTTAGAGACAACCGGCATACCGCATCGATGTATTTCTCTTCCTGACCACCATAGAAGTCATTATTGATCCAACCAAGCATCCGATCATTATCTGCAAAACAGACAAAATCAATGCCTTTTTCTTCATCAGAATACTTCCACATATTGCCGTTCTTGCCCATTGGGGCACATCCACTATGAATCAGCGGAATGTTTTTAATGTAGAAATACGGCTCAGAGATTCCCTGCGCCCAGATTTTATGCATCTCGTACATGGTCTTCGGCAATGCAACGGTCAGCCTACTATAGTCAAAATCAAAATCAACTACGATTGCCTTGCTCATAGTGACATCTTTAAGCAATTCATTACAATCCGCAATCGCCTTTGGCACATTTTCTTTCTTGATTTTCACACCAGCAGCATTATCATGACCAAGAACTGACTCAAAATCTCCGGTACTCATCAAGAACTCCTTTAAACTTTCAATCGGAGAACCGTCAGGATTTCTCATTGAGCCGCCATAATAATCCGGTTCATCAGCGAAGGTACGAAGCAGTACACACGGTTTTGCATACATTTCAGCCAACTTGATTGCCACAACACCAGTCAAAGTGTTATCAAGAATGCCAGTGGAGTTACAGAAGAGAATCTTATTCTGGTCTGCACCATGCTTTTCAATCAGTTTCTGAAGCTCTGCGACAGCCTTGTCTTTGGTCTTGTTTTGCTGATACTTACAAGAGGAGCACTCGCGAGCCACATGCTGCGCCAAAGTCTCATCAATCGTGACACCAGCATTCTTGCCACGAGTCGGAGTGTACTGGAACGTCTGTTCCTCACCGACCATTGCACGGAACATCCGCTTCTTTTGCTCGGATGAGCCAACACGAATTAGCGCATTCATCATTGGAACAATGTAGAACTGAACATCATTGATAGTCGGGTCACCCTTAATGTTGAAACTATTCGCCTCAATCAAGGCACAAATCATCGGATTTACAATTCGTGCCAGACCTTTCGTGCAAAGGCGCTTTGTCTCATGCGAGTGCATATCCATGACATCCCCGATGTTTCCAACAGCCACAAGATCAAGATATCGATCTGCAACATTAGTCCAATTATCTTCATCAACAGCCCGAAGGAATTTATACACAACACCCGCACCGGACAGTTCCTTGTTAGGATATGTACCATTCTGATTATTGACGATTACTGCGTAAGGATTCTCTCTATCACAGATATGATGGTCAAGAATCAGAATATCGATGCCCTTATCACGAAGTTCTTTGCATTGCTCAACATCGTTACTGCCAGCGTCAGGAATAATCAGCAGAGTGGTTTCAGGTGGAACCTCAATTTCTTTAGAGAGTCCATGTTCCTTGCCACTATGATACAGAACATTGATTTTTCCAAAATAACCAATCGCCTTCAAATACTGAAACATCATCGAAGCACTTGTGAAGCCATCCACATCACAGTCTACAAGGATAGAGATAGTAGATTTTTTCCAAAGGTGTTTATTCAACATCATGACGGCATACTCAATATCATCCAGTGCCCACGGTGAATTTAGGCAAGAATCATCCAGATTCATGTAGGTCTTATAATCCTCAACCCCTCTATTCTCCATAATTGTTCTAATCGGGTCTGATAGGTCGTTCCTACTTCCCTTCCAGAGTTTTACATTCATTTAATTCTCCTAACGCAGTTCTCAATCAATGTCTTAAATTTTTCAGGATTGTCAGTTGGGGCTTCCTTTTCATCCAGAATCCCTTTATCATCTACTACAGCATACACACTTACGCCATCGACAAATCGATTGGCAAGAACCATAAGCTCACTAAGCTGCACATCTTTATCAAAGACAAAACAAATATCAACGCAAAGACGTGTTAAAATTTCAATTTGATTCTGTGAAACTTTCTTACCGCCAGTCGCTACGCAGTTGCAAACATCCATATTCCACATCTGCATGACAGACTTTTCAGCTTCACCAACATATACCAGACCTTCATTCTTGATATACGGCTCTGTCTTATACAGACCATATAGAATGCGGTTTCTGGCACACGGCTCAATATACTTGTACTTCATCTCGCCTTCAGGCGGCTTACCAAAGTATCTTCCCTTTACACCAACCAGAGTGCCAATTTCATCTCTGATTGGAATCGTGATTCTATTTGTCAGTTCATCAAAACCAATTTCAAACTCCTGCTGCGTCTCATAAGATATCCCATCGTCAGCAAAAATCTGGTTCACATAAGGTTTGTAATAACCGAGGATGGCTTCAGAGATGGGGGCTATCGGACGGTCATCCTCGTGTTCTTCACCTTCATTTTGCATGGAGATGAGCTCTTTTAGAATCAACATACTTTTAGGAAGATCTTCCTCAAAGTTGTGATAGTAGTCAAGTCCAACCCATTCGCAGATTTGCTTAATAGCTTTTGGAAAAGACAGTTCCAGAAAGAACTGGACGACAGAAATCAAATCATAACTGGTCTTTCCATTGGCAATATCTCGTGTGTAATCTACCGCAGTAAGATTTTCATTCTCGTAAACGCAGAGTGCCGTTCTATTGTCACCATCTGGATTTGCGCACTGGTAGTAACCAGTCTTGTGACTGATGTGATGACAACCAAGTTCCTCCAGAACCGGCTCAATCTGTTGTTCTTCAAGAATGTAATTTTTCAGATCTGCGATATTTACCATTGTAGTTCCTTACTTTCTGGTGCAGACACCGACCTCTTTCCAGACATTCTGGTTCAAATTCACTTCAAACATGATTTTCTTTTTCTCACCAAAACGGTTTTTATCGATGTTTCCAACATAATACCGTTTATCTGGATTTAGCCGATGAGCGCAGTCGCCGCCCCATTCTGGGTCATGGGAGATGTACTGATACTTCGCGAACTTATCTTTTGGAATTTCCTTGAATAGAACCATCGTCCAAGCAACATGCTTAATCATCTTTGACTCAGCAATGTTGTTTGAATTCAGCTCATCAGGAAGATATTCATGAGCATTTTCAGCCAACTGGATGCTACCGTAGATAAAAATTTTTAGATTTTTCGCAATCTCTTCAAGCTCTGTGGCTGTAACCTTGAACGCTGCCCATTCACCAATCGATGCAATATCGTTCTTTAGAGTATCGTAAAACACATACTTTACTCCCTGAGTGAGAGCTGCCTTCTGGATTTCAAATCGCAGAGATTTATCACTGTAATCAGCAGAGACATCCTTTGCGATAATCAAGCCCTGCGATTCGTTCTCGATCCACTGGCAAACATCAAGCACATTGCGATACTCTTCGCTCTCCTCGTAGACACGAGCGGTGAATTCATCAATGCTTTCTATGTACTCCCCATCCTCATTTTGCTTTCTGAAAATGAAGTTTCCGTTTGCATCACGGTACATTCCAAGGGTGATTTCTCGCTCATCCTTATGGAAACGATGACCATGCAACTCCTGAAACTCAGGATTATTGATGGCGGTGACCAGTAAGCAGTACCGGACGGACTCAAGGTCCATCTCGTTCAGCAGCAGAAGAGCTTTCTGCTTTTGAACCAATGTGACGTAGGCAACGATCGCCATCATATATCTAGTCTTACCAGCGTTAGATGGCATACCATTGAACATTACAGTGCCAAGCTTCAATCCTCTGAATAAATCATTCATGATAGGATACTGAAACGGCAAGCCCATATCGGGAACGCTCAGACGTTCATTGACCATTGGCAGCAGCCCATTGTTCAAAATCTCAGCATCATCGTTTGTGATAATAACTGTATTGATCTTGTCGGCCTTGCCACGAATCAATTTGTAAATGTCCTGAGCACCAAACATTTCAAACTGTCGATGCTTCAAGATTCCTTCAATGTTAAATCCGTTTCTCTGATACTCACGAAGTAGCGAATATTTCTTCAGGATATTGAAATATCCCTTGATATCATCGTCATTCGCAAGGCTCATGTAGTATTCAATGGTTGACCAGCCCTTCAGCCGCTTATATTGGGACAATCTGGACTCGTCTTCAGCCATAAATGTTAAAACAGACGTTTTATTAAATTCTTGAGTCCGAGTTTCGTAAATAATTAACGCTGCATTGTAGAAAAATTTTGTTGCTTCATCGGCAAAATCATACTTGCTCTTGACATAATGCCCATACTCGACCAAATAGTCAGGATGCTTGTAAATTGCGCCAACAAATAGAATTTCGTTCGGGATATTTGAAATGAGCTCCACTCATCCACCTCCCTTTTATATCTCATCGAGAATTGCACTTATATCAATTTCATTCTCGTTTTTACTCTGTTTCGGTGCTGTTTTCATCCGTTTCAGTACCGTTTCAGTCAAATTTTCTTTCGCTTTGTCTTCGCTTTCACTGCGAATCGAAGCTAGTCTTTCTTTTCGTTCGAGATAACTAGGATATTGAGCCAATAAAACAGCCAAGTCGTAATTCCATCGCTGACTCATATCACAACCCTTTGCTTCTTTCTCGGCAATTATTTTATCTAGTCGGGGTTTCGCTAGAACCCACATATCGTAAAGTTCTAGCGGAGGAATAGAACCTCTATATTTGTAATAATTACCGGAAATTAACTGCGTAAGTTTCGAGTAAAAGCTGCCAGGAACAACCGCCGGGGCGTATATATCTCGAATATGGTCGAAAAGAATCTTTTTTTCTTCCTGTTTGATCTGTGCAAGCTCACGATTGTGGTCTTGTTCTCTCTTTTTGGAAAGAAGATCATCGACCTTTTTATCCGTAGCGGGTTTCGCTTTGTCAAAAAATGCCCTTAGCAGGTCATCTGTCCAAGGGCGTTTTTGATTTTTCTTTTTTTCTACAAAACAATCCTTATGGTAAAAACCAATCTTGTCGTAGAAAAATGTGCTACGGTCTCGCTCGATGAAAATGTTCTTCCCGCAAATCTTGCATTTACGGGTTAGTTCCATTAAGCCAGTTCCTTCTCCATGATTGCAGCGACCTTCTTTAGTTCCTCCATGTTAGTCATGGAACGGAATGCGGTAGACAGGCCAGCCGCCCGCACCGCCTTCTGTGCGGCACTGCTCTTTACAGGAGAAGCTGCAGCAACCAAGTCGTTCAGCTTTTTCTTGATGTCATCCATAGAAGGCTCTTTACTGTCTGAACTCCTATCTGCCGGAACATCATCCGGCTCATCGTTTTCGATACCAAGGTCACGCATACTTAGCTTAACCTCAGTCTTAACAGCATCGTTCAAGCCGTTCTTGATGACGTTCTCTCGGTTCTTTGCGCTGCTGGAAATAATATCCTGATATTCAAGCAGGGTCAGATCCTCAACGATCTCACCGCCCTTATGCATACCGGTACGATCCTTATCGAAGAAAGCAAGCTGCTGACCATCCTGAAAATACAGGCGGAACTCAGTATCAACGTTGTACTCCTGACCAGCAAAACCATCAGGAATCTTGCGACCAGTCGGCTCACTTACGATAGAACCATTCACAACCTTGGTATGCTTTTCATCCTTCTCTCGGCAAACAACAATATAGTTCACGCCAGATGCATTCAGATCCAAAATCAGAGACTGGCCCTTGAAGTTCAGGGTATTGAAATCCTTGAGCTCCATGCCAGCACCCTCAATCTTAACTGCCTTTTCATCACCGGTCAGACCCTGAGATGCAGCCTTAACCTTGGCACGCTTCTGCGAGAAGGCGGTGAGGCCCTGGGTAGCTGTCATCTTGAGAATAGATGCAGAGTCAACAACCAGAGCGTCTGCACGGAACGGCTTGTCATCTGCATCCAGATAAACATCTCCGTTCTCATCCTCGATATCCTCATCGTTGGTAACCATCTTGATATAATCCTGAACTTCTGCTAGAGACTGGGTGTAAACAATCAACAGATTGTCAGGATTCACACCATTAGCTTCCAATTCCTCAGTATAGTTATCGATAGAGCCATTCTCGGTATCCAGATACAGAACACGGAACGGTTTACCGTCTGCGTTCTTTAGATAACATAACTGCATAGCAGTACGAGACTTACCAGTTCCCTGTTCACCATAAATCAGCATATGAAGCTTCTTACGAACAGCAGATGCCTTACGAATCATAGCCATATATGTAAATTCCTCTCTAAATCTTTTCTTTTATTAGTATCCTGTGTAACTTAGCTAAGACTAAAAATTACACCCCCCAGTCGTCCTCTTCCTCATTTGCAGGAGTTACAGTAGACTTGTTAGAACCGCCCCACCAAGAAGTATCGTTCTCAGCAGCCTTGCCATCGAAGTCCTTCTTGGCCTGAGTATTAGCGGCAATCTTTGCACGTGCCTCAGAGATATTGTCCTCGGTATAAGTAGGCTCTGCATCCTTCTCGCCGGGGTTCGGATCAAAGGAGTCAGGATTAACACCCTCAATATACAGCTTGCGAACCGCCGGAGTGCTCTGGCGCTTCATCTTGTTGGGACCACCCCAGATATTCTCGGTCTCAACTTCCTCAACCTTCTGCTGATTAACGATAGGACCAAAGCACTCAAAACTGGTATAAGACTTCAGACGCTTACGAATAGAGTCTGCCAGAACCTTATTCTGAGCGTTTGCCTTATAGTCAATAAAGAACTCGGCATCTTCGATGGTGTTGTAGTTCACAATCTTGGCATCAACAACTACTTCATCATCCTCATCGCTCTTGCGGCAACCAGTGTACACAATGGTCTGAGTGAACAGAGCCAGTTCCTCAAAACCCTCTGCATCGAAGTCGATTTCCTTAGAACTCAGCGACACCTGAGTAGGAACAAAGCGAATCTGGTGCTTACCATTGTAAGTGCTGTACTCGATGTTACCACGAACATACACGTTATCGCCGTCGTGCAGGTTCTCAGAAATCTCCTTGGTTGCATCGAAGTCGGTCAGAGTCTTGTTATCATTGACGACCTTACCAGACTCATTCGTCTTCTTGGTAACACCGACCTTAACGCCAATCATATCATAGCCTTCCGGTGCAACATAAGTCAGACGATCCTTCCACGCGACTTCCTTCTTATCCTTCTCGATGCCCTTGTCCTTATCGGCACGGCGGAAGAAGTAAACCTTATCACGAGGCATACCAGCCAGATCAACATAGAAAGTATTTTCGTTGGAAGTCTGAACGCCAAAGCTCAGAACACGGCGCATAGCACCACTCTTGGTCTCCTTCTCGTTATAGAAGTTGCTACGCTGGGTGCCTGTGACCTTACCAGCCATCTCAAAAGAACCACGGGTCTGAGGAAGATTAAAAATTCTATCTGCCATATCAAGTCTCCTTTATGTAATTTTATTTCATTGATAATCACTTATGTTTCTTTTTATTGTCTTAAATCAATTCACGTACTATTCATTCTATGTATTGTCCTCCGTCTGGCTTATTGATGGCTTATATTTCATACGGCACTCGCCGTTAGAAATCGTCCTTTAAGGGATTATGTACAAACATTGCGCCGAGCACTATTGGGAGCCGTTCTGAACACTCAGGACACAAATCAAAACTCAAAAACAAACCATCAAGCTGGCTACCATAAGAGTATTGATGCTCAAAACTGATTCCCTGCTCGCTACCTATCGACTTGATTTCACGACCACACCAGTTACATATTTTCTTACATGTGTTCATACGGCATCACCCCATTTTTAATATTCTCTATCACGGAACATCTTAGATTGAGCACGAGTCAGTCTATTATTCCGGCCATACTTAGGTCTGAATGCGGACTGTAGCTTGTTGTTTGCATATTCGAGGTCACTCTCCAGAATCTTCGCAGCTTCTTCAATGTAATCTCGAATGGCGCAATACTGGTCGTTGTTGATGCGGTGCGTCTTTAGGTAATCAAGCATATCGACTGCCTGATTTTTCAAAAGAAGCGTATCTTCAAGCTGTGTCTTGCGCCGTTGGAAGAAATCTATATTCAACTAAACATCTCCTCCTTCTTTTCAGTAAACCTGCTCCAATCCATCTTGCGATGACAATCAGAACATTCACACTCGAACTTTTCCAGCTTCGTCACACAAAACGGACAGAGATACGTGTTCTTCTCCTTCTGAAAGATAGGACTTGCCGGAAGGCTCAAGGAACCGTGGTCGATAGTTACATTGATAGGAATTTTGCTGTTCATTAGGTCACCTATTATTTGAATTAGCCTTTTATGAAATTTTCTTATTACGGAATATGAGTTGCTTTGTCAACGGGCTTTTCCATTTCCTTCATAATCCGCTTGTGTTCTTCGATTGTCATGTTGTTCGGGAAGAAACACCTGTCAACCATTTCAAACGGCTTAATATAATGGTCAAGAACATCTCGTGCTTCTTTTCGTGCCTTTTCAGCACACATCTCGATATATTCTTCTTCGGTCATGTTGTAATCGGTGACACAATCGACCACCGAAGAAAACCGACACAGCAAACCGTTAGGCTGTCTTGCAATAAAAGCTCCCATTTTTATCCTCTTTGCTTTTCTGGAAAATGCTTCTTAGTTACTGCAACGCAAAAGCTATCAATTTCAGATCCCCAGATAGCAGTACCATAACCATACGTACTTTCAAAGACAAGCGGAAAGCCACCGATCCCATCGAAAAGACTGCCAAGCGTAGGACTTTCACCGATATACGGCTTCATTTTCTGGAAAATCCAATACCACTGAGGCAAAGCGATTGAATTACCGAGTGCTTTGTAACGAGCTGCGTCAGAAGTCTTGTGCTTCTTCCCATTCTCATCGATCCAATCACCGATATCAGTCCATCCGTCATGGAAACCCTGTAACCGTTCATCCTCCAAAGGAGTCAAGCGGCGAACAATCCATCGTAGATTCTTCGTTTCCTTCTCTGCAATCAGATCAGTAGCGTCCTTATAATCACGAGATTTCATCGTGCTGGCGTGTTCGCTTTCCTTGTACTCACCAATGCGCTGCATTGCAAAGGCTTTCTTTTCAACGACCAGCGGCATATTATTACCGCCTGTTCCCCACTGAGCAGTACAAGTCGGACTTGTATCACCCTGCTGAGTGTATCGAGCGTCCTGGCTGTGACTCTCAAATACTACCGGCGAAATCTTTTGTTTTAAATTATGTAAGGAGGGATTTTCTACCAAGCAAATTAGCGTCTGGTCTTGCAACGTAGAAATCGTTGCGCTCAATTCAGTTTGAACCAGAGCGCCTTTACCGCCACCTTCACATCCAGAACGGATTTTTAGAGTGTAGGCTGCAGGTTCTGTGCATCGAGTCGAAGTCTCTCGATGGTTTGACTCCAATACTCGTCCAATTCCTTCTCTTCCAGACCTTCTTGTTCCTTCACTTTCTGCACCACCTGTGACAGAGTTCCTGGATTCCACCATTCGATCATATCCAGCAACGCTTGCTTCAGGAGTTCGGGCAAAGGTTTTCCACGCCGGGATGCTCTCACAAGAATCCCCTGACATGCTCGTGCGCTCAAATAGAATTTCTGAGGCACGTTGTCCTCCAAAATCCATGACAAGCGCGATTCTCTGGCGGCGCTGGGCGACTCCCCAGTATTTAGCGTCGAACAATCTCCATGCAAGAGACCATCCATTACCGGAAATCGCTCCAGATTTTGCCCACTTTCCGTTCTTTCCTGAAGGTCGAGGAATTGAAACGTCTGGCTCGACAATGCGTGCAAATCTTTCCAACACACATCTGAAGTCTTCACCTTTGCTTGAGCTAAAAGCTCCTCTGACATTTTCCCAGATTGCGAATTTTGGATATTCCCCATTGGTGGCCTCCCTCATTTCTGTAATCACACGAATCATTTCAAGGAACAATCCAGAGCGTTCACCAGCCAAACCTTCACGTTTACCGGCCTGACTCAAATCTTGGCATGGACTGCCTCCTGTGATACAGGAAACCGGTTCAATCTGCCATCCATGAAGTTGTGTGATATCTCCGTAATGCTTCAGTTTTCATTCCTCCTTTTCGTATCCTGTATAATATAGTTAAACTCCCGAAAATAAGCGAAAAATAATAGACGTATTAACGTCATATTATTCATTCGCCTATAAAACAAAAGTTCTAGCAGGTTTTATGTACGCCCTATCGGGCTGGTGGGACGTAAGGGACTCGAACCCCTGTGAGGTGTTATTCTCATCACCCGGTTATGAGCCAGGAGCTTTAACCAACTAAGCTAACGTCCCATGCAAACGCCGACTTTCATCGGCGCGATGCCAGTGAAGGAATCGAACCTTATCTCTCGGTGTTTCCGAGCGCTTTTACCATTAAGCTATCCAGCCGTATACCTCAGAATTTAATTCTCACTATCCAAGCTACGTCGCGTTCCAATATGATCACTCTTGGCAACCATGTCGTAACATATAGGTTTCTTTCGGCTCTGAGTAACCGGTGCAGCGTAAGGGGCTGCGTGTGGAGCGACTGACGGGGTATGATCCCGCAACATTCAGATTGGAAATCTGACGCTCTGCCAATTGAACTACAGTCGCATAATCACCCAGCTTGCAAAGCACTACTGCACCATCACTGGCGAGCTGGGAATAATAGTGGTAATCAAAGGAGATCAACAAACGGTACGCAACCATTCTATGACCGTGGTGCGGATAGTGGGCATCGAACCCACACGCCGAAGCACCAGATCCTAAATCTGGCGTGTCTGCCATTCCACCATATCCGCATAAATTGCGCCAACAGGGGTCGAACCTGTGATGGAGGAGTCAAAGTCCTCTGCCTTACCGCTTGGCGATGGCGCATTATTTACCTACCTTACAAAGTCCTGCTGCTTTCGTTTCTGAAAGAGATAGGAATAACAGGCGAGAGTATAATTATGTACCAACATAAGTTGATAGTGGTCGAAAATGTCAGATTTGAACTGCGATTCCTGCTCCCAAAGCAGGCGTGTTACCATTACACCACATTCTCGTCAATGCCGCCGACGGGGGTCGAACCCGTACTCTGTCTTCAGAAAGGGATTTTAAGTCCCTCGTGTCTGCCAATTTCACCACAACGGCTTATAAAGAAATCAGAAACAGCCAACATTCGTTTTACGTTCCAGTTTACTGGCTACCTGAAGGGTATTCGTCCGATAGCTACTCGGCTTGCACCTTATTTCCCTTCTTATTTGGCTTAGCATCATTTACCGGTGTGATGCCTGTCGTTTGCCAATGAACGGCCAATCCCCGATCTAACTGGGACAACTGATTTTCATGGTGCGGCTAGTGGAACTCGAATCCACACGGATTTTCACCAACAGATTTTGAGTCTGTCGCGCCTGCCAATTACGCCATAGCCGCTTATATATGCCGGTCTTTCCCGGCTGTCAGCCCCGCGCAGGGCATTTCGGAGGAAGAAAATATCTTAGTTATTCGTGCCGATTCTCATAGAATTCATTCCGTAACTGAATAATACCCTTCTTGCAAAAAGATTCCTGGTCTTTCTCTCGTTGCTCACGCATCCAACCATAGAACAGGTTATCCTCAGCAGTAAACAACTTTGCGGTATTTTCATAATAGCCACGCTTCTGAACGCTCTGCATAACACCACGCAAGAACTTCCAGTGCTTATAATAAGGAAGCTTCAGCTTAAACATAAAATTGTTGTTATCTCTCAAAACAAAGCCTTCAATATGCTCGATGCCATGGTACAGATAATTCTCATTCATGACCTCTTCATACCAAGGATAGAATTCACTCCAGCTCTCAAAGATCTTAACCTTCTCCTTAATCTGCAAATGACACTTTTCAGCAACACGCTTCAGATCATCGTAATCCATCACACTGAAGTTCATATCATTCGCAACAATATCCAGCAAAACAATGTGCGGTTTCTTGTATTCGATGATATGAGCATCATTCACAGGATCAATCACTTCAAAAATGATGGAACCATTCTCTTTTGCAACCTCCTTCAAATTCTTACGGTCTTCATCAGAGGTCGTATCCATGAGAATCTTTCGGAACATATCTGCAAAAGGCCCTTCAGGAGTGGATTTACTTGCAATGAACATACCATCCTGTTCTGCATCATACGAGACAATGCCAAGAAATCCGTTTTCCTTCAGATATGCAGTCACCGGGAACTTCAAAGTGTTCTGTAGGTTTCCAATTCTCGTTTCATTCCGCTCATCGACCGCAAAGAACTTATCATAGCTTCGAGCTACAATCTTATTCGTCTTTGTGTTAATGAACAATCCCCTTGCTTTGGTAGAAACCTCATCCCAGTGCTTCTTATAAAATGCTTCACGAGAGAAGTTGAAGGAAGAAATATCTCCGAATCGCTTCTCAAACACATATTTGCTTTGACGCATCTTACTGACAAGTTCTGCGTTATCGAACTCAGTTTTCATTTCAACGGCAGTTTCAGTCTTTGGCTCCTCTTTTCGGAATACATCGTTCTTTGTTTCTACACATTTGATTGACTGACCGTGTTCAAGTTCCACGCAACGGAGATATCCACCAAACTCAATTTTTCCTTCGAGGTTGTAGCACCGATGCCCCATATCAATAGGAACATCCTGCACATTTCGATGACCGAATATCTGAATGTAGCTATCCGGCATCGATTTTTCCCAAGACTCAGCCACGGTTAGCATATCAGGATAGCGACCAACACCCTTTACCATCTGGTCAGTAGACACGAATGGTAGAAATTCAGGCAAATAACTCAAACCACCATGGCTAACGAAGTATCTTTTCTCGTCGTAATCAAAATAGGAGCACTGTCCTACTCTCGAATAAACCTTACGAGCCGTATTATGGTCAATCCCTGCTTTGAAAAGCTGCGGACGAGTGTAGTTTGCGAACTCCTCGCTCTGAACCGGTTCATCATGGCCCCACTTGTTCAGCCACCGTTCGTGATTTCCTTCAAGGAGAATTACATTCTTCCGATTATTGTCTACAACATCACAAAGGAACTTGAACATCTCTACATTCTCAATACCGCGATCCAGATAATCACCAACAAAAATGTACAGTTCATCATCCTTCAGGTCACCAAGGTACTCTTTCAAGCAACTGTAACATCCATGTACATCACCGATGATATGAATTTTGTTCCAGTTGTTAAAGTCCTGCGGAACATAGTTCAATTTCTCAAGGACATTTACATCTGACGAAAGTACAGTCACACCAGACGGAATCTTCTGTGTAGCAAATCGCGCATACATCTTATCAATAGCAGCATCTGGAACTCGCTTCAGAGGAGCACGAAGCGCATTACGCCGTTTACACTCATCAATCGGCAAATCAGTCATGTCGATGATGTACATTCTGTATCTGTACTGCTTTGCAAGATTCTTATAGCGATTGATTTCAACAGTTTTAGAGTTCGTTGCATCAATCACGGTAAATTCACCGTGAGACATCCGAACCTCCAACAGTTTAAAGAGCATATCCCAGACAACATCATCGTTCTGAGGAGAGATTTCCATTGTGCCAGCCGGGGTTTCCTGACCACCCTGACACATAAGGCGAATCGTATCGGCACTAAGCGTATACTTTTCCAGATCATGCTCTTTAATATAGGTGGATTTCCCGCATCCGGGTGCTCCACGGAAAAGAAGCAAAGTTCTCATTGTTTTCTCTCCTTTTACTTAACGCATTATCATTATTTATTCATTTCCAATTCTTTATAAAATGTCTATTTTAGTTTAGCATCCTGTGTCATATAGCTACGATGTTAAAATCAAGGGGCCGAAGCCCCCTGTTTTTAATTTTTGTGGAAGTATTCGACCCAACCCTTGTATCCTTGTCGGAAACTAACGTAAGCAACCTTACTACACTCTCGCCCAATAACATCCGCAAGAGAATCACCGCCTCTGTCAAAACCAAGTTTTGTGAAATTAAATCCTGGATGATTCTTGCAATAATTAAATACCTTTATATACTCACCATTTCTGACCAGATGCCTTCGATCCAAAGTCTTTTTGGGGCACCTTCTTTCAAGGATGTTGTTTAACCGCATAAGATAACTATGAATTGTATTTGTGGACATCTTCGGATCACTATCCACCCCAGTCCTATCCTCTGTTTTACGAAGGATGTAATCACCATTTATGACATAGAACGTTCTATATCCACCCATATTAGGCGCATCATACTGTTTTATTTCATAACACTGCTTGATGATATCCATCAACCTTGCGTCAACGTCAGTCCTATCGAGAACAGTACGAGATTCAAAGTCTACATCGTTAATTGTTAGATTAGAAACCTCATTAGAAGTAAGACCGATCCAGTACAAAACAGCAATCACATTCATACGAATTTGATACGCTTCTTCATACTTGTTTAAGAAGTCAACAAACTCATCAACCGATGCAAAATACTTGTCCTCGTACATATTGTCTGAGCTCACATCACTCTCTGAAAATTCAGCCAAATCATACACGCTTGTACGATTTTCGCTCTTGATATAACCAGTGATTATCGATTTCACATTTCTGAATGAACGACTTGAGTTTACCCAATTGTATTTGGCAAACATCTTTACAAAATCATCTTTTGTGAAGTCGAATAGCTCATACCCGCACTCCGCTTCGTAGTCCATAACATGGTTAAGTGTCGATATAACAAACTCGCCGCTTCTATCAGAATACTTTTCAGCAAAAGCGTTGATCTTTTCTTCAGTAAGCATAATGGCACACTCCTTCTTATTATATGTAGTGTACCATTAACCCTTATAAAAAATCAAGCAAATGCGGCAAAATTCTGAAATTCCATAGTATGTTGTACGCCGCTCACGAACGCCGAGATCAAAAACGGTTCATCCTTGCATCTGGCCATTGCGATCATATTCATATGACGCTCAGACAAGACACCAAGCTTTTTGATAAACTGCCCTTTGTTAAGTGTGTCAGTCTCTTCACAGAGAACGATACTGTCAACCTCTAGGAAATCGCAATCTTCCTTTGAGAGCAGGACATGAACCGGAGAACGCTTGTATGTTCTGGAAGACAACGGATTCCCTTTGATTGTGGGACTGAAGAAGTTGCGCTTATTGTTACTCGTCACAACGAACGGTCGAATACCGCGCTGCTGATGACCTGTCGCATTGGATAGATCAACCAACCAAACCTCTCCGACCTTTGGGTCAATATTGTTGTCCATAGTCTTTCTCCTCTATAATAGTGTAGCTCCGTTCCATAGCTATATTATACAGGATACCTTTACAGAAGTCAATAGGTTTTCGAAAATATTTTTAGTGCCCGTACAACTCTGGATTCTCTGATACGAACACGCTGGTGTTATCGAAGATCATCTCATACGCTTTCTCTTTATCGCCCGGCCTAAACTCAACCCTCCTTACTTCGTAGCATTCTTGCCGCAGCTCAACATGACTTTCGTTTCCAAAAAATCCAATGCCTTTGACAATCCCATGTGTCTCTACACCAATATCGTTCATCTTCTTGCAGATCATGTGAACATCCACACCATTACAAATAAAGCAGACCCACACTCGCTTTTTTCTTATGTACTTCAAAAAGTTTTCAACCTGTATAATTTCCAAAACCTTTTTCTCACTCATTGAAATACCGCCTTCCGCTCACATAAACAACTTTCAAGATATATTATACACATCTTTTTGTTTTCGTCAATATATTACACATCTTTTTGTTGTATTATTTATCGAAATTTTAGATGATGCCATTTACTCAGCATCATCCACAACCAGCTTCGCGTCATAATAAAACCTGTGTGCGCCAAATTGTCCAGCAAATGTTGCTCCTCGCTCGTGCCAACTGCCGGGAGCTGCCGCCGGGGTTACAAACCATTGAATAGGTTTGTCCGAAATCTTAGCGCCGTAGTCAAACACCATAGATACGGCCAGCTCGTTCTCTGCCGTCACATTCCTATTATATAAGGTACTATACCCATACTTCTTAAAGACTTCCTGTATTGTAATCCCATCAATCACAGCAGAATCATAAAGACATTGAGCCACAGCCATCTGACCTTCTAAGCTATCAGCACCTGCTTCACAAGCAACGATCTGCTCTGCAAGAGCACGCTCGTCATCGGTGAGTTCGCATTTCCCCTGGCTAAAGTTCACCACTTTCGTCTCAACAACAGTCTCTACAATGACTTCTGGCTCCTTTTCCTCTTGCTGCACAGTACTCACTGCCGGAGGACTACTATTATAAAGGTACGAATTGCTCTGATTCTGAATCACCGGGCTGATCTTCGATACCAGATTCCCTGCCAGCAGGCACATTATACATATAATAGCAATACTTTGCTCACGATTTATTAACAAATTAGGGTTAATAAGAATCACTTCCTTTCAAAAATATTGGTTTTATAAGCTGCGCAAAAATTCATACAACTCAATTTCACCTTGTAGCCAAACGACATCTCCGCCAGTCTTCAAATACACCGAATAGACATTATCAGGATGCTCGAAGATGGATTCTACCTTCTTAGCTGCGTTCCGATCAATAAGTACACTATTCATAGTCTTATTCTCCTTCTTCAAAAAGCATACCCACACACATTATTATGCAGCGGCGGTTCAATCTCAAACGCCTTATCGCTCTTGGCATCGTACTTAAACCACTTCGTTAATTCAGGTCTAGGGTACAGCCCCTCCTCGTATCCTTCAATAACCGCATAGTTATAGCAGTGTTCAAAGACATCAGCTACATTGTCAATCACAGATTGGACAGCTTCTTCCAAATCTGTGAAGTATCCTGCGGTCCAACTATCATCCGGCATCCAGTAGATGCCTCCAGTATTTGACACCGGCGAACTAAATTTCGCATTCTGCTCATTCTTAAATGAGTCAATCATTGTAACCGTATAAATCATTCACTCACTCCATTTCGTTCAGAAGCTCTTTTGCATGGTCAAGCACAGCATTGGAAACGACCTTGCCGCCGCGATTCAGAAGCAAGAACACACGCAACGTATCTTTCTTAGAAAGATTCCGCAAATCCGCGATAGCAATTGCAGTCTCATCAAAGGTTCTCTTATCTTTCTTAGAGAGTTCACTGTACAGATATCCTTTATAACGGAACCGATCTTCGTAGAACGCAGCAAGTGTCAGAAGTCTCTGCTTACCGTCAATGATTTCATAAAGGTAGTTCTGATTTTCATGCCATTCGTCCATGTCAATGTTTTTCAGAACAAATCGACCGATTTCACCACCCATAAAAATTGTCTCAAGAAGCAATTCACGGTCATCATCCGTCCACACAGATCCGCGTTGATAACTCGGATTGCAGTTGATGCCAAAGAAGTAATACCTGTGGAGCAAGGATTCGATGGTCACATTTGAGTAGGAAATCTTAATGTCATCATTCTTAGTCAGCTGAGACTCCTTCTCGACTCCTGCTCTACGAATATTGAACCACGTTTCGTACCTATATCCATTATCATAAGAAACACCGTAATATAAACCACCGTCGCAGACTTCATCAATCTTGCAACCACTAAGACGGCCAATCACTACAGCATCTCCTACATTATAATAGTATGTAGGCTCACCAGCACGACTTGCCATCTCAGGAATCTCTGCAAACGTAGGTGACTTACGAGCTATTTCTTTCGGTGCCAATTGTTTAGCTTCTACCGTCTTTTTCCTTGGCATATTAAATCCTCCTAAAAGATTAGTTTTACTCTACGCTTTGTTCGTCTTTGCAATTTGCGTCCAACACTCGGAATCCATCTTCCCAGTCGAATTCTTCTTGCTTCATCTCTCTTGCAATTCTACAAGCATCCCACGCATCGACAGAATCGATTTCAACGTATCCGTGTTTTGTGATTGACACAATATACTTCATAGTGTAACCTCTCCTTAAATCTCAGCTCTTATCAGAATTTTTAAAACGGCATGATAATGGCGCACACATATCAATCTGTTCAAGTCTTACCAATTTTTCATTTCCTTTTACTTTGACAAAAACAATTGCTCCACAATCCAAAAATTTATTTACAGTATCAATAGCTCTTGCAAATTCCTTCGTATTATCTTCCATAACACATCCTCCTAAATCTTAACTTTTATCACATCAACTACGTTCTTTAATCAAACCATTAGCCGATGCCTCTGCTCTTAATTTTATGAGTTCTTTCTTTGTTTCAAAATTTTTCTCATATCTTTCCATAAAAGCCCGAACGTTCATGTTCTTCTGGTTATTCGGAAAGATAAATTCATCTAAAATACCATCTTTTGTTACCGTATAAATATCCTTTGATGTATACTGTTTTTCAATTTCACCTCAAAGCCATATTTTAATAGCCAAGAGATAGCTAGTTCCTCTTGTTTATTAAAGTCCCATTTTTTATTTTCAAGTCCTTGTAAATTCATAAGTCCACCTCATTCCATGCTTGCGCATTCTGTGATTATGCAAAGTTTAACAGCATAACCAGTTATCGTCAAGCTTTTTACAGCAATCTCATAAGAACCCGGATTTTATCGACCATTGTGCATTGCATCTTCGATCTTGCCATTGATAGAATCGATTTCACGCATCAGCTTACAGCGGTAGTTGCCGTTCTTGTCAAGTCTAAAACATAAATCATTATCGTCACTCTTGTAACCAATGTAGCATCCAGACCGACACAGACTCGTTACATCAAGCGCATCTTGTATAACTCGTGCTTCATTGAGAGTCAAATCAATTTTCATCGTTGTTCACCACCTTTACTCTTCTGCCTTTCCTCCGATACCACAGATAAATACCTTATGCTTTCCAATCTCGTTACGCTGCCAGTCACCGCCGAGCACTTCAACAGCTTTTAAAAGCCCTTCGTAATACATTTCGTCTGGATTACGATTAAATCCTCTTGCAAGAATATATCGCTCATCCAGATAACCAGCTAATCTTAGAACGCCAGCCCGCAGTTCTTTTTCTTTCATGTTTGTCATTTTATTTTACTCCTTATTTTTTACATATCCTGATTAACAACATTCCATACCTCGGTCGAAATACTGTCGTTCTCATCAGACAAGCGATCAATCCAAGCGTTCAACACTTCACGGTACACTGTCATATTCGGACAAAAATGACTGTTGGTGAATACCGGCATATCGTCATTGCACAAGATTCTCATGATGGCAGCACACACAGCGGCAGATCTCGATACGCCAGCAGCACAATTCACGCAGAACCAATCGGTCTTATCTTCCTCGTGATTATCAAGAACAAACTTCACAATATTCTTGGCCTGAACATCCGTAATGCAGGTGCCTTCCAAATCAGTAGTGCAATCATCAAACTTCAGCGGAAGGAAAGTAATATTCCCCTCACATTTATGAAAATCAATATGATAACCATTAGCTTCAGTAATTGAGATAAACCGAATCCGTTCAAAATGCGGCTGTCGGATAAAGTCTTCTGCATCTTCTGCACTCATCACCGAAAACTTCCATTTTCTTCGATACATAGTAATAATCATTTCATTTTCCTCCAAAGAATTTAGGTTTTATTAACTTTTGTTTTAATCCCATTCATATCTAACAGAGTTCTCGTAAACTTTGTATTATTGTACAACTGAGCTTTTAGATCATCTCTCTTTACTTCGAGAAAACTTAAAAGTTCAATTCCGCTAAAACCTTCGTTGGTGGTATCACAACGAATAGTGCCGTCTTCTTCCTCTGTAAAAATAAGTTCATATCTTTTCATGTCTTTTATCTCCTTTTTATCAAAACGCAAACGGATTACTATTCGCTGCTATTATCAGTACCACATTAAAAGCAAACATTACAAACGCGGTCATTCTCTATCACCTCAATCTCTAAATTCAATATCTACAACAATATTCTCAGGCTCTGTCATATACTTACGTGCCAGTAATTCTACCATGCGTTCCTTATCACCGAGATTACTATTACGTAAAAGATACGAACAAACTTGCCTGCCTCTATACAAGAACACAGCCCATGCACTTCTCTTTAATGGATTCGTGGTCTTAATCATTCCATCGCTTCCTCCAGAGAGGTGGTTACACTATCAATATCCAAATCAAGATCACTAATCATATCATCCAGAGCATCCACAGCATCAGACAGATTTGTGCAAGCTTCATCCGCTTTATCATACCGCTCACTCCCCTGCAGATTCTCCGGCATGTTATCACGATACTCCTCCTCCTCAAGCTGAATGTCTTCAACGTCCGATTTTACACTTTCGAACTCCGACACCAGCTCATCCAGCTTCTTACGGATAGAATCAAAGCGGTCGATGGTCTGCTTAATGTTTTTTCTACGAATGTTATTCATTTTCAAATCTCCTCTCAATCTACAATACCAAGCTTGCAAATGTTTTTCGGATCAGTGATACAACCAAACGTCAATGTATTTCGCAGATACCCTTTATACTCAAATCCACGGTCACGAGCTGCCAAACGACACACATCTCGAATTGCAGATTCTCTCGGCCAAGAGATGCCAGCCAGCTGATACTTCCACTGAAGGTCTCTCAGCTTCTTCCACTCAATCACAGGCTTCTTTTCATCTTCGAAACACAAACCATTCTTGACTGCGTATTCCAAAGCATCGCACCGTTTATTCTCTTCCGGGGTACACCTTCCCCACTCATTTTCGAGACGGCGATATGCCCTATCAAACGGTGCTTGCTTCACTGCATCAATACCAAATGCCGCACCAATCAGACCCAAACCAAGTAACAGTCCCATAATTTATACCTCCATTCACGCTGTTTCCAGCTCTCTTTTAACTAGTGAACGACGTTTCGTTGCATTTTTTAGCCAGTCGTTTCCACTTGGAGTTCGTCTATCCACTCTTGTATTCCGACCACTCCCTATCGGACACACCCGGCGGTAATCATCAGCAGTCTTACAGCCAAGAGATTCTGCTTCATCCAGAGCTTTTCGCACATAAGCCCATGTACTACCACCGAGATCTGAACACTTTCCAATCACAGTAAGTACAAGTTCATCGCCCATGCGCTCAACATATTCTGCCAAAGCCTTCTTTCCTGCAACGCTGAGCTTTCCGATGTCCTCTCGAAAGACATCCTCGATAGATTTCGTCGTCTCTTCATAAGACGAAGACGATATCTTTTCTTTCTCTTTTTCTTTTTCTAGCTTGCTCTTGCTTGCGTTTGCTTCGCTTTGCTTGCGCTTGCTTTCGCCGCCAGCCTTTCCAGAAATGCGCTTACCTTCGATGTATTCGGCATCTTTAATTAAATCTCTCTTGATAGCAGGCCACACATACCGCTCATTTCCGATGAGTTCAGGCTCCGTTCCAGACGATTTGTATTTCATCATTGCCAGTACCAGACGCCCCACCTCAGCAGCACTAAGGGGTTCAAAGTAGCTCTCATAAGTATCCCAGATTTTAATATAAGTATCAGCCATAACACACCTCAAGAGTTTTCATGGCAGTCCACGCCATAATCAATCCCAGAGTAGTATTCATCATCCACTTCTTCATCCAGACCAATATAGCGAAGCGTAATTGCCTGACTACTGTGATTCAGACTATGCTGCAACCACGCAAGAGCTTTTACGTCATTTGGATGAGATGCAATAAACTGATATCCGAAAGTTTTGCGGCAGCTATGAGAACCAAGCTGGACAGGAAGATCTAACTCCTTACCAACTTGACGCATGATTCTACCAAAAGAATCCACATCAAGCGGATCGCCCATTTCTTTTGGATTTGCGTCATACTTACGGAACACATCAGATTTACTTACGCTTGTTCCACCGTTTGTTCTCATGGAGTTCTTCCAACTGCCTTGCCGAGACGGGAAGAGCCAATCGTCATAAGACAATCCATCAATATTGATATAAGTTTGAATACACTTTAGTGCCGGGACCGGAACTTTAAGAATGCGATACTTATTTGTTTTCTTTTCCTTAACACGAAGTTTTGCGTTGAAATTCACCACAACCTTTCCATTCACATCTGTAGCTGCTACATCAGAAACCTTCAAACGAAGCAAATCACTTGCTCTAAATCCTGTGCAACATCCTACATTAAACAAACACCAGTTGCGGTACTGACGTTTAATCCAAAAATATTCTGAAATACGTTTGATATCCTCTTTGTCTTTAATTGGCTGAACTGACCCATGATTTGCTTCCATACGAGTTAAGCTATAATTCTTTTTAACTACGTTCTGACGTTTTTCTTTGTTAGAAGAATCGTAGTCAGAAAAATCAAGAGCAACAGTATTTTCGATTTTCTTTTCGTTTTCAAGCGCACTCATCACATTCACCTCAAACTCCATACTTCAAGCAATACTTACCGTAAGATAATCCTTCAGCATCTGCCATTCTTACAATCTCAACAAATGCTGGTTTATGTTTCTTTTTATTCTTGCATCGAATGGATGCCTCATTTCTTATTATCTTACGACATTTATCACAATAGAGCTTTCCACATTTAGGGCCATACCATGTAATGCCACAGCGATTACACGTTATGTTTCCATATACCATCATAATTCACACCTCAAACTTGTCAATTTTCCAATGATGTCGATAGTAATTTCCAGAGCTCCCACTAACAACGAACGCCTCACATGAATCACACCACGTTTCGTCCTGGTTCACACTATTTCCTTCCGAGTCCCGGCAATCCTTATAAAGCAAGAACATCTTTTCAGACAACTTCTCTTTATCTTTGTTAATGGTAATAATATTACCTTCCGCGTAGAAATCGCTAGAGTCGATACATTCATGTAAAATATGAATCGTCATTTTTATGTACCTCAATTCTTTTCAAACAGATCGTTGCGAACTTTCGGAGTAAACTGACGAGTGTCAAGTTGCTCAATAGCAGTTTCCAACCTACCATCCATCCAGCCCTTATCTTTTTCATTCATAATGATTTCAAGCAAAAACTTTGCATCCTTAGCTTCCCTACGCTTCCGGCGAGCCCTTTTAAGTTCTGCCATAAGCTGATAACCTTGCGCTGCGTTTACAGTCTTGAACTCAATAGCGTGTTCCAGATCATCAATCTCGTCGCCTGCAGCAGTTAAGTCACCATACACTTTTGAATACATTTCATTCAGATTACACATAGTCCTATCCGTAATGACCAAATCCTTTTTGAGTTTTGCAAGCCATTCGGAATCTTCCATCTGAAATGCGTATGTATTTTTTGCAACCGGAGCCGTTATATTCGGACTCCTGCCAGCAATGGTGGCCTCGTCCATAGACTTTGGCGCGTAGTGTCCATTCTTATACCCGGCGGGAAGCTTATTGATTTCACAAATTGCCAGTCCCTTAGATTCAAACTGTAATGCCAGATTGATATCACAGGTGGCACAAATTCGGCCTCCCTTCCGTTTCATAATATAGTTATGACCATTCGATATTACGTACATTTACTTGTTCTCCTGTTCTTTCATCAGTTCTTTAACCGCTTTCTTGAACACTCGCATGGCTTTATCATTCTCAAGAAACACTTTTGTCTTGGGACTCGGAACCCGACCATGAATACGTTTGTACTGCTTCATCATATTATCCATCTTGGTGAATCCAATCCTGTTATAAACCATACGATAAGTCCTGTGATAATGAATGGTTTTATCACCAAGCTTTTGTGCCAATGGTTCGATGATCGGGACCAGGTAAGTTGCCGTCTCACTCTGTCTCTTAGGCTTATCTTCTACAACTTCTTTGACTACTACATCAACAATAGGACCATCGCTCACGTTTACTTCAGGAACTGCTTCGATAGCCTTTGGAGTCGGACGAAGTTCATTCTGATTCTGATGCAGACGTTCAATAGATGCCGCGTACATATCTGCGACAACAGCACCCATAACGGATTTCCAAGTGGAGTCCTCTTCGATAATATCAATCGTAGAGATTTTCCCACTACGATTCGTTCTCTTAATATACTTTGCACGAGCATCTTCCAAAACGAAACCATAATTACGATTTAAATATTCATAAATCTTGTGAAGCGTTTCCTTATTCGTATAGCCTTTGGTATTTGCAATCACACCGATCTTGCTATACAAATCTTTACGCCATTCACTCATTTCATCCTGAAACACATTGCGAGGAGTGTAGCTCTTAGCACGAATCGCATCATCCATCTGCTTGTCCTTGATCTGATGGACACACTGAGATACGCTGCTAATCACATTCAGTGCTTCATTGCTAGTAGCACAAGCTTCCTCAATCTGTTCACCGAGCTCCTTGCGAGTGGAATCAAGTTCACTCTGAAGGTTCTTCACACTATCAAACAGAGCATGAAGTCTTACATCAATGAACTCCTTACTCAGTGCAGCATCCATCTGAGGCGTAGCCAGAACGGTGTCACCACGCATCAAGGATTCCATGATGTCCCAGCAGAAATCCATAAACGCATCTGCTTTCGGCTGACGAGACAAACGACAGATTTCCATAACACCACGCAAACTGTATACGATATATTCACGTTCCTTCGTAATTCCGCCCTCAACATTCCTCAGTTTGAGGAATGTTGAAAGAGGGTCAAGACGATCCGTATTCTTAACATGGATGTTTTGAATTGCCTTATTAGGATCACTATATTCAAGCGCCGTACCAATTTGTTCACGGGTCATGTAATACTGATGATTGTTGTCCTCGTATACATCCATACTCAATGCTCCGAAGGGCTTAGAGGTTATTACAGTCATAGGATTATTAGTAGTCATTTTTGTTTACTCCCTCCACTCACTCTTTAATCATAAGTTGTTCTTTAGTCCAGCGCATCATCTTGGTGCATTCATCCGTAGACGTATTTTCCCAGATAAAGACTTTGCCTTCGCCAGTTTCTTTATCAATTTCCGTACAAGACAAATCAATTTGAACGCCATCTTCTCTCTGAAGATAAATGTAAATTCCTGGATAATCTTTATAATCTCCACCAGCTTCAGCAACTAGTTTTCCAATAGGCGTGTCAATTTCAAATCTCTTTTCATTCATATTACTATCTCCTTAGAAGAACTGTTTTATCAAAACTGGTATTTCCAGAACAGTCGTGCATTGCCTGTGATATCTTGCAAACAAGAAATGTACTCCCGGAACGAAATCAGCCCTTGCATCTTCATAACCCATGCTCGCTTTGCACGAACTGCAATCGCTGGATCGTATTTCACCGCATCGTCGAATGCACTGTTGGTCATCTTGCGTTCAAAGTAACGAATTTCATTGACATTCATCACAATTTATACTCCTTTTTAGCTCTCTTATATTCTTTCGTATTACGAAACGCAACCTTCGGATGAGAACCATCTGGATTTAATTCTGTGACCCCGCAAACTAAATAACCAGCATTTTCGAGGTCAACAATTCGTTTACACAAATAATAAAGAACTACATCCTTGCTTGTAAAATCTTCATCAAAAACAACAATCTTTTTGCTTGCTTCTGTCGTAATACAAAATACATTATTCATATCAAATAAATAACTTTTCATATCTAAAACCTCAACAACAATCAGCTACAATTTTCTCAAGCATATCCATAAAATCTTTGAACGTTTTACATTTCATTTTTACATTAAAAATCGAGCAATAAATAACCTTTGCGTTATCACTAGGACATTCACTCTCACCGTTATTATACATTCTTATTAAGTCATATACACTTGTTGTGATCGCACTCTTTTCTCCGTCCTCCTCAACAAGCAAAATACAACTTTCCCGAAGATAAATCCTATTAAAAGTCCACATTTTTAAAACCTCGATTCTATTAAAAATAACTAAAAAGAGAATCGATTGAGTGTTCGATTGCATCTTCAGAATTCATTCTTCGAATATCATAAAGGTAAATCCGCTCTCCATTGTCTATCCATCTTATTTCAAACATAACAACGTAACCAAGCTTATCTTTTTTATCATATGAAACATTAAGCTTATATTCATTAAAACCATCAACAATATACGTTTTAATTCTGGTGTCAAAATTATCAGGTTTCCTACCAACACCATTCCACAAAGAGGGATTCATAGTTTTGATAAAATCTCTTGCGATCTCTCGTGCCGTCATATTCATTCTCCTTATTCTGAAATTTCATCAATATTATGACGATAACAATATTCGACTTTCTTCATCATATAAACAGGATCAATACTACAAAGAATAGTGTCACATCGCAGTTCGCTCCAATGTGTATTCAAAGGAAGTTTTTCTTTGCGACGATATTTATTATTCTTTGTTTTGTTATGAATCATTTTATCACGGGACATCCCCATCCAAATATCAGGTTCCCATTTGTTTTGCCAAACACAAAGATAATCTTTTCCAATATAAACATCGTAATATTTTTGATGTTCATTTTCCCCGTATTTCCAGCTATATTTTAAATTACTCATATCTTTCTTCTTTATATTATTATCTTATCTTCTCCTAGCGTTTCGGTTTCATACGTTGCATAGACAAGCTCTGTCGGCCTGCTATAACACATTTTCATCCAGTTAAGCTCTGCATCACGCAGCTCTTTTATTGGATAAATTTCATGCCCTCTGTATGTATCGCCGTACATAAAGTGCCTGACAGAATATTCAAGATGGTAATACATTAGATAGTGTCCTCTTTGTCTTCATAAAGTGTGCTACCTGCTTCTGTTTCAGCAAATTCAGGTGTACTAATTTTTACAAAGCCAAATTTTTCACAAATCGAATTAGGAACATAGTTATCAAAATCAATTAAATCGAAATCATTACAATTATCTTCGTAGATTTTTCTACCCTCCTCTGTTTTCAGATATTCTTCTGTTGCTTTCTTAACCAAATCAAGGATATCATCATTTTTATTTCTGACATCAAAGAAATAAAACAACGAAGAATAATCATCGTATACTCTTGCAGAAATAAATTTCATCATAATAAAACTCTCCTTTTACATTAACTTACCAGAAACATCAAATGCTTTCCATTTGAAACTGAATTTATCTGTCCAAACTTGTGCCTCAAATTCATTGTCATCATAATCAGTTTGGACGTCAGGAAAATCAGAATACATTGCATAACATTCTTCCGAATCGTCCATAATGTATTTTATTGCTTCCGTTTTGGTTTTGAAAAATTCAGGCTCAAAAATCTCACCTTCGGAACCACATTCAATAACACACCACATATCATTTTTCCCTTTCAAAACGTTGGATCATCTGTCGTGAACATATATTGTTCATTTGTCTTATGGCACTCATTCCACATATCCGCAACCTCTTTTGCCCTCTTTTTGCTCTCACAGAGATTTGCAGCCTTAATACCCTTAATGGCTAATTTGCTTAATAGATTATCCATTACGGAAATCCTTATTGGATAAGCATAATATTTTCCGTCTGTTTCAACATCGCAGACTGCCCACATATTTTTCATTTCTTGTTCTCCTTTTCTGTAATAAGTGCAGTCCAGGGATTATAAGTGTATAATACCTCACCTTTATACCAATGAATCTGCCAACTGCCAGCGCCCCAGATGGTCATATAAATCTCATTGTCTGGAACATTATCAGGAATAATCTTCCGCTGTCGCATAGACTTGATTAAATCACTCTGAGGATTAAATTCTAGGTATTCCCCTTCGAGATAAAAAGAACGTTTCATAATACTTCCTCCTAAAATTCAACATTTATCAAATTTATAAGTGACCGTCACAACCTTTTCTGCATCACCAATACGGCATCGATCTTCCCTTAATTCCTTTTCAAGACCATAGCCTGCACTGTATGTGATACCGTTTTCAAACACGTCAGAACCGATAAATCCGAATGCTCTGTCAATCTCTTTCCATTCTCCGTGTTCTTCTCGATAAAGCGTATAGCCATAGTTCTCACCAGAAAGATAGTCACTGTATTCCTTTACCTCATCACGCATGATTCGTTCTGCTTCATTTTTGGTATTATCTGAACCATCCGTAATAGCTGTCACAATCCAACCAACATTACTATCATCCCATGAACCTCTGAATCGCGTATCGCAATCCATAGACAAATCAGAATGATCATGCAACCAAAGAGGAAGCCATGCAATATACTTATCAAGAAGAATCTGACAATCGCGAATCGAAAACTCACCAGCAACATATGTAGCAATTTCGTTATACTTCAATCCAACATACATTGGATTATTAGAAACCTTTTCATTAAAAAGAGTTCCGATACCACAGATAGCATATCGTTTTTCGTCACTGTAATTCTCATCAACAACGACACAGGTATCTTCCAGCTTCATATTAAAAAGCGCATCAAGAACTTCATCATCATAACAATATTTGTAAACCAGATCGTTCCAAAACTCTTCTGCCGTACTCGCATCAATCTTGTCGCCAAGACGATAACGTGGATGAAAACAGGCCATTACAGAATCATGGTCATCCCACCAACGAGGATTGTTATCTGCAATGTCGTCGTGCTGAATATGCAAACAATATAGATTGTCGCCGTAAGTCCATTTTATAATCTCATTGTCATAGCAATATAAATTAGTCATATCTAAAACATCCTTTCAATTTATTTAGAGATTTCGAAAATCTTAAAATCCCAATTTTCTCTCATATTATAATTTTCAAATTAGACATCCTCTTCATATACTCCATCTCGTGCCTCTCTCATTCATACCAGAAGGTCTCCTCATCCATCTCTTCTGGATATAGATTGGCATATTCTGCGGTAACTGCGCGATAGTCAATTCCATCAATAGTGACGCATTCGCCATCAAGTTGTTCTACCATATCCGAGTTCGATTCCGACACTTCAATATCAAAAATCTCTTTCGACTCCATATTCACTTTGCAAGTTGTGGTGATTTCAAAACCACCATCCCACACAGAAGTAAATTTGGCGTCTTTAATGTTTTCAGCGTTTTTCGCATCAGCCATTTCACAGATAGCGAAATCCCAATTTCCATCACCACGCTCAAAATGAGCGTCCGTCACATAAGCTTCTTCAGAGAAGATTTTAAAATCTACGCAATTTTCTCCACCAGACTGATTTACAATCTGGTTAACACGTTTTCTCATCTCTGCTTGCGCCTCATCAAAAGTTTCAAAATAGTTAGGCTCAAAAATTTTACGTTCGTTGACGGTAATCAAAATATATTTACTCATATCTAAAATCTCCCTTTTATAAAATGATTCCGTAATTCTTCATTTTTTTGATTGTTTCAATAGACTTTTTAATTCCGGTTGCTTTGCCATAATACCATGTCATTTTCTCTTCATCGCCTTCTTTTTGTGCAGTGTAAGCAATATCTTGGCAATAAGAATATTCGTCCTTTAAGGCATAGATAATCTTTTTAACATCATTCATATTCATTCACCTCTTATGCACTAGCCTTTTCTTCAAAAGCGTCCCAATCAGACCAAATCTTATCGACCTCTCCGTTCTTAAAACCATTTTTATAATCGGTAAACTCAACATAATAGTTGCTCGTCCACTCGTTCAAAGGATGCTCATAAAAGGCTGCGACTCCACGCTTTGTTTCAACGACAAAACTATCAACCAGAACACCCTCAACGTAAGCACCAGTATATTGTGCTTTATTCTGGTGCATCCAACGGTTAAGAGCACCTGCATTAAGATAAAACCGTGTCATATCTCATTCTCCTTTACTCTGCAATCACCATAGCGAGAACCGGCTCACCGGAATCCTTCAACTGAAGTTCCAGGATATCGCCATCATCCACGATTTCACACTTGCTTAGATAATCCTGAAGGAAGAACATCTGACATTCCTGCCAAAAGATTTCTTTCGGATCTTCGTTCTCATCTACGAATACATTCTTATGATGGAACGATTCATTCCAAATCCAGCCATCACCATCAAAACAAGCGTGAACTTCTCTTAAATCCCACATGATTAAACTCCGTAATTCTTATTCAAATCTTCAAAAAGAAGGTCTCGAATTTCATCCATATGATCTTCGTCAATTTCATACGGCTTATAAATCATAATGCCGTAGTCCATAACAAGATACATAACCGAATATCCATACGAGTTTCCATCATCTTCTTTATATCTAAACTCTGCACAGCCAAATTTGTGATCTACTGCATATTCGTTTGCAATTAAATCCCACATAGTTAATCCTCCCCAAAAATATGACGCTTGCTAAGGTCATCATAGATAATATCCTCAATTTTATTTTTGGTATTATCATCGAGCTCTCCGTAAGGAGCATCATCAAGATAATAGAAGTAAATTTCATTTCCAAGATTCTTGTACATGACACTTACATAAAACCCAGCTGAAATTCCATTCAGTAAAGCATATCCAATACCGTATACTTCTGAATAATTGTTACCCATTAAATCCCACATAATTAATCCTTCCAAAAGTTGAGTTTCTTTTTGATTGTCATCTCAATTTCATCTTTATCACCGTCAGATAGAATCTTATTATCGTACTCGGAATAGCAAAACATAACGCTACGGCCATTATATTTATACATAACCATTGCTGTTTTTAATTGTTTGTCACGAAAAAAGGTTGCGCACCCAATCCCATATTTTTTAGAATATTCATTTTCAACTAAATCCCACATAGTTAATCCTCTACAAAAATCCCTTTCTCTTTCAAATAGGCTTTTAAAATATTCTCACACGTTTTCTTTTCTAGCCGAGTGCTCACTTCTAATAGACAATAAAAGAACTCAATAGAATTTGTATCTTCATATATTTTGAACATAAGTGTTACACACCCAAGCTTATCAATATCGTAAAATACAGCATATCCAATCTTGTTATCATTTGAATATTGACATTTAGCTAAAACCCACATTTTATCACTCCTCCGCATTCCTTACCGTAACATAATCAATATCTATCGGATTCGGATTGTCAGGTTCGATTTCTCCGGCAATAAACCTATCTTTTGCAATCTCATAAGCATCATCTTTATTGTCTGCTTTAACAAACGTTGTGTAAGTAACGCTTGTTTCAATAGTAACGTAATAGCCGTTCATTTTATACTCCTCCAACATTCTTGAATCCGTAAAGGCTATAACCTTTACATTTAAAGTACCGCATCGCTTTGTTAATCTGGGAAGAACTTGCTGTCGAATGACTTTTTAGGTATGTATTCTTGTATTCGCACAGCTTCTTATACTCATCACTTTCACGATGGGCTTTCAGCTTTTCACAATGGTCGTGGCAACCAGGATAACGCTCCGGTGCTACACAATAACGGCAAGGGTCAGTCATATTGCAAACTCCTTTTCTCTCGTAAACTTAATCACCAGCGCATTCACGTTGGCTGCTTCCATCGTGCTCGCTTTCGCATCTTCATGGTTTCCTGCTCTAAGGAACACAACAGACTGGTCAATCAGTTTTCTGCGGTAGAAACTAAGTGCTGTGAGAATCACTTTCATATCTTTGTTGGTCATACTCAAATCTCCTTATCGTATTCGTACCCACCACCACCACAACGATTCTGAAGATACCAAAGAGCATCGTTTTGCGTTTCGTGACACGACACATGATAATTGAATCCGTAAGAATCATAGATAGCCAACTGATATCCACGTTGCACTGGAGCACCGTAATAAGGATGCATCATAACTTCACTAATATAAGCCGTATTCTTCGATTCCTTGCTCTTATAAACTTTCATAGTGTAATCTCCTTTTACATCATTTCGTAATAGTTATTGTAATATTTGAAAGATTTATCTGTTCTTTTATCTTCGTTGCATACAATCTTTAACGGAACCCACTTCAAAACAGTTGGTTTTCTTCTGTACACTTCACGTAAAGATAAGGTTCTACAAACATCAATGCGATCAAAATACCATTGATTGTCTTGATAGCTGTAATAACATGAAAGGTCAACATACGTTCCGTATTCTGTACCATCACTCATAAAAACAATACACGGAACGGAAAGATATTTTGATTCTCCTAAAATCCCAAAATCAAGTTTTGGTGGAAGTTCGCTTTCTGCATCATGAATATATTTCGTTGGAATCATAGAAAATTGTCTTTCTACTCTTTCGACGATATCCAAATAGTATGGATCGGAAAATAACGGACGATTCTTTTTATACTGTTCAAATGTCATAATGTAACCTCCTTAGTCATTGTAAAAGTCATTAAGAAATTCTAAACGACACTCTTGTTCTTCCTCCTCTAACAGATCATAATATCGGTCCAAATAATCCTGTTCGTAATCTCTGATTTCTTCTTCGAGTTTTTGCTTTTCTTCTTCGAGTCTTTGTTTTTCTTCAAAGAAAGCATCTATTCCTTCTTCGATAGGATTATCTCTTAATGGTTTCATTAGAATCTCCTTAATCATTGTAAAATATCTGTTTTAGCAGTTTTTGAAATCCAAATCTCTTACAAAATTTACAATAGGGTCTCGGAAAACAACGCTCTTAATACAAAGAGACTCTAAATCATACTGACCTTTACAATTTCCATAAAAGATAAGTTCATGGCCGATTTCATCAAACCATTTTTGAGCCTTATTGATAGAATAAAAGTGCTGCGCACCATTAACGGATTCAGTAAAAAATGTGTACCTACACTCACCAAATTGAACATACTCCCAACGATTAAGAGTGTTTCCTTTGTAGTCGAATAAATGCTTTACGGCAATAACGTATACGGTTTTCGTAATATTTTTCTCCTTTATAAAAGCATGATTTTAGATATTCCAAGCATCACAAAGATCTTTGGGCTTATCATTCGGCATCCATACTTTTGCATTATCATTAAGGAAGTAACAGCAACCAAAAAATCCCATAGGAGAATCACAAAGATTCTGTTCCCCATCTTTAACACCAACTTGATAAATAATATAGATAAACTCAGCAAGTTCATGCTTATCCATCCGCTTAATACGATCGTACATTGTTTCCATATCAATCATTCCTTTTAGATATCACTCTCTTCGTTTTTAAGACGACACTGTTCTTGACACTTGTCATAATAATCAATAACTTCGTTAATCTTCTCAGGAGATTCTTCTCTATATTTCTTATACATCTCCACTGCCTCTTTCGCTTTACAATCGTATGCCCACCGATAAGCCTTTACAAATCTCTGCTGGCGGCGACCATAATTCTTATCCTTCTCTCTAGCTTCATATATCTTTTTAACAGTTCTTTTAGTGACTTTATCGTTGTTTATCGAAACTCTATGCATTACATCGGAAAACTCAAGAAACATACTTTCAGGTACATATCCATTGTGATCTCGCATCTGTGTCCACATCTTTCCAAGCATCTGAAAGTCCTTTTTACCGATATAAGCCATACATAACACTCCTTTTAATATTATTGTGTTTTCACATTCTGGTAGCGGTTATGTCTGCCCTAGTACCGCTAATCACCTAGCATCTGCTGCTTATACCACCCAGACTTGACTTCTTATGTAGTCCTCAATGTCTGCCGGGTATCTATTGCGCTGGATATACTGACACAGAACACGCTGCACATCTCTGTTATCGCCGTAATCCATTGCAATAGAAATATCTTCACAATGAGTGCCAACACCCAGACGCTCATACTTTCTAACCTCAAGATAGAAATCATGTGCGCTGTATCGTCTGCCGTTTTTACGGTCAAGAATCAGATCAATTATCAAAATTTTCACCTCTTAACCAAAAATATAAATTGCTGACGTTCTGGAAGTCACGGCATAATATGTTCCGGTTTTGTATCCTTTGAGTAACATTCCATCGCAACCATAAACACCAGAGGAATATCCGACCTGAGAAAGATAATCTTCTCTTTTGATAATCTTTTCATAATCCTCATTGTTTGCACGAGTAACATCTTCTGCCATTCCAAGGGCAACCATATTCTTCAGTTCTTTCCGAGTGTACTTACGCATTTTCTTCCATCTCCTTTACAGTCTCATCGTCCCAATGGAATCCACGCTTTTCATAAAGCGGAATCCAATGAGATTCGTAAAAGTCGTACCCACAGCCATCAATACCGAAAACGTACTCAAAATCTTCCTGTTCGTAGATACGGAATCCGCAATCTGCCATTTCCTGAAGATGATTTTCAAGCCACCAGTTATCACACGAATCGCCAAACTGCCACATCGTTCCCCACATAGGAAAGAAGTCGTCACGCTCGACTTCAAAATCATCTTCTCTGACATCAATCTCCTCGCCAGTACCATCAAGACAAATTTTGTAAGTGTTGTCATCTTCGTTGTAGCTCTGAATCTCACCATTTTCGCCATAGTGGTCACCACTAAAGATATAGACACGATCACCACAAGACGGCGGCGTGATTTCAGTAATGCCTTCACCATTCTCTTCCAAATCGACCTTGGCGAGCTTTTCAATAACGCTCTGAGGAATCGCGTTAAATTCCTGAACCCATGCGTATGCTGCGTCTTTCTTAGTTTTATACATAGCCATAGTTGGATCTCCTTTTCTTGCGTATCCTGTATTATATAGCTGAACGGTAAAAATAAAAGTCCTCTAACGGACTGCCTTTCTTAGCTACATAATACAGGATACTGATAATTTTGTCAAGCACTAAAATGTAGATTTTATTAATGCTACATTTTAGTACGTTGATACGTTTTATTTCTGCGAACATTTTGTGAACATACGGTCAAGCCATGCCAAACAGTTTCATTCCGGCAACACCCATGTCTGCCGGATACAGGATGATTTCTTTGTTGTCGAAAAACTCTGCAATCAAGTCATCCTGACTGCTGATTTCATTGTAAACAGAATCCATATCCATGCCGGAAAATTCTGCCGGATTGAAATCACCCGATTCATAGCACCCATGCAGGCACTGGTCAATGAATTCTGCCGTAGAAATCATTTCATGGCAAAAACCAGGAACGACATTTTCCAGACCGTTCTGACCAAAGACTGCCGCATAAATGCCGCCTGCATTATCTTCATATACTTCAATAGTAGCACGCATTTTTTTTTATTCTCCTTTCTTAATGATCCCAACGGCATACAAAAATACCGTCAATCCAAATGGAAATACTTGCACCGTGCTGAAACCATTCAACAGCTTCACGATAAATGTTAGTGATAACACCGGTTTCATCGTTCATAAAATACTGACCTTTTTTCATTTCGTATTCTCCTTTACACTCTCAAGCATTCATCAAGATAGATTCGTCTGCCAAAACACTTGACGTATGCTCTGCCAGACGATGCGTAAGTAATCTTCAGATGGTGGTAGCTATGATACTTTTCATCATCACACAGCACACCGGACACACCATAAAGGTAATCATCCGTGCCGTATTCGATATCACCGTGAATCTGAAACCCACCACATCTGCCGTAACAGCTATCATAAGCGGTTACAGGATGGCTCTTACAATATTCTCTTGCGGTCATACCAAACTCTCCTTAAAATATATCTTTTATTCTGACGGCATTCCAAAGACTTCAATATAAGCCTTCTTGACTGCCGTTGTGATATGCGAATCATGTACGTTATATTTATCGTACCACCCACAAATCGTACCAGAAGTGTACACATACCTGAGTAAATCCCACGCAATCCTGGTTAACAGATCATTGTACTCATGCTCTGCAATGACGCTCTTAACATATTTCTGCCAAGCGTCTGCGTTAGTCTTTTTCACATACTGAAAGCGATTAACGATATCAGGATAAACAGAATCAAGTTTCATCTTTGCCATATCCATTCTCCTTTACTCAAAGTTCTTACAAAGACCCATGCCACCACGTTCACGAGGCAAGCGTCTGACGCAATCCCTATGAGGGCAATCCAGCTTTTCGCAATACTTGCAGTTTGCATTCTGCCGTTCCTGCTCTGCAAAGAATTTCTTTGCAGATTTCAGGTCACAAAAATAATGACCCTGATCCCATGTGTAGGAATCCGGGTCAAAATGCCATGCAACAATATAGGGCTGATAGTGGTTCTTCTTGTAGAACAATGCCGTGTAAGCATTGCCGACTTCCAGAATATCAATATCTTCTCTGTTTATCAGTTCAACCACCCTTTCCATTCTGCCACACCCACAGCGACAGCACCAACAACGAAAAACCACATCATAGGCGCAATACATCCGGCCTGATATGCAGTGTAACCAAAGAGCATGAGAAGCGATTTCATAACAAACATCCTTTCTTATTCAATCCAGCATTTTGCGGTGCTGACGTATTCAGTACCGGCTTCTGCTAGAGCTTCCTGATAGATTTTTACAAGCTCTGTATCACAAAATGTTATGGCAACATCAAGAGCTGATTCAATAGAAATAATTGCCATAATAGAACTCCTCTTTTATAAACAAAAATTTCATTCTGACAAGAATTTTCTCTTGACAAAATCGACCAACAGGCGTATAATAATAGTGAAGAAAGAATCTGATAAAGGTTCAATCTTCATAATTCGCGGTTCCATCGCCGTAAAGATGGTCTTTAATTCGTGGTTCTGTCGCCGATATACAAAGACAGTCTTTAATTCGTGGTATACCTCCACCGAAAGCGAGGAACTTTAATTCAAGAGGTGGCTCGAATCCACCTCTTTTTTAATGCAAGGAAGTCTTATGCTGTATTTCTATGACGTTGATCCAGAGTACGCAGAATACCTTCGGAAGTTTGATAACAAAATCCCGAATATCGTTTACGACAATAATCGTAAATTCGTTTGTGGTATCACTTTGACTGTCGATAACTGTAATTTCTTTGCACCAATATCATCCAACACAAAACCTCAAAAGACTTGCCTTCTCATTTCTGACACAACAGGTCATGTGCTATCCTCTATCAAGTTTGGTTTTATGTTCCCTGTTCCAGATTCTGTACTTACCGAAAAGGATTTCAACAAGATTCGTGAAACAGATTCGGCTTATGCTGATCTTCTTGAAAAAGAACTTCGTTTCTGCCGTTCTTTCGAGCATGAAATCACTGAAAAAGCTAAAAGCATTTACAGTATCGGTTGTAATCCTAAGCACTTCTTATACAAGAACTGTTGTGATTTCAAACTCTTGAAATTCAAGCATGACGAATGGATAGAGAACCACAAGTAAATAACCACTCCTTTCTGCCGTGTGAATCTGATTCATACGGCATTTGTTGTTTCTGATGTGTTTTCATTTTGCATATTCCGCATAATATTTGCATAAATAATCATTTTAGGGCATAAAAATAACACCCTATGAGTTTTAGGTCATAAGGTGTTTGTTGACGTGAGTATTCGGTTCTGCTAGAATAGAGACATCATAATTTGAAAGGAAGTCCTTGCTATGGAATATATTGAAAACCTACCCGAAATCGTTCAGCTTCATGGAGATTTGTCTGCAAATGCTGTTGCAATCATAGGCTTTTTCAATAACGGAATGGATGCGGTTCCACCCTTTATCGCTTCCACTATGTCAAATCTGTTTTGCAACATGAATCGTTTAGCTAGAGAATTATACTTTGATTCATGGTATGACGAAGAAAATGAATCTTTAGCAGAAAACACTCCTGTTTTAATCAAGGCTGATTACGAACGTATCAGTGCTTATACAGAAATTTTTGAAGAATGGTCTTGTGCCGATGAGCTTTCTCTTTGGGACACTGATAAGGATACTATTATTCAGACCCTTTCGTATCTTATTGGAGATATTTCACGCTTTTATTCTGATTTGAGTAAAGAATTTCCTTACGAAGAAGATCAGAATTGATATTTAGTCTATAATCTGAGGCTTTCCGTTCTCATCAAGGATAAGATTTCCATAAGTATATGCTTCCGCACACGCTTTTAGAACTGCATTTTTAGAAGTTCCATCAAGTTCTGTTTTTGCTGTAAAAGCATCAAAAAACTCTGGACTTACCTTGATGGGAATTATTTTTGCACGTGATTTCTCACGTTCATATTCCTTACCATAATCTCTTGTTGTCATAATTGCACCGCCTTTTCTTAATGGTACAATTATATCATTCTGACGAATTGCTGTCAAACTCAAAGTTATCACCTTGCTTTCTTGCCAGATTTCACAGGGAACACGTCATTCAAAGGGCGCATATCTCTGTTATCGAAATCACGGGCACAGCATCCAGTGCCGTCCATGTAGTACGACATTCTTTCATCCATGCGGAAGCTATGATTATTCATCAAGACTTCTCTGCCGTAGATCCAACCGGAAACTGTGATGTATTCACTAGAGCCAAATACAACACGCTGAGACCGCTTTTTCCGAGCCGGTTTGCCCGCCTCAGTAGCGATCGTCAAGACGTTTTTTGCTCTTATGATAGCGCAAAGAACCCTCTGCATTAGCTTGTGATGCTCTGAAAAAAGCCGTTTCACTCTGTTGCTGTTTGACCTTTTCTATTGCAAGACGCTTTTCTTTCTTGCTCTGCTGATAAGCATTCCAGTCATAAAGGGAGACACTTCTTGCGTGGTATGCTTCTTTAAGGAAGTCAACAATCTTGCAAGGATGGATAGAAACCCATCCCATAGACGTTTTGACGTACATAGGCATAAAGCCTGTTTTCATTGCGATAAACGGACGACTGACAAATACAACGCCGTCAAATGTGCCGTAAAGATCAAACTCTTTGACTTCTGTGCCGTTATAGATGATAGAGTGCCCAGAAGTGTTCTGACGCACTTCTCCCATTGTATTCTGATAGGATTTCAAGATATTTCACCTCTTTCTTAGAATCCTGTTTCGGCTCATGCCATCATCAGGGGACGGACTTCTACCGCCCGACAGGGACAGACTTTTACCCGGCCTGTCAGCGGTGACTAACTCAAGCGGCAACTTTATTAGAGCTTGCCTTGAAAGCCTTGTCTGCTTCTTCAAAAGTCTTGCGTGCTTCCTCAAGTTTGATATTCCAAGAGCTGATAGTGTTCTTGATGGTATCAACAACGGCTTTCTTTTCGTCGTAGACGGTCTGAGCGGACAGCATAGCCTTATTATGCTTCTCTTTGGTGGTATCTTTAATAGTGTTATCGCTTGCGTCTTTCTCACACTGAGCCTTGCACTTGTCAAGCTCTTTCTGAGCATCATCAAGGGCATTCTGAGCGTTGGAGAACTGAGAATTTGCCTTTGCCAAACGTGCCTTACAACGCTTCTCAGCAAGGTTATAATCCCGCTGATAGTCCTCAAGGTAGACGGTCTGAGCTGCTACCGCTTCAAGCATAGGCTCAAGAGCCTTGACGAACTTGTTGATAGGAAGGTTGCTAGGGTTATAATCGCCGTCCATGTTAGGAAGGTATGCTTCCGCCATAGACAAAATCTTTCCACCCAGATCGGATGCTTCCGCCATCTTGAACGTATCGCCAAAGACGATGATTGCAAGCTCATTCAGGCACTCATAGAAGTTATCGGTGTAGACCTTAACAATAGCCGCATTTTCTCCCTTGCTCTTGCTCTTGTTAAGATTGCAAGCCGTGTTGTAGACGTACTGGACAGCCTTGCCATATGCGTTGTACTCTTTTTCGTCCATGAGAAGGTACTCAGGCACTTTTTTAGGGTATGCCTTGAGCGTGTTCAGACCGTTCTTGACGGTGTAGGAAATGAGCATCTTGCCATTGCTTGCATAGCCTTTTTTCTCAGAGCTTGCACGGCAAGATTTACGAATGGACAGACAGACGTTAGACAGGTTAGACATAGTATTTCTCCTTTACTTGTGTTATACTTATTGTGTATTGATGTGACGGCTTTTGCCGGATAGACTTACTTGAGAATGTCCTCAACAAGAGCTGTTGCAAGAAGTGAACAACCGCCGTAGACGGTTAAGACAACCGCATATCCCATGTATGCCAATCCGCAAAAGCTAACCAGCATACCAGCGGTAATGAGAATGAAACCAATAGTAAAAAGAGCTACAAAAAGAACGGCTTTGAGCTTTTCTTTGAACACTTGAATACACCTCTTTTCTGTTTAGTGTTCTGGTACAGTACGCTTTTGATACAAGGTGCATACTGTTGACCATCCTTGCTGATCCTCTTAGGTATAGTCTACCTAGGGACCAGTGAAAGACTTGCGTCTAAAACATCTTGTTTGCCAATTTGACGGAATTTCGGCGTTTCACAACGTTCTACTTTAACGTGTTTTTCAAGGTGCAAATTGTGACTTGTCGCACCGTACCAACAAAACCCGAAAGTTTTGCCGATATGGTAGACTTCTAATCTTGACTTTTGTTGCATGATTTTTCTTGTAATTAAACAAGAGTTAAACCAAACAGGCTAAAATCAGAAGTCTTGACTTGTCAATGTGCTATTGGGTTTTTGGTTTTGCTTTTGGGCTTTCGCCCTTGAGCTTGACTGTATTGTATCACGGTATTACCGTTTTGTCAAGCCCTATTTTTTGAACCGCTCAAGCGGTGAAACGTCAAAAAGTGGAAACTGAAATTTTCCGGTGTTTCAGAACCATCATGTTTTCCGCTTTCCGGTGTTGCCCTTGAGTATGGCACTATTATAACCGGTATTACCGGAAAAGTCAAGCGGTATTACCGTAAATGTTGCACACGCAACAAATGGATTTTTGCTTTATATTATAATTACCTTATAAGGGAAAATAGATGGTTGATTAAAAAGAAACAGTATATAATTAAAAGTTGATTTTGAATCAACATAACATTTTGTTTTGTATCGAACATTTTTGTTTGTTATCAAACAATTAGTATTTTTTAACTATTATCTGCACCTGTTGATACTTTATCAGATAATAGCAGCACAGCCAAAACCATGCCTTGTCTATCATGGTTGAGTGTCGTATTTTGAGCATTTCCAGCACTCAATAAATGGGGGCACACTTTCCATTTTTGGCGCTGATCAGGCAGCAGGCCGAGCCCCCAGTACATCTTTCTTATTCATAATCACCAATTATCAATTCTATTTTCTTTTATTCTCTGTACATCTTGTACAACAATTCACACAATAATTCCCACAAAATACCAACCCATCCTATTCTCCCAAATCTCCTTATCTCTCCTATCTATCCCATCCCGACACTCCATCTCCAACCACACCCCCGGGTACACTTTCCCCTGACGAAAACACTCCAAAATACACCCCCTATACCTTCTCCCACACATATCCAGAAATCATTCACTTTTCCATCCAAAATACCCTAAAAATGGCCTAAAATCGCTATTTTTCAATCGGTAGACCATTCGGCAACTAGCTAGAATTTAACGTATTTGCGTTATATTTTTGCTAGTTTTTCTTTTTATTTGTACCTTTTTACCCATATTTTGTTCCTTTTTGACCCAATAATGTCTGAAAAACCTAGGATTCATGCGGGTTTTCCCGATGTGTCCCCAAAATGTACCGAAAATGACCATTCTTCGGAGCATAAAGTACCTATTTGTACCCATCTGTACTCCCTATTGCCATAAATGGACTGATCTGACATCTGAGCAGCACTCTCAGAGACGTAAGACACTTCTAAGAAGCATGATTGTAGCCTCTGGCAGCTTATACTGAACACACAGGGTATCTGGATGTCCTTCATAGAGAACAATACTCCCAGAAACATACCTTATTACAATAGGCGCTAGAAATATTCGTATCCTGTACTATGTAGCTATTGAATTTTTGGCAATCTCATGGTATAATGAGTGTAGATAGCTATATAATACAGGATACGGCAAAGAGATGGTGTTAGGATGTTTGCGATGGATATTTATAGTAGTCCTTCCGGACAGGGCGTAGAGAGGGATCTCGCGTCTACGGACGCTCGTAGGTTTACTCAAATTGAATCTATGTCGCTTACGCGCCATAGCTTCAAGTCGAGTAAACCATTAAAAGATATTTTGTGAGAGGAGTAGTTGTACTTTCATTTCTGCTTATTTGTTTCCTATTAGAACCTTACAGAATTTAATGTACAACTAAATATTAACAAATTATGAATTTTGAATATCAAAACTGGTATTACACATTACATATATACGATTTGATATTCAAAAACTTTAGGAGGTATTTCAGCATGGCAAAAACATACGATGTAACGCCAGATATGCTTGTAAAGTTGTCAGATGGCCAAACTTTCAAAAACTTTTCTGAACTTGCAAGGTATCTTGGCGTACTTGACAGTCATGGAAAACCAATTACAGGAGATAGTCGTCCTGCATTTTTAGAAGAACTGGATAGATTTGTGGTTCTAAAAAAAGCTGGTCGGCAAATCATTATAAAAAGTATACGACCAGATGACGAGATACTTCCAGCAAAGCCAGCAGGTGGCAATAGAAAGTTTATTGATCTCATTCAAAAATTGCTTGTCTACCACTTCAATGCTCTTTGTCAGTCGCAGCCGTGTGATGGTATTAAACTTCTATGGGAGAAGAAGGACATCTGGGAAACCTGCGGTATGGTCAGCCGTGATTATAGATGGTGGGGACGGAATGCTGAGACAGAAGATAACGAGGCTGTTGCTGAGGCGTTCCGAAAAATGGTCGGTAGTGTCAAATTAAAAACATGGCTGGACAGTGCCTTGCATGGTCTAAAGGTAAACGATGCACTGGATTATGAGGAAACGAGGGCGTTCATTGATTACGTCGATGGCCGTGCTGTTATAACTCCTCTAACCGACAAGCAGAATTTAATTTACATGCGATTGAAGGCAGAAGTGCTAAAAGATTACACATTATCTGACGGCAGAACTCCAGCGACAGAGCGTGACCTTTGGCAAACTGGTCGGATGAGGGATTTTTACCGAAAGCTAAATCCAAAGCTCAGAGAAGAGTTTGGAAAAGAACAAACGTACAGTACCATTCAAAAGGTTTATAGAATTGTTGTTGAACCGAAAACTATGAATCTATTTGCTCGTAGATTTGGAAAGATCGACCCGGCAGACGTTGAGCTTGCCATTAAAATGATGGCAAAGTTAAATGCAATCGTTTGTGATGGCTTGTTATCATCAATGATTTTTAACAAGGAAGTAATCGTAGCAACAAGAGTTCGTGAACATGAAGATGTTGAGCGACGACTGGAAGAACAAAAATCATGGGGAAGCAATAATAAAATCGAAAGAAAAATCCGAAGAGAATTTGAATATAAGAAAATCAAGTTAACCAACCAGCAGGTAGCGGATATGGTTGATAATACAATTCGTCAGTCCACTGACCAACTATTGGTTACTTTGAATCAGAAAGACCATGGTTGTAAGATTGTTGAAAAACTGTATATTGACAACTTCTTGGCCGGTAGTGGTTTGACTGAAGAGCAATATGAGCAAATTATGCAGGATGCGGATAAAGAATCGGCAGACGCAGAGCTTATGGCTCGACTTGTTGCTGAAGCAAAATGCGCGAATGGCAACTCGTGATAATGCAAACGTAGAATGAGTTATGAATTTTGAAGACGATATCGTTGATAAGGTTTTGGCTGAGAAGATGGCGGAGAAGAACAGTAAGAAAGCTGGTCGTAATATGCTGGATTGTGGTCTTAGCATTGATGATTTAATTGGTGAGATTTGAAAGAAGAAAGAAGGCTGAATATAATGAATTTTGATAACCCCTACTGGATTGATTTAAAAATAACCTATGAGAACTATCAAGCGGCTGGACGCTTGCCTGAGTTCTACAAGAAGCATGTTTGTGTTAAATGCCGGTACGAGATCCCATGCTTTACGACTTGCGACGAGGTGCGATGCAAGTGCCGAGAGTTTAAGCCTAAGAATCTGCGGAACGCTGACAAATACTTACATATCAATGATTTTATGAATGATGTGGCTACCTTTGAAGCCAGCCGTAAGGTAAAAGAGGTCTAACTGATGAGAATACAGATTGGTAAGTACATTATTAAAAACTGCGATGAGAGAAATATCGTTATTATTGAGCAGCGGCCAGCTAGCAAGAATCCAAAGACTGGTGAGGTGGGCACCGGCGTAAAGGAGATTACGGTCGGCTATTACCCGAACTTTGAATGGGCTTTACATAAAATTAAGGATTTGTATATTTCCGAAAGTGATGCTGATACAGTGGATGTCTTGCTGGCAGAACTTGAACAGATTGACGAGACAATTCGTTTGGTAGCTAAGGAGGTTAAGTGATGGATAAGTTTATTAACGCGACACACTTGATTCAGACATTGGAAGATACAAAGCCATTGATTGATAACAGTCCTGTTTCTGCTTTTCAGAAAACTGTATGCAAGATGACTTTGAATGGGGCAATTCAATACATGCAAGAAGAGATGGCCGCTGGCGGTGAGTTCCGTCGAGTGGTTCATGCCCACTGGATTGAACATTTTGAAGATTTTGGAGAAAGCTTCTTTGTTGAATGTTCGGCTTGTCATTCTAGCAAAAATGTCGATAAATCAAAGTTTTGTCCTGACTGCGGAGCTGTTATGGACGAGGAGGTTAAGTAATGCGTACTTACGAGGATGTTGATGCGGAAATTAAGTATTTAATTCGGGATATGAATTATGCCAGCCTGACTCGCCGGGAGTACGAGGCTGCTGACGATATGCTGGATGAACTCTATCAGGAGCGTGAACGACTTTGGCTCAAGGCTATGGAAGATGGCGAGAGCTGCTATCTATAAAAGCCTGCTTTTATATTTTCATTTTAGCTATACATCACAGGATACGTTTAAGAAGAACACGGAGGTGACTGCCGAATGGCAAAACAGCAAACTTGTCAGAAGTTTGTTTTTAAGATTCATACGAAGCGTCTAGTTGAAGCGAAATGGGATTTAACCCTACCATTGGATGAAGCCAGACGAAACCACGAGATCATCTCGTTAGCTGATAGCACTGTTCTACGATGGATTGACGAGTTGAATGGTGTTACGGATGCAGAGTCTAAGGCACGGAGCATCAAGCGTAGAATCAAGATGTTACGGAATGAACAATCTTGTTTAGAGAACCGCCGGGAGATTCGGAGATTGTATACTGAGTTGGATGCAGTTCAGTTCAAGCCGGATTATATGTGTCTGGTGGTAGACAAGAAGAATGATTACCGCCGGGCATGTTCTCCTAAAGGGTTCAAAATCAATGGGATTACATATCGTCGTTTGGTTGGAACTACCGGTGGTGTCAAGAATAGTACGATTGTGTTTGTGAGCGACCGTCTTGTTGATGAGATCCGCAAACGAATCGACAATGGCCGTAACAAGGGAATGGAGTTTATTCCGGCAAAGCTGGAAGCATATCGGGCACTCGCCTGCTCTGCATCCATTCCGGTCACTGATCCAGACGGTGTGCTGGTCGTAGACGATTGTTTCACTCATTTCAAAGACCATGTAATCGTTCTGGACGATGGAGCATCCGGTGAGCCTACGATGGTAGAGGATATGGAACATGATTGTGAGTTGTGCGCTAGCGATGGTTTTGGACTCATTAGCTATGACCTTGCTCAACAGTGGAGCGAAGATTTAAAGCTGCCATCCACAGCATCTGGTTTCTGTGTACGGAACGCTTTTTGTAAAGGTATGCTATTCCCCTTCCCTTTCCGTGAGTTCGCAAAGAAGATTGCGAAAAAGAATATGGTGAAGGACATTTGGGGGAACTATAAGGATGTTAATCGTGTTCAAGTGATTCTTACAGGGTCGATGTTAAAGCTATGGGATAGTTACCATAATTGTGAGGATTACTTTGAAAATTGTCAGGAAAACCATTATCACTTCTCTGTAACGAAAACCTGCGAGTTGGAACTTGATGAAGAACGCAATTTGAATTATCAATTCATTCAAAGCTATCAGCTTACGAATGACGAGATTAGAGAACTGGTCAAGCCGACTCTGGATGAAATCAAAGGTGTCATGGGCGGCGACTGGCGTGATGCGTTGCTGTATTTGCGTGGAAGCGGGATGCGAGATGACGCAGGGTATGTCAACTCTCTTGAGAATGATTACATTAAGGCTCTCATGATTGAGCCGGACATGATTAACGACCCTTATGTGCAGAATCGAATTCGGTACTTTATTAAAAAGCGAATCTCTCAGGCAAAGACGGGTGTTGTGAAGGTACGAGGGAATTTTCAAGTAGCAAGCGGAGATCCATACGCACTTTGCCAATCCATCTTTGGAATGGAAGTCACTGGACTGTTAAAGGCCGGTGAGGTTTACAGCCGTTTTTGGAATGATAGAGATGTTAAGCGAGTGGCTTGTTTTAGAGCTCCTATGTCCTGTCATAACAATATTGTTCTTCGGAATCTGAATTCCAATGATGATTGTAAAAACTGGTATCGCTATATAAAGACAGTCACAATTCTAAGTGCGTGGGACAACACTTGTGCTGCTTTGAATGGCGCAGATTTTGATGGCGATCTTATTTTTAGCACAGATAATGATGTGCTTGTTAGGAACAAAAGAGAAACGCCAACTCTTTTGTGTGTTCAGAAAAAGGGAGAAAAGAAGATTCCTACTGAGGATGATTTAGCAGAATCGAATGCTGCTGGATTTGGCAATGACGTTGGCTCGACAACAAACCACATTACCTCAATGGGTGATGTTCAAAGCCAGTTTGAGTCTGGAAGCCGAGAATACGAAGAATTGGATTATCGTATCATGTGTGGTCAGCTATATCAGCAGAATGTTTTGGACGCTGTGAAAGGGGTTAAATGTAAGCCAATGCCACGGTATTGGTATGATTTGAAAGCTTGTACTATTAAAGACGATGACAACCCGGACACAATCGAGGACAAGAAATTATGGGCGCGTATTTGTGCTCACCGCAAGCCGTACTTCATGAGCTACATTTACCCCGCTCAGATGCGAGATTACAAGAAGTATGTAGCCGCAGCACGTAAGCGTATCGAATGGGAGGGTTACGCTGGCTTGGATGAAATCATGCAGAAGGAAGTCAAGGATGAGTATGATGAGGTGGTTATTCAGTATTATCTCTACCGGATGCCTGTCGGCGTGAACTCATGCACGATGAATCGTCTTTGCTGGATTATTGAGGACGAGATGGAGAAACACATGGCCGAGCTTAAAATTCATCGTGCTTTTGATTATGACTTGCTGAAGTCTGGCGAAGCCTATAAGAATTCTCAGTATTACGGCATTCGCCCAGTCTTCAAAGATTACTTGAAATACGCCAGTGGCAATACTGTTATCGATAACTCTGCTATGAAAAACAAGGAGACCGGCGCAGATCGCACTGAGAAACTGGCAATGTATAACGAGAGTATGCTCAGACACCTGCACGAGAAGTGCTCTGACGATAACGTGCTTTGTGACATTCTTTTTGATATGTGCAAGAAGAATTCGTCTAGTGTATCTATTGTATGGGCTCTCTTCCCTGATGTGATTATCAAGAGACTTCTGGAAAAGAACGAAAACAAGGTACATACTCTTGTAAAGCAGGATGACGGCGACATTGAATATTGCGGAGAGCATTATAAGGATGTGATTGTTAATATGAGTGAGAGCGAAAAGGAGGATGTCGATGGTAGTAGTGCTGAATGAGCGTGAATATGCAGAAGATTTACTAAGAGAAGATGTGACGTGGAGAACCGCCGGGCACGCTTTACATTATATTGCGAAACTGTATTTTTCTAAAGGATACCAGAAAGAACAGGTCAAAGAGAAGCTGGATGACTTTCTCCTCTCTCATATGGATGGATATAACAGGGTTCTTGACGAGGATTTGATTCAGCAAGCTATTGCCTCGTCTAAAGGAAAGCAGCTTGTTGAACTTGATGGTGTCATCATTACAAAGGCTGAAATCGAAAAGATCCAGGCTCTTGATGGAAAGCCAATGCAACGTTTGATGTTGACACTATTGTGTCTTGCAAAATATCATGTGGCTATAAATGAAAAAAACAGCTATTGGGTGACGGAAGATACACGAGATATCTTTAGAATGGCAAACGTCTCTGCGAATGTCAAGAAACAGAACGAGATGATTTGCGAGCTGCATAATCTTGGCTACGTTGGTTTTGCAAGTTTGAAGAAAATCGACAATCTGAACATTCATGTTTTGATTGCCGAGGAAGACTATCCGCAGGAACTTTTTGTGGACGATTTCGAGAATATTGGCCTTGAGTGGAACCAGTATTGTGGCAAGCCGTATATTAAGTGCGAATGTTGCGGGAAGAAAGTTGTACGAACTGGCAGAAGACAAAAATATTGTCGTAAATGCGCAAAAAGCATCAATATTGAAAAAACCGCACAAAATAGAAAAATGTTTGATTTATGCACGGCGTAAAATTGCAATATTTTAACGTAGATGCGTTATAAATTGGCGTTTACATAGAAAATCATTACGGAATAGTTGTGGTAGGAAAGAGAGCGTGGACGCATTCTCTCTTCCCTACCTATTTTATTTTGAAAGGGTGTTTTACCTAATGATTGAAATCACTAAGTCCGAAGCGAAGGCTGTACGAAAGGTCTTCCCTCATGCTTGCATTGCAAAGACCCGTCACAAGCGGTATCTGGAAGAGTCTGTTCGATATCTTGAGTTGCTTCCTTTTAATATTGCCGCTGTCGAGATGCTGAAGCAGATGCAGCGTAACGCACGTTACTAATCTTTGAAAGAACGAGGTATAGACTATTGGACTTTGAAATTCAACTGCCAGAAGAGATCACTAACCTGATGAATGGTGGCGGTCTCCCCTCTCCTGAGATGATGAACTTCTATGTTGACGAGAAGGATCGCATCTTCTTTATTGACTTTGAGATTGACCAGTCCCTGATTGAAATTGAGCGTAAGATTCTGCAATACAATCGTATCGATAAGAATACCCCTGTTGAGCAGCGCAAGCCCATTAAGCTGTTTATTTACAGCTATGGTGGTGAGCTGGACGCTATGTTCAGTTTCATTGATGTTGTTGCACTGAGCAAGACCCCTGTGTGGACTATCAATGTTGGTATTTCCATGAGCGCAGCTCTTGTGATGCTTCTGTCTGGTCAGAAGCGCTTTACCCTGCCTCATGCTATGGCTCTGATTCACAGTGGCTCTGGCGGTGCTTCTGGTACTTTTGAACAGTCGAAAGAGGCCATGGCAAATTATGAAAAGCAGGTTCGAAAGATGCGTGAGTATATCATGGTTCATACGAGCATTGATAAGAAGACCATGACCAAGAATCAGGCAAAGGATTGGTATCTGGATGCTGATGAGCAGGTCAAGTACGGTATTGTCGATAAGATTGCTGACGATATTGATGAATTCAATTAAGGGAGAGTTGTAAATGGCTTCTGATAAGACTGAAATGCGTAAGAAGAAGGATATTCCGCAGAGTCTGGATGAGTATTCTAGTTTTTATGGTATGACGCTTGATGATGAACAAAAATACTATAGGGACATGCTGTGGAGTCCAGACGTTGATATTGTCTTTACAAACTCTGTAAGCGGAACTGGTAAAACTACTATCGCTGTAGGTGTTGCAAATCTGCTTGTCCAGTATGAACGATACAATGGAATCGTTTATATTGCATCCCCCACTCAGGAAGAGAAACAGGGTTATTTACCCGGTACTCAAGAGCAAAAGAGTGCTCCATACATGGAACCGCTCTTTGAGGCACTTGAGACGCTTGGTATCAACCCATCAAGAGTTGTCAAAAGCGAAGATGATCCAGAGAGTGAAAAGTATGGTGCCTATATTCAGGCGACTACTCATACATATATGCGCGGCATCAATTTTAAAAATAAAGTAATTTTAGTTGATGAGTGTCAAAATGTATATCGGGAGGACCTAAAGAAAATTCTTACACGGTGCCACGATAGTTGCAAGGTCGTATGTTTGGGTCATACTGGGCAGTGTGACCTATATAAAAATCCGCAGAACTCAGGATTTAAAATTTATCTTGAGCACTTCCGTGATAAGGAGCGTGCTGCTGTTTGCGAATTGAAGATCAATCACCGTGGATGGATTAGCACTTGGGCTGACATGCTTGAATTCTAAAATTAAAATATAAGGGAGAATAAAATTATGGTTGCTAAGAAGAGTGTTGTTTTTAAGAACGCTATTATTGATACTGCTGAGGGCACTATCACCGAGATTACCAAGGACGGTGAGAATGTCTTCAATCTGAAGGAAGCTCTGGCAAAGTGGGATGGTATTGAGGGTGTCACTATCAATATTTCCACTTCTGATGAGCTGCTGGGCGACCCGGCTTGATGCCAATGGGTTGCTATAATAAACGGCCAGAAGAAACGAGCGATGACTTCTTTGTAAGAATCGGGAATGCTGTTCTGGCTAGAGAGTTGACTTGGGATGGCGCGTCCAAGGTGCTCAATGATGAGTTGGGCAAGAATTTTGGCGAATGCGCATATCGCAAGCGTTTTAAGGCATTCCGTGCGGGTATGCAGTATCAGGAGTCATTATCTAATAGAGATGTGGGAACCTGCATTCTGTCTATTTCCGACCTACATATTCCATTCCAGAAGCCCATTGACACTTTTAGTGAGTGCGCTGGTAAGATTGATATCCTTCAGGTAAACGGGGATCTTGTAGACTGCAGCTCCATTTCTCGCTTCCTAAAAGTATATCGTAAAAGTCCAATGGAGGAAATCCTGATTGCTCGTCAGTATATGATTGACCTGATTGAAATGCTTCAGCCCAAGAAGGTTGTTGTCAATTATGGCAATCATGACTTACGTTTTCAGAATTACCTTGCTAAGAATCTGGACACCGACCTACTTGAACTGATGCCGAAGACATCTTTGGAGCTTATTTTTGTTGATGGTTTCAACCATTATAACAAGGAACTTCATACAAAGGTCCATTATGACCCTTTGATTGAGGTGTTCAATGGCACTGGTATCGAGATTGTTTACAACGATACTTATTTCAGTCAGATTGGTGATACCGTCTTTGTGCATCCGCTGACTTATTCATCTGGGTTACTGAAGACTGCTGAGAAGGCATTCAGATACTTCCGTGATAACGGATTTAAGGATGTCAATGCAGTGGTTCTCGCTCATACTCACAAGTGCGGTCATTATGATATTGGTGATGGCGCTGTCGTTTACGAGCAGGGTTGTTGCTGTGAGTCTTCTAAAATGCAGTATGCCGAAGGCAAGTTAACTACTTCCCAGCGAGAGGGTTTTATTATTGTCTATCAGGATAAGGATGGAAAGTTGATTGAGAGTAAAACGCATATTGTGCGTTTGAATTAAAAGCGGTGACACCCTACCAATAAGTGGGTAATTAAAAAAGAAGTACGACCGCAAGGTCTGCTTTGGGACATCATTTGTTGTCTCCTTTTCTATGCCCGTAGGCTAGTGTCTACGGGTTATTTGCCAGGGTAGCATAAATGGATAATGCAGCTGACCTGTAATCAGCAGACTGTCGGATCGTACCCGACCTCTGGCATTGGTGTTCCGCCACCGTAAGTGCGGACCATTAAAGTTTAAAACAAGCGTTTTATCAACACGAGAACAATTCAACTAGCTCGGATGGCTTGATGGATGCTTGTTTTATATGGCTCTATAGCTCAGTTGGTTAGAGCATCTGACTGTTAATCAGAGTGTCGCCAGTTCAACTCTGGCTAGGGCCTCCAAAGATTGTACAGCTATTCCCTACACCTTTATATAAAGGTAGCTGTACAGGAAAGTAGGGTTATTGTGCGGTCTTACTCAAGTGGTTGAAGAGAACGGTCCTGAAAACCGTTAGGTCGGCGAACCCGATGCCAGAGTTCGAATCTCTGAGACCGCGCCAGTCCTTCTCCCGGAGGGCCTATATTATACCGGTTCCCTACCACCGACTAAAAGGTAGGATTTATTGTGTATTCGTAGCCAAGCTGGTAAGGCACTCGACTTTTAATCGAGGTATCGCAGAGTTCAAATCTCGCCGGATACACCAACTATGCGCCTATAATTCAAAGGTAGAAGTCAGGTCTCTAAAACCTGTATGTGCTGTCTCGAAAGCAGCTGGGCGTGCCAAGGCCAACTGAATTAAATTGTAATGGCAGATAAAGAATTGTCTTTGTAGAAACAGAACGATTATAACGTGACGTTTTGAGTTATCGGTTTCAGTTCACGATGCATAGTGTAGCAAGCCGACTATATAACGCGGGTGACAGCGCCGGTGTGCTGGCTGGGCCCATAATCCAGTATAGAGTGGATTGTCACCACTACCCGCACCCAGCATCTCCCCTTTTGCAAGCCTGCCGTTAGTTAAACTCCCTCTGGCGGCAGGTATATTTTGAAACTTGGCTGATTCGTCGGCAGGGCGCAAGCTCAAATAGATGATAAAGACCTCGGCTCAAAATTCCGAGGTCGAATTTTGAACAGAACCTATTAAGCCTCTCAACGATGCGTATCATGATAGGTCTTTTATAGAATGAAATCTACCCGGCCTCCCAGATTATTGGTGCTCATGAGGGTGGATCTTTTGCTTGCCGTAGGATGTGCGCACGTTCTACGGCTTTATTTTTGAATGAAAAGAGGTGACTAAATGCCGCGTAAGAAGAAGGTCATAGATCAAGATATTATTCTTGAGGGGACAGAAAACAAGAAGACTTTTAAATGTCTACGTTGTGGAAAAGAATATGATGTGGCAGTTGGTCACTTTTATAAAATTACATATTCGAGTTTGTGGAAAGCAAATGATTGTTACGCACCTATTTGTAAGGATTGTGTGAACGAGATGTTTGATGAATATTCTCGTAAATTTGGAAGTGATCGTACAGCCTGTATGATCATGTCTCATGTTTTAGACGTACCATTTTACAATTCACTTTTTGATTCAATTAGTCAAAACAATGGCCGTGTAACGATGGGGTTGCTACTTCGGATCATCGGAAATGCTCGGAACTATCAATTTCAAACATTCTCTAATACTCTTGTGAATGGTGAGCTAAATAAAAACGCTCTTGATTTACAGGAAGAAAAGGAGCAAAAGTGGTCGAAGGCAGAGATTCAAGCAAAGGACGACTGCATTTCTGTTATCGGATATGACCCATTTGAAGGTTACAACGAAAGTGACCGCCGATATTTGTTCAGTGAGCTCATTAAGTATTTTGAGGATGGTATTGAGGACGACCCATTCAAACTGTCACAGATTGTTCAGGTCGTGAATAATAATAACCAGATTCGTCAAATTGACTTGCAGATAGCTCGCTTGAATCCGATGAACTCAGCGGAAGCTATCAAGAGTCTGAACGATATCAAGGTTAAGTTGGTTTCAAATAATGATAAGATTGCCAAGGAAAACGAGATCTCTGTCAAGAACCGTTCTAATAAGGATGCCGGACGTAATACTCTCACCTTCTTGATGAAAGATATGCGAGAGAAAAATATTGCAGGGGCAGAAGCAAACTTCTATGACCAGTTGCGCTCCCCCGGCACTCAATGGGCAGCAGATATGAGCCTCAAGGCAATTAAGGAAAATGCGTTCTTTGACGAGAATGACCAGCAGGAAATTTTTGATACTCAGCGAGAGTTGATTGATAAATTCCAAAAAGAAAGTGACGATTCAAAAGAAAAGTATCGTTTATCTCTGATTGAGAATCAGCGGCTCAAAGAAATGCTTGAGGATGCTGGAATAGACCCGAATGGCAATGAAGATACGGATGGTGATGCCGTATGAGAATGAAACAAAGAGCACCTATTATCACTGCGGTAAAACGTAAGATTTATGAGTGCGACGCGGCAACGATTGCCTACTATCGACGCAATCCAGTTATTGCTGCGATAGATTTGTTAGGAATCAAACTATTCGATGCTCAGGCTTATATGCTTGAACAAAGCTGGAACGCAAGTCATGTTCTTTGGGCGTGTAGTCGAAACTTTGGCAAGTCTTTTGCTGGTTCTGTCTTTATGCTTTTAAAAGCAATGCTGTATGAGAACCAGTCTATCTATATCGTGTCGTCTGTTGGCGATCAGAGTAAGGAAACATTCAATAAAATCGAAGAAATCGTCACTCGTGTTGGTAAAACGGCAGCTTCCATTCGTAGTCTGCAGGACATTGCAGAGAAAGAAACAAAGAAATCTGCAACCAATAAGAGTGGCTTTAGTCATAATCCAGCCGGGTATGTTGTTGAGTTCTACAACGGCAGTACCATTAACACTTTGAACAGTAAGCCAGATTCTGTGCGTGGTCGTCGAGCCACTTTTATTTTCTTTGACGAAGCAGCATTCTGCTCTGATGAGTTGATTGTCGTCTGTGAAGCCTTTGCGACTCAGAACAGCGACTTCGTTACCGACACTGATGACAGTTATAATCCTGAAACCCAGCCGCTTCGTGTTCCGACACAGCTGGTGTATGCGTCTAGCCAAGATTCTATGGACAAGCTTTTCTACAAGTATTACAAGCAGTTTTCTAAACGCATGATTGCTGGTGATAGGGATTACTTTGTGTGTGATATGATTTGCGATGTCGCAATCAATGTTTACATGAATGGCAAACCGTACAAACCACTTTTGACGCAAGATAAAGTTGATGCAGCTATGAAGGCAAATCGTGAAAAGTGTCTGCGTGAATTTTATAATCGTCCAACCATGGATGGCGGTGTAAACCAGATTATAAAATGGGGTACAATTCGCCGCAACGAGAGAAAGTATATTCCGCAGTTATACTGGGACCCGAATTACAATTATATTTTGGCTTTTGACCCTGCGCGAACCATGGATAACTCTATTATTGGAGTAATGCGAATTTATGAAGACAAAGAGAATGGAATGTGCGGAGATATTATCAATTGTGTAAACATGGTTGACTTTGCAAGCCAAAAGAAATACAAAATGGATTCCAATCGGCAGCTTGATGAATTGCATGAGCTAATCCTTCATTATAATGGTCAAAATCCAGATTATGAATATCTTGACACTCTTATGCTTGACCAAGGTGCTGGTGGTGGTGGTACGTCTACCTATGCTGATGGTTTGCTTGGGAATTGGAAAGATAAGTCTGGCGCAGAGCATAGAGGACTGATTGATGCAAATCATGAATTGTATCAAGGATACGATGCTCGATATCCAGATGCGGTAGATAAGCTCAGATTGATAAGCCCTCGTAAGTTCCGTACTGTTATGGTTGAGGAATTTATTGAGTTGATGAATCTTGGTGTTATCCACTTCCCTCTCGAATACAACGGTGGCGATTATGTTCAGGTTGTTGATGGAGTCGATAAAGCAACCGGTCAGGAAATTTTAAAGACTCATGAGTTGTCTTTGGAAGAACAAACCGCATGGGTCAATATTGACTTGATGAAAACCGAGATCGCAAATATTCGTAAAACAACAAATCCTGAAAATACGAGCGTCACTTATGCACTAGATATTGCAAAGCAGAACCTCATGCATGATGATCGCTTTTACGTGGCAATTTTGCTTGCTCATCGTCTATATGAATTACGTCGTAAGGATAAAGTGCGTCAGTCTGCCGTTGAAATTGTAGACCAAGCTCCATGTTGTATTTCCAGTATAGATTTCTAAGAGGAGGTGAAATGAGTGGCGAGAAAAAAGAAAGAAGATTTTGATGTTGTGACTGCTTCACAGACTGAAGATGGTACTCTGGTTATCACCACAGCTGCCGAGTTTACTGAAGAACAATTAGAGAATGTTATCAAACATGCGGTTGCAACATACGACCCTGAAAACAAGCAATACGCTACATATCTAAAAATTTCAGCCTCTTCTGAAACAATGACGGTTGACCGAGTGGACGAGCTTGCAAGGGGTCTTCAGTCTAGTCTTACAAATGTACAGACAGTAAATGGCGTTATTCAAAACTATATCAACAAGGATGATTTGTTTCGGATGGCGTATGATGCTGTTTCAAAAAATGTGAATACAGAGTTTAAGTGCTCTTTCAAGCAGTTTTCTGGTCAACGAAACAAACGGAAACAGGTTGATAATGCACGACTCGTTATTGAGGATTTTAACGAGCAAATCAATGTGCGAAGGATTCTACGTTCTGCAATTCCAATGACATATGCGGAAGGTAATTATATTATGTATCTCCGTTGCAAGGATGAAAATTATATTGTTGATTACTACCCTCTTGGCATTGCCGAAATTAGCGATTATCTTGAAAATGGAAGTCCGATTGTTCTTATCAATATGTCAAAATTGAAGTCCGGTTTGAGTAAATCATTTTTAAAGGACAAGAAGAATAAGGCTCTATTCTTTGAGAAACAAGAGGACGAAGTAAAGAACAACTATCCAGATGAAGTGTATCAGGCATATAAAAATAATGATACTTATGCAAAACTTGATGCTCGTCGTTGTGGTGTTGTTAGAATCGATAATATGGAACGCAAGTATGGTGTCTCGCCTTTGTTCTGTGCGTTAAAGCCAGCCCTAATGCTGGAGACTTTTGATCTTGCCGATAGAGTTAATGCAAAAGCAAAAGCAAAGAAAATCGTTGTCCAATTTCTTGACCCTGTTTTACTTGGCCCAAATGGAGACAGAAAAGGATATTCTGAGCAAGCCGTTGCACACGATAACCTTATGCGTGCGTGGAAACAAAATACGGTGCTGGTGACCACTCCCCCGTATGTTAAGGATATTAAGTATGTTGAGCCAAAAACCGAAATGACTAATATCGAGACTGTAAAGCAATATCGTAGCAGAGAAATGTCTGCACTTGGTATTGGCTTTATGAACTCTGATGGACAGCAAACCGTTTCTACGGCGAAGGTCTCTTTTGATCAGCTTATTAGGACTGTTAATCAAATCGGTGAACAGATTGAAGACATTTTAAAGAGATGGTATCGGATTAGATTGGAAGATGCCGGAATTGATGCCATGTTCTCTCCTGAAGTAAAAATTACATCTTCTGAGATGATGAGCATCGACACAAAAATGTCTTACGCTCAAAAACTGTACACAATCTTCAATGCGTCCGCTGACACTGCCTTTAATGCTATTGGCATTAGTGCAGCCGAGGAGGTTCAGAAGAGATTGCAGGAACGTGAGGACGGCTATGAAGATGCACTGTCGCCTCGTCAGACTTCTTATACTGCATCCGGTGGTTCTACTGGCGGTGGTGGAGATGGCTCAAGCGATAAAAAGACAGGTCGTCCAAAGGGTGAGGAAACTGAAAAACAGATTTATGACCAGCAGAGAAATGAAGATAGTAAGTGAGGTGATGAATGATGAGTAAGGAGTATTTCTATAGTAGAAATATCTGTTGCTCTGAGATTACGGAGCATCCAGACCACTATCTTGCCAAGTTTGTCATCTGTGACTTCTCAGTGAATGGGAATCAGGTTGCTTTGAACCGTGAAACCATTGAGAGTTGGATGGGTACACTGGTTGGCAACCCGCTTGTAGGCAAGCTGGTCGTAGCTCCTAGAGGTGAACTGGATTTCTCCGGTCACAATATGAAAGTCGTCACCAGAAAAGACGATGATGGCAATGAATACAAGACTGCCGAATTTGACACTGATGCGTTCGGTAGCTTTCAGTCGGTCGGTATCGAGAAAATTGACGATACCGACTTTATTGTTGCCTCTTGTAAGATCTGGAAGCGATATCCAAAAGCTTGTGCGACGATTCTGCGCCGTATTGAGAGCGGCACATTGAATACCAGTTGGGAAATTGATGTGTTGAAAGCTCATAAGGGAATCGTGGGTGGCCGCATGGCAAAAATTATTGACGATGGCGTGTTTACTGCACATTGCTTGCTTGGTGCAAATGTTGAACCGGCATATAAGTGCTCTAAACTGCTTGAAGTCGCTGAAACCGATTTTGGTCTTGAGTTGGCAAATGCCTATATCGAGGACACAAAAGAGATTTCAAATATAGAATCTAATGAAAAGGAGGCAAAAAATTTGGAACTGAATAAGGATAAGGAGACTCAGACCGCACAGGTTGAGAATCCCACCGAGATTGAGCAGGCAGAGCAGACCGCTACTGAGTCTACCACTGAGCACACAACTCCGGCAGAGCATAATATTCAGACTTCCGAGGAAGGTGGTGAAACTCCTCCCCCGACTGAGCCTGAAGCTGGCACTGAACCTGCCGGTGAGCCTGAGCCCGCTCCAGAGACTTCCAGTCTGACTGGTCGTGATCTGTATATGAAGCTTGAAGATGCAGTGTCAAAGATTAGCTCTGATTACTACATGACCGATATGTTCCCTGAAGATCACACTATCTGGTGCAAGAAGTGGGGCTACATGAACGAGCTGGATTACATTATGTTCCCTTATACTGTTGAGGGTGATGAAGTTTCTCTGGGTGAGCCGAAGAATATTACTCTGACTGTTTCTGTTTCTCAGGTTAACACCAAGATTGATGAGCTGAACAAGACTGTCGCAAGCCTGAATACAGAGTTGCAGTCTGCTAAGGATGAGATTGCGGAGCTGACTCCGTACAAGGAACAGGCGGAGAAGGCAGCTGCAGAAAAGGCGGAGGCCGAGCTTGCACAGAAAAAGGAAAATCTGCGCCAGTATGCTATTTCCAGCAAGATGATTACTGAGGCTGAACTGACCGGTGAGGGCGAGTTTGCAAGTATGATTGAGAATCTGGATGAGGCTGGCATCAATGGTGTGATTGCTTCTCGCTGTGTTGAAGCCGCTAAGAATGCAAAGCCTGCTGAAAAGAATATTGAGACTTCTGAGGTACATAAGCCTGAGAGTATCAAGCTGAATTTGAATGAAACCAAGTATAACACCACTAACGCTAACAAGCGTGACGCATGGCGGGAATATTTGGGTAAGTAATAACATTTAAGAGAAAGGAAAAATATTATGATTCGTGAACTGATGGTGAACGGCGCGAAGAATATTCCCGCTAACTATGCCGCAAAGGTCGCTATGGCCACCGGTATGGGTGTTCAGGTTGACCACAAGGCTGGTCAGGTTAAGTTCCCTGACGCAGCTACCGCCGAGGGCATCGAGATGGTTGCCCATGAGTTTATCCCGGAGGGCATCTATGCAAGCCAGACTAATTTTGATGACTACGATAAGATGGTCACCGAGATTAAGGCGGGTGTTCTGGTGAAGCGCGTTCCTCTGTATGCTGGCGAGCTGTACGGCACTGACCAGTACAAGGCCGCTGATGCACAGGATACCAATATTGGCAAGCTGCTTGAGGTTAACACCGATGGCAAGTGGCAGGTTGCTACTACTGGTACTTCTCGTTTTGAGTTTGCTGGTGTGATGGACGACAACGGCCACAAGCTGATTATGATCAGTGTGCTGCCCGAGGCAAAGACTGTTGCTTGATTGAGAGAAAAAACTTGAATACGATACGTGAAATTTAAGGCTATCGTCTTTTGGCGGTAGCTCTTTTATTTTGCGCGAAGAGAAAGGAAATGAATTATGGCACTGAATATTGAAGTGGCCGAGCTGATGAAGCAGCCCGGTCGTGTTTATAGTGTTGCTGAGAAGACTCAGTACAATAAGATCATGGATGCCGAGGACAAGGAAATTGCCGAGATTGTTGGCGCTCATGTCAACGAGCTGATTGATAAGGGTGACCCCAACAAGGAGATTGCTCAGTTTATCAATCGTACTGTGACTGATGAGCTGTACAATGCTCCCGACGAGTTGCTGGATGCAATGTTTGAGCGTGGAACTATCGGTGAGTTTGATGATTATCAGGCAGAACGTACAGTGAAGAACACGCTGAAGGCTTATGACGCAGCTAAGGGCGGCAATGTGCCGAAGTCTTATCTGCACTATGAGACCATCAAGCCCGTTTGGCGCAATAAGCAGATTGAAAGTGATCTGAGCTTCGTAGATGTTCGCCGAAACGGGTTCAAGAGTGTTGCTACTCTGACCACTTTTATGACTGAGGCTCTGAAGAATCAGATGTTCTACGATGTGTTCAGCATGGTTGATGATGCTATCACTGGTGGCGAGCAGAAGATTGATGTTCAGGGTAAGGAGCCCACCATGGAGGCCATGGATGCTCTGACTCTGTATCTGAACGAACACGCAGATGGCGAGAACCCGTTCACTGTAAGCCTGATGAAGTATTGCGCAAAGATGCGTCGTATGACCGGTTACGCTCAGTATCTTTCTGATGCTGCAAAGGATGAGTTCAACCGTTATGGTCTGGTTAAGACTTATGATGGCGTTGCTATTACTGGCATCAGCTCTGCCAAGAAGCTGGGTGATGGTTCTATGCTTCTGCCCGATAAAAAGGTTTATGGACTGGCGGGACGCATCGGTCGGCTTGACATGAAGGGAGAGACTCATACCTACGAGGACTACGATAACAACAACGAAAAGATTCATCTGATGGTCAAGGACTTTACCTTTGGCTACAGCATCGATTACATCGAGCGCGTTGCTAAGATTGTCATGGCTCAGTGATAATTTCATTTTTACAAAGGCAAACTTATGCGGGGGCTTTGTGGTCTCCGCATTTTATAGAAAAGGAGACAAATTATGAGTTCCGTGATGGAAAAGAAGTTTATTGACGTTCTGAACTGCGATGATAACGTGGTTACCGTTTCGTCACTGAACAATAAGGGCTATACTTTTGAGCCTGGAAATGTGAATGAGCCTTGTGTGATTCCCGTTCCGCCAGAGGAAATTCAGTATATGAATAGTGTTTGTAACGCTTTCAAGAATGGTGTTCTGCGATTCCGCCCTGAAGAGCAGGAAGAAATTTTTAATGCGCTTGGTATTAAAGGAGACAGTGTTCTGTTTATCGAGGATATTGATGATGCAATCATAAATCCTACTGTCGAGAACCTTCAGCGGATGATTGATATTAAGGATGGTGCTCAGTTTGAGCGTATTCGCGGCCGCTTCTATTATCTGACGAATGTCGGTGAAGACCTGTCCACTAAGGTCAAGCGCCTGATTGACGAGCGTTATAAGGAGCTTCGTGCTGGCAAGCGTAACAGTGAGCTGTCTGTTGTGCCTGCAGCCAAGTCTGCCCCTGCTGATGTTCAGGCAGAGCTTGAGGCCGCAAAGAACCAGCTTGCTGAAATGCAGAAGCAGATGCAGGCAGCACTGGCACAGATGCAGGCTATGATGGCTGGTGTACAGCCTGTGGCACAGGACACTCCTGTTGAGAAGACTATTAAGCGTGGCCGTAAGAAGGCAGAGGCAGAAAAGGCGGAGGTCGTTCCCGCCGAGTAAGATTGGAGGGATTAAATGACCGCGTTTTCGGATGTATACGACAAATTTTACGAGTTGGTCGAAACTGACAGTAATTTCTTTCAGTATTTTGACCTGACCGAGAATGAAGTGCGAGATCTCGTACATGACCGTGCAAAAAGTTATTTGATGGAATCACTTTCTGTGATTACAAGAAACATTGAGCCGGAAGAGGATTTTAGTTTCGATGATTACGATTCAGAACTAGAAGAGTTTAATTCAGATCTCACATTCGATGAGATTGATATGTTAGCGCATTTGATGTTAGAGCAACATTTTAAGCGTGAATTTGGAAAATTGAAAGCGTTTAGTGCGCAAGACCTTCCTACAAGTTTACAGGTATTCTCCCCTGCTAACGAGCGCACGAGTATTCGTGCTCTTGTGAAAGACATTCACGAGGAGAATATGACGATGTTGGACAACTATATGGCAAAAGACCGCTCGACCCGCAAGCGTAAGACCATCGACTATGATACATACGCTTCCTACTCCGAGTAAGGAGGTATACCGATGGATTTTTATACAAGGGCACGAGCTGTTGGCGGTGCCGCAAAAATGTCTAACAAAAAGGATGTCAAAATTGCTTTTGCAAAGCGTGACTTCGCAGCACACTTCAAGGATAGTGTTGACTATGAGGATAATACTCTTGTGAATGGTTTGCCTCAGAAGCTGGTTGTTAGTCGTAGTAATAGTATTGCCAAGGAAAAGAAAATCTGGGCTTATTCTGGCGATTCTTTGAATCTTGGCGACATTGTTGACTGCTACAATTGTAAATGGCTGGTAACTGAGATTGAACCAAACGATGAGATTTTTCTTCGTGGTAAGATGGAGTTATGTAACCGCCAGATTCAGTGGCAGAACCCGATTACTGGTGAAATAGTCTCTCGCTGGGCAACGCTGAGTAAGCCATACTACGCGAACAACAAGGAACTTGTGGTGACTTCACTAAGTCAGCGTGAGTATAAGGTGCAGATGCCTTTTGATGATGAGACTGCGTTGATTGACCTTGATAAGCGCTTTATGTTGGAAATTATCAATGGAGAACCGAAAACATATGTTACGACTTCTGTTGACCAGAGCACAGAGCGCTATGAACTGCACGGTAAGACACAGGGATTCCTTGTGTTGAATATCCGGCAGGACCAGTACAACAGTAAGACGGATAATGCCGAGAAAATGATTTGTGATTACTTTGAGCCGAATAAGAGCAATGAGCCTGATACTGACTCTCAGGTGACTGCTGCTATTAAGTACGCAGGCAAGCCGGAAGTTCGTGTTGGTGGTTCTTGGAAGAAATTCACTCCTGTATTTACAAGCATCACTGGCGAAGAGGTTGCGGAGACTCCTGTGTGGAGTACAAAATGTCTTAATGAATTCAATGAATTTGTTGAGGTGCAGGCTGCCGACGATGGTACTTTTAAAATTCGTATTTTGAATAATAGTATTATGGATGGCGCGACTGTAAAAATTTCTCTGACAAATGCTGATGGTACGGTAAGTACATTCATCGAGTGCAAGGTGGTGAATCTACTGTGACAACGAGTGAGTTGATTACGGACTATAAAAACAAATTAGCTTTGAAGTTGGTCAATACGGAAGGGCTTGTTGAGGCGATGGGCAATGATGATATCGAAGAGCCAGATGAGGCAATTTATACTTATATCTTCCCCTATTTTCATATCCCTGACACGATTGAAGCAGCACATAGCTATATTTGTTTCAAGGTAAACATGACCGACCGCAGTAACATCAATGATTGGTACGAGAACTTCACCCTAACCGTATGGGTTATTGTAAATCAGGCATTGATGAAGATGCCTTCTGGTTATGGTGGTGCAACACGAGTTGATTATCTGAGTGGCATTGTTGAGAAGCAACTGCACGGTAGTACAATTTTTGGTATTAAACAGCTCAAAATCACGTCAAACGTCGAAGATAACATGGATTTACATCATCGAGTTCGCATTATGACATTCAAGACTCAGGACTTAGATGACCTAGTGGGGTGCAACTAATGGAACTTCGAGAGATGTACGAGCCGAGTTTGATGATGGGCGAAGACTTCCCTATCAATGACAAGATTATGGTTCGGATGCCAACTGTTGGCGAAATTATCCGCTTTGGCGAAAAGAAATATTTCTCGTTGGTGTATTTGTTTTGTTCTACTTCGAGTGATTATAAAGTGCAACTTGATTCTATTGGTGTGGACTAGCAGGATTTATCGGACTTCGATATGTTCCGTCAGCTTTTTATTGGAAATAAAGACCAAGATATGTCGATTCTTCTCGGAGACTTAGATACTAAAAATTTTGTGATGGCAAAAGACAACAAGACTGAAGAAATTGTTCTTGTGAACAAAAAGACTGGTGTTGTGATTGACCGACTTGCTTATGATTTAATGTCTGAGTATCTATGCGCAGCAAATGGCGTTGAGAAGCATTCAGAAAGAGCTGCAAACAAAGCAACGAGACAGGCACTTATTGAAGAAGCAAAAGATAAAATGGAGCTTCAAAAAAACAAGCCATACGAATCGCACTTAGCTGAACTTGTACTTTCGATGGCTTGTGTGCAGGGCTTTAAGGCTGATTATTTTCAAGCCATGAAGTATCCAGTGAGTGTCTTTATGAACCATGTAAGAAAGGTTCAGCAAATTAAGAATTACGACAATACGATGCATGGCGTTTATGCTGGCACCGTGGAATTTGGAAAGATTCCAAAATCACAACTGGATTGGACGAGCAAGGCGAAGTAAGTCGCCCTGCTCTTTTATTTTATCCAAATAAATTGAAAGGAAACATGATTATGAATTTTGATGAACTGATTATTGATCGGCCTCTCCGAGCTCATAAGTATAACTTTGATGGTAAGCGCATTTGGACAATGAGCAACCTGAAGGATCTGAAACTGACTCTGGGCGGCGAGACTGTTTATTCTCAGGACGAGCTGGGCACCAACATTATGGGCTTTGACCGTTCTAAGACTGCATCCGCCGAGTGGTCTAATGCTCTGGTGCATCTGGGTACTATGGCTGACCAGATGGGTACTGAGAAGCAGATTGCTTCTGGTACTGCAAAGCAGAAGTTTACCCGCGTGTTCTTCTTGACTACAGCTGATGGCAAGAAGCTGACTCTGCCTCATGCTCCTGTGGACATCACTACTGGTGTTCCCTTCAAGTACATTGATAAGGTTGATAACCGCAATGTTACCCTGGAAACTTACGAGCTGGGTGCAGAGACTGCTACTAATTTCTCTGTGACTGGCACTGAGGTCACTCTGCCTACTGACAAGTGCAAGGCTGGTGATAAGTTTGCTGTTAAGATGACTTACGAGTCTGAGTCTGGTATGGCTATTGACAACAGCGCAAATAAGTTCTCTGAGGAGGGTGTATTTGTCATTGAGGCTCTGTGCTACAATCCCTGTGATAAGGCAACTAAGATCCTGACCAACATCATCTTCCCTTCTGCCAAGGAGGACGCAGCTGTTGAGATCGACTTCAACCATGAGACTACTCATCCTGTGACTATCAATGCAACTCAGGAGTATTGCTCTGAGGATAAGAAGCTGGTTCGCATCGAGGTTGTGGAGGAGTAATAGCTATGGCTGAATCATGGTGTCGTGTATGTGGCAAGATGTACAATGCTTGCCCGCATTGTGATCCATCTAAGTCATGGCGTGTTATCTGTGATACTGAGCCTCACTTTCAGGTGTGGGTGAATACATACGAGTTCCAGATTGGAGTTCGTCCCAAGGAGGAAGCTAAGGCTTGCCTGAACAACCTCTTAAAGTATAAGCGTATCACGCTGGATGAGGTGGAAACTTTCATTCCAGCAGTTCGTGATACATTCCATAAGATTATGGATATGCCTGTAGAGGCTGAAGTCAAATCATCTAGTGATGTAAAAGATGAAACGCCCGTGAAGCCGGTAGTTAAGAAAACATCAAATCGTAAGGGGCGGGCATAACCGCCCCTTAGTTTTTCGTGGTGGTTTTATGGAGAAAAAGAACAGAACAAAGTTTAATGTGAGCAAAAATCCAGCAGATAGAACCTATGATGGTGTGGTTTATGATAGCCGTGCCGAGATGATGTTCTATCGGGATATTGTATTACCTGGGCTGGAAAATGGTGAAGTCGTAGAGTGCCGTAAACAGGTTCCTTTTGTATTACAGGAAGCGTTCCGCCGGGTCGATAAGGACGGCAAAGATGTAGCTGTAAGAAAAATCGATTATGTGGCAGACTATGAGCTTACATACAGTGATGGCAGTAAACAGGTAATTGATACGAAGGGTTTTGCTGACAGTGTTGCGCTGATGAAGCGCAAGATGTTCTGGTTCCATTATCCTGACGTAGACTACCGCTGGATCACGTACTCCAAAATTGATGGAGGCTGGGTCGATTACGACGACCTAAAAAAAGCTCGAAAAGAGCGAAAGAAATTAAAGCAAGCACAGATGAAAGGGAGATAAAATGAAGGTTTTAAATTTTCAGGAGCGAAATGAGTTTCTTGATGAAGTAGTCAAGACATGTACTATCGACGGTGATTATCAGCCAGCACTGCTTGATGTGGTGTTCCGGTTGACTATCCTGAAGTATTTTGTAGATTATGACTATCGTAGCGAGCCGCAGAGTGAGTGGCCTCGTATTGCTTACGAATCTTTCAATTTCAAGATTAACAAGGCTGGTTGTGATACTTCTGCGTTCTGGGATCAGTATGATTCTCTGGAGAAGGCCGTTCACGAGCAGATTGACCGTTCTCATAAGGAATGGTTGGTTCTTGGTCTATGCGGCAAACTCAATAAGATTATCGAGAAGCCTGACCCTATTTCTGATTTCGTTGACTTTATGGAGAACTATTTGAATGATGTGAGGGGCAACTTGAATGACTTTGACGTCGAGAAGTTTTCTGAAGTGACTTCTGCCCTGCTGGATAATAAGCAGGAAATCTCTGCTGTGCTGGCAAAAGATAAAAAGGAATAAACACTTTTAGAGGTGGGTTGGAGGGAATTTTAATATGGCTACAAGAAGTAAACCGCTGAAGTTATGGGACGCTGAGAAGTTTAAGAATGTAAACCAAGTGTCTTTGAAATACTGGGATAGATATGAGACTGATATGGGCATCCGTGACCTCAGCCCGTCTACTGTTTACAATTATGAATCGGATTTCAAGCAGTGGATGATTTATGTTTTGGACAATCAGGGTAATGCCCCTGTAACGGAACTTGAAGAAGAAGATATTGAGGAATTTCTGTTCTATTGTAAGAAGCACGGAAACAACTCTGCTCGTATGAAGCGTCGCATGAGTACGATTTCTGCGCTGTACCGGTATCTTCGCAAGAAGAAAATCATCAAAGAAAATCCGATGGAGTTCATTGACCGACCGACCAAAGACGTGGCTGTCGTGAAGCAGACATATCTTACGCCTGATGAGGTCAAGTTGATGCGAGAGAAACTGAACGCTCTGGTTGAATCTGCGACTACAGTTCACATGAAGGATAATGCGATGACGTTGCGTCTGTACGCACTGTTCTCGCTGTCCACGATGGCTCGTGTAAACGCTGTGCGGAATACGCTCTGGAAGTCTATCGACTATGAGAACCGTATGGTACATGATGTTCTGGAAAAGGAAGGTAAAATCGTTGATTTGATGTTCAGCAAGGAAGTTTCTGAGCTTTTGAAAGAGCTGAAAGAATACCGTACTAAGCATGATATTGAGGATGGCGGCTATGTGTTTGTTGGTACGAAAATCAATGGTGCATGGATGCCGATTACTTCAAGCACTGCCGGAGATTGGTGTAAGAAGATTGGTGAGATGATTGATGAGCCTACGCTACATCCGCATGATTTCAGGCACAGTGGTGCTACCCTGCTGAAGAACGCAGGTATGAGTTTAGAGGATGTCTCTTCCCTACTCAACCATGCAGGTACGGATGTGACCAATAAGTATTACATCAAAAAGGACACGACAAAGATTCAATCTGCAAAGGATCGGTTTGAGATTTGAGGTGGAATGAATGGGAAGTCTTGCTTCTTCGTATACGAACTTTGATGATTTACTGGCCGGTGTGGTTAGCAGCGTTCAAGACATCCTTGAAGGTGTTGCGCCGGAAATTGAAACGAGACTGCAAGCAAGCATTGTAGAAAACGTGCACTCAAAAAGTGGACGGTCTGATGGAATCGAAAGCAGAAAAAATATTGTTAGTAGTGTTACTACGGATAACAACGTGGTAACTATGACAGTAAAGGATATTGCAAGACCGCAGGCATCGTGGTGTAAAACGCCATTCCGAGAAGGAGATAACGCAGCTTTAGAGGGAACAATGTTTGCCAATTGGATTGAGCATGGCTTATGGATGGATATTGCAAAATGGAATCAAATGGGACGGCCAAAGGAAAATAAACCAAAACGTCCGGCTCGTCCATTTATTTCAAAGGTACAAGTTGAAGCGGCTATGCTTGTAAAAACGGCATTGCATGAATTGTAAGTCCACAATTTATTTGGAAAATTTGAATGAGAGGAGGCTGGCTTGAAGAAGCTGGCCGCTTCTCTTTTTTATTTTGAAAGGAATTGTTGAAAATGGAAAAGAGAGGTGACCAACAGTATGGATGAAAAAGAAAATACTGGCACAGAGTCTTCTGCCGTAACAGCCATTAAGGTCAAGGTTGTTATTGACACAAATAAAGTAGAGTTAGATAAGCAATTTAATTCTGTTAAAGAACATTATAAAGAAAAACCAGTAAAAATTGCTTTTGGAGTAAATCAAAACGACACTATCCGTAATATAAATAATGCACTTGATAAGGTAGTCAAGAGCGGAAAGTTAAAAACTCCAAAGGTTACACTTGATGTTAAGATCGACCAGAGTAAAGTAACTGCACAGCTTAAAAAAGCTATGCAATCTGCGGCAAAGCAGACAGTTAAGGTTGATGCCGGAAAGTCTGGTTCTACAAAAACACAAGATACTTCAAAAAGTGATATTTCTCGCCTTTTCAGCCTTGCAAATCGTCAAGCAAAGTTAAAAGCGGATGAAGCATCGTTAATTGCTAATGGAAACAAATCATCTGAGTTGAAAGCGGTACAGACTAGATTGAGCGCAATCAACGATGAGATGGATAAACTCAAGACAAAAACAAAAGATGTAATTACGGAATCTCAGAAGTTAAAGCTTGAGGATATCGAAAAAACCGGAAAATTCAATGCTGACAGAAATACTGCAAAAGGTGCAGATTCGGCTGCAAAAGAACTAAAAAAACAAAATCAAGAAATTGCAGATGATTTAAAAAAGACTCTCACGTCTCAAGAATCCGAGTATGAAAAATATCAAAAAAAGATTCAGTCTCTTGAAAACTATTCTAAGAATAACTCCAACTATAAAAATGATAATATCAAAAAATATTTATATGGAGAAGATGGAACTGGAAAAACTTCTGGAAAGTTAAAAGAGTTGCGAGATCAGCTTGCTTCTATTGAGAACACTACACCAGGGAAAGCAATTCAAGACTTTGATAAAAAATGCAAGACTCTTGATACAACTATTGATTCTACAAGTCAACATTTAAAAGAACTTGGATTTGATTTTAGAGATATAAATCAAGCCAATGTTGATATGACGAAGTTTAAGAGTGTTTATGAACGTGCAACGAAGTTAGAAGACTCTATTGCAAATAAAAGTAAATATTCTTAGCTAATTGATAGTTTAAACGGAATAAAAGCTTCTGCTGCTGGCTGTGAAGGTGATGTTACTGATCTTAGTGCAAGACTATCAAACCTTGAAGTTGAGGCAAGCAGATGTGGGGCCACTACAGAAACCCTTAGTCAAAAACTCTCTCGTCTGTTTAAGGAACATTTCCAGACTGCTATCGCTATGGCTGGCGTGGCTATGGTTAAACAGGGTCTACGAGAAGTTTATAATAACGTCGTAGATATAGATACATCTATGACTAACTTGAAAAAAGTCACGAATGAGACTGAATCGGCATACTCAAGCTTTTTGTCGTCTGCTTCAAGTCAAGCGCGTGAGCTTGGTGCTTCTATCTCTGATGTTATTGACAGTACAGCAGAATGGTCTCGTCTAGGCTATACGCTGGACGAATCACAAGAGCTTGCAAAGTGGTCCACTGTCCTAAGTAACATTGGTGATGGAATTAATAGTGCATCTGACGCAGCTTCTTATCTAGTCTCTATTCTAAAGGGATTTAGAATGGAAGCTGACGAAGTAGAACACGTCGTCAATGTTCTTAACTCAGTGGGCAACAACGAACCCATTTCCGAAAGTGGTATTGCGGAGGCACTCGTCAGATCGGCAAGCGCATTATCGGCAGCCGGGAACTCGTTTGAAGAGTCTGTTTCGTTGATTAGTGCGGCCAACTCTGTACTTCAGGACCCGGATACCGTAGGCACAACTTTAAAAACAATTTCAATGTATCTGCGAGCCAGTAAGACTGACGCAGAGGCATTTGGCGTTTCAGTTGATGATATGGCAAGTTCTGTTTCTGAACTGCGAAGTGAATTGAAATCTTTAACTGGCGTAGACATTATGAAGGATGCCGCCGGTACAGAATTTAAGAGTACATATCAGATCCTGAAAGAGATTTCTGCCGTATGGGATAAACTTACTGATGTTAGTAAAGCTAATGTCACAGAGATGCTTGGCGGCAAAAGGAACTCGAATGCGGTACTTTCCGTGATCGAGCAATTCTCCATTGCTGAAAAATCAATGGAAGATGCCGCTAACAGCTCTAATTCAGCAATGACTGAACAAGAGCGCATGATGGATTCAATTGAGGGTCGCTTAAAGCAGCTTAACGCCAGCTTTGAGAAATTCTCAAACGACGTTATGAGCAGTGACCTCATCAAATTCTTTGTTACTCTTGCAACAAAGATTGTTGATGCAGCAGACGGAATGGTCAACCTTGCAGGTTCTATTCCGGCAATTACAGCTGCCATTTCTGGTGTGTTGTCTGTAATGCAGATGAGCGGAAAGCTCAAGAATGGTGCGGGTAAAGTTAATATGCCCTCTTATATTTGTTGCGTTTGATAATATAGGATGCGGCACCATGTAAAAATAAAATAGCCCCTAGAGTGCTGGGAAACCCTAAGAGCCATATCGCCTATTATTATATTTATATAATGTAGGAATCGAAAGATAGAAACAAGGATATGGATGCTATATGCTGAGATAAAAGCTCGGTTTTATCGTATTGTCAAAATATGGTAATAATCGAGTGCTAAGTAGCGTTTACAATGGGCGGTCAGCAGCCGATTCACTCTCCTATTATATAATGTAGGATGGTGGAAGGTTCATCGACTAAAAAGGGTCAGTGAGCAACCACTGGAAGGATAGTCAGTTCTGGACGAAAGTTCAGAAGTCCACCTCAGACGTAATCAGACGACTTAAAGAAGTAGGTGGAAACGAGGAGACGCGCTACTCTCTGGCGCGATATAAGTAGGAGAAAAATGATTGAATAATTAAATAAAAAGAAAAAGTACACTGCTGTTCGTTGACAGCGTACTCTAAAAAGTGTATAATAAAAGCAACCAAGAGTTCCAATAGACGGTTCCCTCGGTTAGCATCAAACAAATGGAATTAAAATCTGGACAATTTCAATCCCAATGAAGAGCTGCCTACTGGACATAGGCGGCTCTTTTACTTATCACGGCTCTCGCTATGATGATGTAGCATCTTGAAAATCTCAAGAACAGTCTTAACAAAGCCAGCAAAACCGAAGAACAGCATTGCGACATAGTAGACAGTCTGAATGTCAAAATTCATGGCAACATCCTCCTTCCGACAATATTGCCGGAAGGCAGTTAAAGAAATACACGCTCCTTCTTGCCTTCCGGCTACTGGGAGGGTGACCGCCTATTTTTACATCTATGATTGGACAAGTTCGATGTGGAACTCCTGATTGCCCATTTATTATACACGCATCGACACGGCTGTGTCAAGACTCTATAATGTAATTTATAATACATGAAAAACAGGTTGCTTTTTTGAAATTTTCTGGCTATAATAAAAGTACAATCGCGTATCAAAAATATACGGAGGTATTTATTATGCCCAGACCTAAAGGTAGCAAGAATAAAGCAAAGGTTCTCGATGGCGTTGATTATGCAGCACAGATCGCTGAAAAAAATACTGCCGCAGAATCTCTTGCTGAAGAAATTGCAGCACTTGGCACGAATATTGCCGCGCTGAATGCTGAGAGAAAATCCAAAGAAGCAGAACTGAAAAAGCTCAACAAAGAAGTTACGAAGCTTGAAAAGAAAAAAGCTGAGGCCGATGAAAAGATTGCAGAAGCTGCGAAGAAAGCTGAAGCTGAAGATGTGCTCAAGAAACTACTGTCCAGTGGTATGAGCGCAGATGAGATTTTGGAAAAGCTGAAGTAAAGCATCGTCATAAAACAAGCCCGACTTCCCTACTACTGGGAGGCCGGGTGTTTTAATTTATGTTGCTTTTTACGACAGCCTATGATACACTCTTACAAAAGGAGTGTTGAATCATGGAAAAGAAAAATCATATTCCCGAGACCTCGACCTATAATCCCGTCCTGCCTAAAAAACAGCCACCGCAGAATACATATACATATTCCGGTCACGGGTCTGAACAGGCGCAGAATAGTCCATATTTCAAAAACAGAGATAGAATGAATGGAGGATCAAATGACGGAGGTAATAAAACTAATAAATAATGTTGAAACGCTTTTCAATGTCTTTGTCCCAGGTGCCTTATGTGTTTGGTTCTATACAAAGCTTTCATTGAAGAGAATTGAGTACCAAGGATTTTTAGCACTTAGTATTGCACTTGGTTTTACAATAAAGTATTGTGTTGATTACATAGATTATTTACTTGGAAATTTTGTAATCGTCGGATTTCCAATTGTAGTTGTTTATGTTATCGTTGGCATTCTATGTGCCGCAATATTTTTCAAAGCCAAGAATTCGGTCAAGGTGCGGGAATGGTTTGGTTTAAAACTAGGCTATGAAACAGGCGACAATGTTTGGAGCCGACATATTGACTTCAAAGAAGGCACTTATCTTATGCTTCACATGAATGACGGAACTTTTATTTATGGTAAGCTTGAGAATGCCGATGATGATTATGTCGTTTTAACTGAACACGCAATCGGCAAAGACCGCATGGGTGATAGTATGACAGCTGCCGCAAGCAATCCGAACCGTGATACTGCGCTCTGTATTCCTATGTCCAGCGTTAAACGCTTTGAATTCATGTACTGTAATACAGAATCGAAAATTGCAAGTTATGTTTTGCGATAAGAACAAAACATAACTTATCAGTCCCCTGCTAGATGGATGTCTATCTAACAGGGGCTTTATTTATGTGTGCTTAAAATTCATACCCACATGCTTTACATTTGAATTGTTTTCCAGGTTTTCTAATCATGTGTTTCTTTTGTTGGAGGTGAGTCACTTGCTTTCTTATCAATGTGGAAAAAGAAAACCTTATCAGGAGAACTTGTCTATGTTTGGAACAGTTAATCCTGAATGGGCAAGAACCAACATTCCATTAAACGCAGATACGATTGCTTATGCAGAGGTATGGAATTACGAATCTCAAAAAGAAGAACTGATTCAATTCACTTCTGTCAGTGAATTTTTTTCATGGATCGACAATCCACCCGTAGCGTTCAGGTGTATATAAACGTTGAGCGCCGTCAGAAGTAACTGTAATAATATCGCATTTGGGGCTTACTAAACTGTCAATTTCGGCTATTTCGCAGTTTATACCCTGAAGGAATTCAACCATTTCTTGTAGTTTAAGTGTATAGATATTATCTCCAAGCTTGATGAGTTTTGATTGATAAAGTTTATGCTCACCACTAGCTGCATAACCAATGTCGTCCAATGTATTCGGTTGAATTTTGTTATGGCCTGTATCTGCTCTAAGTATCACATTTTTGCCATTCTCGATGCCACATTCGATTAAATAAACAGTACTATTCCCTGTTTTCTGCACCAGCACATTCAGCAAGAATCCAAGCTCTTCTTGGATAGGCATCTTTTGAGCTGACGTAATTTTAAGTGTATGAAGGATAACGTCGTTTAGAAATTCGCCTGTGTCAAGTCTAGCATCGCCGGTGAACGCAATGACATGGTTTGTATTTGTAATATACGCTTTCTGGCTATGGTCGGACGGCATAGCGATAAACGGATTGTCTATTCTATGACGTATGAGTCGCCAGTCCGCAGACACAACGATTCCTTCTTTGTTTGCGATAGCCATCACGAGACTCATAATTCATCACCATTCGTATCCACAGTTACGGCATTTAAACGTCTTCCCTGCTTTCTTTGACCAGAATCCCCAAACAACAGCGTCAACAACCTTACTGGTTCCGCTAATCTTTTCGATATCTGGTGAATGACACGTTGGGCAGGTGGGCACATACTTCGGATGTTCTTTCTCCTCCAAATCGGCTCTATATTGAGCGTCAAAGGCATTGGCTTTATCTTGCATTTTTTTGAGCGAATCTTCGCTAAGTGTTGAAATGTCAACCTGCGGCAGATGCTCAAACTTCCAATTGATTTTCTTTTGCTGGCTCATACTATTCCACTTAGGCGATAATATGACATCTCTAAAGCAAAATGCGCACAGCATTTGATTTTGGGGATAATACTTGTCACATAACGGGCAGTAGCGTACATATTTATCCATATCTATTCTCCTCAAAAATGATATTATCTTTCATGAACGTTTTTGACGTTGATGACAATAATCATATTACTGGCCTAATAACAAAAATACGAAATCTTTACAGGGAATTTTTATCGCTAGATGTAGCAGAGCGTGGAGCTGGGACTTCTTTCCTTGATTTTATCAAATATTCAATAAGAAGTAAAGCCTCAACTGATGGTTTGACTCTCTCGATGAGGGCAGCAACATTCGCGGCAAAAGCACTAAATCTCGCTTTGTCGATGGCTGTTGGTGCGTTAATTGGAATGGCAATAAACGGAGTCGTTTCCGCCATAGCTGATTACGCACAGCGAATCGATACTGCGGCTACAAAGACTAAAGAGGAAGCTGACGCAGCTAAAAATGCCACTTCCTCTTTGAAGGATTTAGTCGATGCCTACGAAGAACTTGGTGATAAGTCTGGTTGGAGTACGGAAGATTTCGACCAAGCAAAAGACATCCAAAAGGAGCTTTTAGCTCTCGCTAAAGAGCAGGGAACTCTTGATGAAAACAAAGTGAACCAGCTAGACCTTCAAAATGGCAAATACGAAGAGCAACTTGGTTTGCTAAAAGACATTACAGAGGAACAGCTCAAAGCATCCGAATCTAAATTGATTCAGTTTAAAGATGCTCAGGGTAACAAGCTTGTTAAGACCGCCAAGGATAATAATCGTTCCCATTTCTTCAGTTCTATTTCTGCAAATGCTAACCTTGGCATTATGAATGAGTTAAAGGATGCTGGAATTGATGTTTTCAACAAGAGTGGCAATTTCGGCGTAAAGGATTTGAACGACCCAGATTCTATTGCAAAGTATTATTCCGAACTTGGAAGGGCTCTGGATTATATTGTTCAGAATACGACTGAAGCACAACGAGCCGCAGGTGGTGCTTACCATACTGTTTATCAGTATTTAATGGATGAGCAAGCCGCACTTCAGGATGATGCAGATGCTTACAATGATTCTACTGATGCCGTCAATGAGAATGTAAATGCTCGTAGAAAACTCCAAGCTATTGACTTTTGGAGCGACGGCAAAAGCAATGGTATGGACGTAAGCTATAGTTTCGATAAGGTCAATTCTGCAATCGAAACTCTAAAAAATACCATTGATGACTTTGATGCAAGCAAACTAAACGACCTCTTGTGGGGTACAAACGAAGGATTATCCAACGAGCAAGCTCAAGCTCTCGCAAATCTTCGCAAAGCTCTTACTGACATGGACTTTTCTGCTGATACAAACGGTGTGAATGCGTTTATCCAAGCACTTGTTCAAGTTGGTATTGTAGCTCAGTCTTCTGCAAATGGTGTTGACGCATTGGCTGCTGGCGCACAGAAGATGGAAGATATTTCTTCCAAAATGGATGAAATCCAGTCTGCGTATAAAGCTTCTACCAGTGCAATGGAAGAGTACAATCAGTATGGCTACATGAGTCTCGATTCTCTTCAGTCTTTACTGACGATGAACACCGAGTATCTGAATTGCCTTGAGCTTGTTAATGGTAAGCTTCAGATAAATAAACAGAGTTATGCTGAGTTACTTGCTGCTGAATACGCAGAAGCTGCGGCAACAATTCTGTCTAACGCACAACATGAGGTCGCAAACCTTACTGCCGATGATACGGCTGAAAGCACTGACGACCTAAAAGAGAAAACAGAGGCTGAAAAGACTGCTCTTGAGAATCTTCTCCCTGCTTTGAAAAATGCTACTGCGGCAACTGCAACATATAGTGCCGCACAGGAGTTTGCAAACGAAGTAGAAAAGGCTGGCGAACGTGGTGTCGATCCTGCAAAGCTAGAGGAAATAACGAATCGCACAAATACTCAGCTTTCTCTATTGTACACCAATATGAATGCTGCCTTAAAGGGCGGTCAAGAATTGACAAATCAGCTTAACGGCTTCCCTACTGATAAGACAAACAAGAACAATAAATCTACTGCGAAGTCTGTGACTGATATCGCTTCTGCTTTCGACACCTTAACTAAGGCGATGAAGGAATATAACCAATATGGCTATATTTGTGCAGATACGATGAAGTCGCTAATTGGTGTTGATGATAAGTTTACTGCTTGTTTAACAGAGCAAAACGGGAAACTTGAACTTAATACAGCTAAATTCCGCACCTTTATTAAGGCACAGCTTGAGGAAGCAAATGCCGCCAAAGATGGTGGTAAGTCTGCCGATGAGATGAAGAAGATTCTCAACTGGCTGAATTCTAGTGTTGATTCTGAAACCATCTCCTTTGAGCAACTAACAGATGTCATCAAGGGCTATGGCACCGCGATGGATGAAGCCAAGGAAAAGACGGACGCTATAAAATCCGCATTTTCCAGTCTTTCTGATATCGGTAAGAATAAGATTGAGAATCCTTTTGGCGCTCTTGATGCAGATGGTGTTGACAAACAGTATCAGGCAATTCGTGATCTGTATGATAACACTGATTTGTTTACGGATGAACGGTTTGCTGGAGCGTTAAATCCCGAAACTGGATTGGTTGATTATAACAGCGATGCCTTTAAGCAGATGTTCCTCGAAAAGCTTGATGGTATGGCTACTGCTTGTGAACAAACTGGCGGTAAAGCTGGAAAATATCTTGCCCAAGGTTTTAGAGACGCCGAGGATAAGATTAAGAACAATGTTATCAGTATTGAGGAATATATCAACGGCATAGGTTCTACTTTGGAAAACATCAATAATCGGATGGACAACTTCCAAAGTGCATTCAATGACCTGTCCGATATTGTGGACGAATATAACGCCTATGGTGATTTAAGTCAAGATTCAATCCAGAAGTTAATGGGGCTTGACGTAAAGTACACAGCTTGCCTTGAGCTTCAGGGTGATAAGCTTGTGTTCAATAAAGAGGCGTTCCGTGCGCTTTATGTTGCACAGCTACAAAAACTCGCCGCCGATTATGAAGGCACTGATATTGGCAAGCGCTATGCTGAAATCCTTCAAAAGGTTGCCGATGGCACTTGGGATGTCACTGACCACATGAAAGGCATGGGCACTGAGGCTCAAAACCTTCAAACTATCTTCTCCAATCTAAAAGACCTTTTCTCTTCCCTGCTTGATGTTTTCAATAAGTTCAACGATAACAATTCCAACGACCTCAAGATTTATGGCGATGCCATGACCGAGGAGATTGATAAACGAATCGAAGCTCTTCAGGACGCAAACGACGAGCAAGAAAAAGCTATCGAACTAGCAAAATTGCAAGCCGAGCTTGAAAAGGCCGAGACTCAGAAAACCGTCCGTGTCTACACCTCTAATGGTTATGAGTGGCAGGCTGATGAAACTGCCATTAAAGAGGCTCGTGACAATCTCAACTCTAAACAGCGTGAGAACGCTTTGAATGACGAGATTGATAAACTGAACAAGCTGAAGGATAAGTACGCTGAACTGATTAACCTGATTGGTTCTAGCTACGAAGACTATCAGAAGAAACAGGAATATGCCGCGAAGATTCAGGGCATGACATTTGACCAGATGACCGCCGGACTTGATGGCTTCGAGTCTACCGTTATCGCCAACATGAAAGCGATTCAGGGCGCAACTAATGTCAACAATGTCGTCACCAATCTGACCAATTTGGTTAATACTCTGGTTAAACTGAACGACGTTCTAAATGGTTTAAGTACTGGGACTACTCAGAGTGGTGGTATTACCGGCCTGTTCAATCGACTGCAGCGTGCCATTGGTACGTTCTCCGACAAGAGTTCCGGTAAGGGATTCTTTGGTCGCCTCTTGGATGCAGGAAAGAGTATCCTTGGAATCGGCGATGGCAGTGCCAGTAGTAAACTTACAACCGATATTGCTCCAGTCATAAAGTCTGGTGTCGGTGATGGTATCACTACTGGACTGGATGCCGCAAAACCGTCTATAGCTAAATCTGCGCAGGGGCTCTTCTCCGGCAATGGCGGATTGAAGTCTATCTTCCAGAAAGGGTTCGGTGGAGTCGCATCTATTGCCAAAAAAGCGGTTGGCGGACTTGTCTCAATTTTCGGTGACATCGGTACTACATTGGGTGGAACCAAGCTGTTCTCTGGTATTACTGGTATTTTCAAGGGAATCGGTAAGACTGTCAGCACCGTTATTGGCACTACAGGTGGTACGGGTGTTGCCGGAACTATTGCGGCTGCGGTCAGTCATATTCCTGTCATCGGCAAGATCTTGCTTGGTGGTACTCTTGCTGTCGGCGCGATCGGTGGCGGAAGCCTCACTACTGGCATTAAGAGAATCGGCGCAGGTATTACTAATGTAGTAAAGGGCATCGGCTCTACTATCAGCAAGGCGGTAAAGGGTGTTGGTAGCTTTATCAGCAAACTTATGCCGTGGAACTGGGGTAAGAGTTCAAGCGATAGCGGCTCTAAAAAGAAGGGCATCGGTTCTTGGAAAATTTGGCCTTGGAACTGGGGCCGTGCTAAGGGTGACAAGCATATCGACCAAGCAGCTCCGTACAATGTTGACGAAGAGGGCGAAGAGATAATTGTTCGTAATCCCGCAAAGGGTCGAATGACTTATCTCGAAAAGGGCGATGGCGTTATTCCGGCTGACACTACAGAGAACCTGATGGAAATCGGCAAAGATCCAAAGAAATGGTTATCTGATGCCATGAAAGAATCCAGCAATTCGGTCGGTTCTCTGCCTATTGACGACCTGAAGAATGCCAAAACCAAGGGTGACCTGATATCTATTACGAAGAGTCTGGCAAACAACCAGATGAAGCGTCTGCGTGATAAGTTTGATACAGTGTGGAAGCGGCTTGGCAAAAATGCCGGACTGTCTGAAGAGCAGATTGACACCATCGGTAGTACCATCTTTGACCGGATGGGCAGCATGATTTCTAATTCGATGGATTCTGCCCTTGGCAATAAGAATCTAACCGACGACCAAATCAAAACTATTTGTGCTGAAATGTTCCAGCGCATGGGTAGCGTGTATAAGAATGGATGGGACAACCTCTATTCCCTGTCTCCCGACATGTCTACGGACGCTTCTACTGCAATCAATAAGCTGTTTGAGACCATTTTTGCTGATTACAATGCAGATACGTCAAATATTAGCGATGTTATATCTGGTTGGCTACCAAAAGTTGAAAACACCATGAATACCACTCCGGCTCCTGGTTTGTCTGGCGGTGGTGGCTACTATGGCAATTCAATGGATGCCAATGTTGGACCTTCTGCATCGTTTAGCTTTAGCAAGGTCAAGAAAACTATCCAAGGGCTCTTCGAGAAGTTTTCCAACAGCAAGCTTGGTGCGTGGATAAACAAGCACTCTCTCGGTTCCGCTGTGGACAAGCTGACAAAATACAATGAATCCAATGACCCGAACATGGTTCAAAAGGCATTGCATCTACTCACTCATCCGGCAGAACTGATTGCTTCAGCAGTTGAAAGCGCAGTCAAGACCGGCAAAAAAGTCACTTGGGCGGTCACTCATCCGAAGGAAGCGGCTCAAGAGATTGCGGCGGCTGCAAAAGATGCGTACACCAAAGGCAAGGAAGTCGCGTCTAAAGCTAAAGACGCAGTGACTCATCCCAAAGAGACTGCTGAAAAAATTGTTGATAAAGTGAAAGAGACTTACAACAATATCAAAGAGGCCGTCTCTGAGAAGACTAATTCGGCAAAGAATTGGGTTAAAGACAAAGTCGATAAAATCACAGGTAAGAAAGCTACCGGTTCTCGCAGCATTAACAAGTCTGGTACTTATAATGTTGATGAGAAGGGCCAGGAACTTATCGTCCGCCAGCCTGAAGCTGGGCGCTATACCTATCTTGAGACTGGTGACGGCGTTGTTCCTGCTGATATTACATCTAAGCTCTTTGATTTGGGCGGTAATCCTGATGCATGGTTCCAGAGGCAGCTTGCAAAGAACGGCGGTCTTACCGCAAATGTTCAGAATCGCAGTCAGGCTCCGTCTATCAGCATTGGCGACATTTATGTTCAGAAGCCGATTGGAGACGCTGATGGTCTGGCTCGTGAAATCGTTCAGGGTCTGCCTAATGCGATTTATCAGGAATATAGTAAACGATAAGGAGGTGCGTTAAATGACTGATTCAAGAAAAGCTGTCAGTGAACTCGCGAAGATGATTTGCGATACTGCCAGACGTGTTGTTGAGGATGCTTCGTTTGACAAGACCTTCTTTGGTGTTGTAACAGGAACCAGCAACGGAAAATACATCGTAACTTCTGCTGGACAGGAATACACGATTAAATCCAGTCAGTTCTTCAAGGTTGGAGAACGGGTTGCGGTAACTGCTGCTCAAAGCAACTACAATACGCTGATTCTTCATAAACTCTAAGCCGCGCAAAATGCAGGTAGTTCCGCCAATGACGGATAACCCTGCAAGTGCGGCTTTTTAATTTTAGGAGGTGATTCTACCTTGGCGAAACCTATACTGTCCCCCATTTCTGTTTTTGATGCAAACGAAGGGACTACTGCATATTTTAAGGTGGCAACCACCTATGACGGTACATTATATAATAATGCTCAAAAAGCATACGATCAGGCCATTGAGAAGCAGAAGACTACTATCGCTGCTATTAAAAGCCGTGGTGTCGAGACCTATGGGAATATTGACAATCTCAATCGTGCTCGAATTGTATGGACAGCTGAAAATATTGCAAAGTATCAGACCTTCGTGAACGAGATGAATGCGAACGAAACCATCATTTCTGAGGGCGACTATTCTACCGTTCTCGGGTGTGATGATAAAATGGGCAGTCTACAGGTGGCGTACACTCCTCTGTTCCAGACGGACAATGGTGAACTCGTTCCGCTCACTCAATCTGAGATTTCAAAATATTTATCTGATGTCAAAACGAAAGCAACTGCTATGACCAATGGCCTTGTGGCTGCAAACATCTTGTCCGTTGATGCGGAAGGAATTTCAGAGACGGTTGGTGGAAGCGCCATCACTGTCAAAAAGATGATTGCTGCGGTTGAAGGAGATACTTTTGATGGTGCTCCTTTGTCTGCCTGTGATGTCAGTGCTATCGCTGGTTGGAGTGAGGCCGAACTAAAGAAAACTTATGGTAAAACAAGCACATTTGTCGGCTGGGCTATGCATGATGTTCAGGGAAAGATTTGGAATGATAAAGACAATGTAGCAGAGAAGACTGCCGCGCTGGAAAAGGCAACGACCACGTATTGCTATGAAGTGTATGACAGCATGACCAACAAGTTGCTCGGAAGTGTTACAAACGCTGTGACTGGTTTCACTGCTAATCTTGGTTATGGTTATAGAATTACTTCGTCAGATTGGCTCGACAATCAGTCTCGCAACTATACTATTCGCGTCAAGGTCAGACTTTCTGGTGAAGACGAATGTGGGGATTTCAGTGACCCTATTCCTCTTTGGTGCAAAGAAAAACCAATATTGAGCTTCGACGGGCTTTCTTCTAATACGGAAAATATTATCCCTACTTCCTCAATTTTGTTTCTGTTATCGTATCAGTATGTAACTGTACAGGGTGAAACATTAAGTACCTACCAGTATCATCTATACGATGAAAGTAAGAATTTGATTAAAGAATCTGCAGTATTCTATGGAGCTGTAGGAGCGTCTTTTACAGTGAACGGTTTGGATAATCGAACTGTGTTTTATATTCGCGGAACCGGCACAACTCGTAACGGTTATTCTTTGGATACTGGCTTTATTCAGTTCGAAACAAAATATTATGCGAGCGCAGAAGGAGGCACTTTTTTACAGTGTAAGAATAAATTAAGTGACGGATATGTTGCTATTTCAAGCCATCTCGCTGATATTTCTGGAATAACAAAAGACCAGATTTCTTATGTAACATCATCTGGTGGTTATGCTGTGGATTTGACTCATGGTGAAAAAGTCACGTTCGATATTCCGTATCAAATGGAGTTCTATAATGTCAAAGACTATGCGATGGCATTCAAGGTTCGTCCTGTTATTCGAAAAAATATTGTAGAATTCTCGTTCGATCAGGATGGAATGATATATAGAGGCGTTATTTCCACTAATATTCGAGCTTTTTCTAAACTTCCTTACGAAAGCTATCTTCCCGCCAACCAGTCCGAATATTTTTATGCTATGCTGAAAATCATTCGCGAGGATGGCGGTTTTGCATATTCCGACGTTTATTTTATTGACAGTAACTACATGAAACGAACCAGTATGGACGTGCTGATTTGCCTACAGCATAAAGATAATGCTTATGATATTACGATTAGGGAGGTGGAAGAATGAACTTTCTAGGATACGATTTGTTCGGAACTGGCTCTGACGCCTCCCCTTGTGCTGGGAATCCTTCTCTGGCAGGGTTTGTGATTCAAAATGGTATTTACGACGGTGTCTATCTTTCAGGATCTCCTGACGAGTTCTCTACCTTTTATGATTCCGGTATGAAATGGACGGAAGATACTTTGCTCTTTGCTGATTTTAATCAAAAAACTCTTGGTGGCTCCAACTTTGAATATGGCTCGGATCTGCACGAAATCAAGTTGAAGCGCCGCGAAATCGGGGCAGATCAAAAACCGTGGGTCTTGCTTTATGAGCAGCTTGCCGGACATGGAAACATCAATTTTGTTTACAACGATTATTTTGCACGTGGGCGAGAAACAGAGTACGAGTACGCTTTAGTACCCGTTCTTAGTGATGGAACAGAGCTCCCATATATCAAGACAACTGTTCAAAGTAAATTTTATGGAGCTATCATCACAGATGGAACTGTAAGTTATCATATTTTGCTCGACCCTTCAATCACTGAAACCGATCGAAATCGTCAATCATCTGTTGTGACAACCTTAAATCGTAAATATCCATTCGTATTTTTCGGAGGCAAATCAAACTACACTTCAGGCTCTTTTTCTGGTACAGCTATTCGGTATCTAAAAAATGATACTTTCGATGTGGCGCATAGTCATTGGTATCGTGAAGATATGATTGATTGGCTCACGAATGGCGGTACTAAGATTTTGAAAATTGAAGATGGCCGCATCTGGATGATTGCTATTGATGGCAACGTCAAATCTTCGAATTCTGAACATCCTGACAAGGTTACTTTAAGCTTTGACTTTACGGAGGTTGGAAGCGTTAACGATGACAATGATATGCTAAATAATGGTTTTGTGAACGTGATGACAGGTAGAACCGGAGAAGAAACCTACAATATCACGAACAATTTCTACTATGTCGATTCAGACAACACGGACACTACCATTTTCGAAGGTAAACCATATACCGCTACTCTTTCTCCTGTTGAAGACTACGAAATCAGTGGCGTTGTTGTTTTTATGGGCGGCTTAAATGTCACAAACACGACTTATATTAAGCGTACTGATGAATCTACCGGTAAAGTAAGTCACGAAATCAATATTCCTTCTGTTTATGGCAATGTCACAATTATCGCATCTGCAACCCGAGTTCGCATTATTGCTCAAAGCTTTAGTCTAACTGAGAGCAAATTTACGCTCAGTGTTGGCAACAATCACAAGTTAGAGTATACAACTTATCCATCAGGTGCTTCTCAGAATGTTGTCATATGGAAGAGCGCGGATACGAAAATTGCGACTGTCACTGATAAAGGCGTGGTTGAAGGAGTTTCCCCGGGGTCTACAACAATTACTGCGACTATGGACAATTTGATTGCCACATGTTCTGTAGTTGTTACGACATCATAACGATAGATGGAGGTGTGCCATGAAAAACTATACTCCTTCACAAGCAGAGCTCGCATTGCTTAAAACACGTGTTAAACATCTCTATTGTAAGATAGAATTACTGGATACTGATATGAATCTTCTAAATTCACTTGAAGGTTTGACTGTTGATGGTTCTATCTCTATCGATTCGGACGCAGATATTCGACGGACCTTTTCTGCTTCTATATATCTGGAGGGGAATAAAGACATTTCTTCTATGCTCGGAGATGAATAGGCCAATAAATATGTAAGGCTTTATATCGGTATGGAGTCAGTTAACAGTAAATTGTACTGGTATTCTCAAGGAGTGTACGCTTTCAATCAGAACGGTTTCAAATACAGCAGCACTGAACATATCCTTAGTATTTCATGCGTAGACCTAGTCGCAAAGCTCGATGGAACGCTTGGCGGTACTTTAACAGGCCAGAAAACAAAAATACCTGTTGGTTCAGACATTGGTAACGCGATCGCAAAAACATTTCGCTTGAGTGGTATGGAGGATTGCGTCGTTGGATATTGGAACCGGAGTGTTCCGTATGACCTTGAATATGATACTGGTGCGACTATCTGGCAGATACTTACTGAACTGCGTGATTTGTATTATCCATTTGAGATGTATTTTGACGGAACTACATTTATCTGCTCTGAGATTCCTACCGGATATGATGCCTTGACAATTATGAGCGCTTCCGATTTTGAAGATCTCGTCATTTCCGAAGACTGTACATACGATTATTCCCAGATTCGTAATTGTGTCGAGCTGTGGGGAGCGTCAGTTGAATACGATGCTTTTTCTGCGAAAGACAAAACAACTTTTTCTGTTAGTGGCGATACGACTACAGTTACTGCAAACGCAACTTTTACATCTATGGAGGACTCTCCTTCTGAATTGACGGTCGCTTTTACCACTCCCACAACTGGCTTCAAGAAGAACGTAAAAATTCTTGTCTCGCTCCGTTTAACTGTGCAGGCTGCTGATTCAAACGGAAATCTTACAACGTCTACTAAATCATTGAGTTACGGAACATACGATTTGTATGCTCGTAATGTTGACGATCAAGGAAACGATGTCTTGATTGATGGGACAACCATTCCTGAAGACACTGTGATTGTCGTTAAATATGATTCTAATACTAAGCACTTTTATTATCAGGGGGAACAACAAATCCACGTTATGGTCAAGCTTGTTGATAAGGAACCCACTGATGAAGAGAAGGAAAAGGATAAAGAAGCTGAAAATTGCAAGTACATTCGATATGTTTGCTTGTCAAACGCAGCGGATGTTGATTGGATAAATAGTTCTCGGTTTACTATTGAAAAGCTTGGGCGGCGCAATGAGATTCTGAGCGGAGAAGACTACGAAAATTATACGACTAATGAATCTGCCATGAACTGTGCTGAGTACAAACACTGGACTCTTAGCCGTTTGACTGATAACGTAACTGTAGAATGCGTACTGATTCCATGGTTAGATGTTAATCAGAAAATTTCGTATACTCCCAAATATATCAATACCGGAAATCAGCCCGTCGATTTTTTAATTAAGAAAATAGATATTTCGCTGGGAGATGGTACTATGACGGTTACTATGAGCCGTTATTGGCCCTATTATCCTTATATTGTCAAAAACAAATATTGATTGGAGGGAAAATTTTGAGTGATTGGATTTTAAACGAAGACGGGAAATATGCCGACCTTGAGTACACAAACTTTCCAGCAAGCTGTGATAATTGGACGAACTCTGAGGATATTTCTTCTAGTTTGATCGGCGCGGCAAATCAATATCGTGCTGCGATGGAAAATGGCAATTACACTAACGCACAAGCTGTACTGAATTCAAATCCTCGTCTCCGAAATGCATTGATAAATGCCGACACTATCAATCGTTTGAAGCATTCTATTATGGCTGTAGAGCGAATGTTCACAAGTACGATAGAGTCGTATATTAAAAGATTTACAGATGCTGCCAAGAACAGTGCGGATAAAGCTAAAGAATCAGAGGTTGCGGCTAAAGCGAGCAGTGATATTGCCAGTCAGAAGCGCGATGAAAGTCTGCAGATTGTAGAAGACTTAAAAACACTGAAAGGGACTTTGCCCACTGACTTTACAGATTATGCTGATGATATTGCTGACGCCAGAAATTATATTGATGAAACAATTCAAACTCACAATACAGACGAACATTCTCATGCAGATATTCGTGCTTCTGTCGAAGAGCTAAGAACAACTACCGAGAGTCATAAACATGACGCTGCCGACATTCAGTCTGGTATTATTCCGATTGAACATGGCGGTACGGGTGGTGATACAGCAATCAAAGCCTGCATCAACCTTGGAGCTCTTCCCCTTTCTGGCGGAATTATGAACGGTACGTTATTTTTCGGCTCTACTAATTATTACGTCAATAATTCTGGTGTGGCTATTTTTAGCAAAGCATACGGCGCTGTTTATAATGACTACGCAGAGCTTTTCCCGCGTGGTGGGACAACTCAGCCGGGCGATATTATTGCTCTTGACACAGATAGTCAGACGGAGCGGTATGTCCGAGCTGACGACACTTCTAAACGAGTGGTTGGTGTTCACACGGATGAATACGCAATGCTCATTGGTGGAGATTTACCGAACAATGGTTCCTCTCTGGACAACTATAATATCGATAAATATATTCCGGTATCTCTCGCTGGCCGTGTGCGCGTGCGAGTGATTGGTAAGGTCAAAACCGGTGATTTGATTGTTCCTTCTAAGGTTCCCGGGATTGGTCGTGCTGTTGAGGTCGGGGAGATTGTCTCACCGGATATTGTTGTTGGTTACGCAGTAGAGGGCGATGATTTATTCTGTGAGCGTCGCATTCGTGTGCGAGTAAAGGGGTGATTTTTATGGCTGAACAGGGTGGACTGATTAGTCCAGAAGATTTTACTTCGTTAAAAAAGCTCATCAACACTGAAATTACTCGTCGTTCTAACGCGAATAGTTCAGGTTCTATTTCTACATACAAGGGAACATCGTGGCAGTTTTCTGAAACTCCGGCGAATGGAAAATTTATCACATACGAGCATATTCAGAAAATCACGACTCCATTGAATGCTATCGATGGAAACACCCCAACTCCTGACAAAGAATCTTTGGTTTATGCACAAACGCTGAAAGACTGCCTTGTTAAAATCAATGATTTATCGTCTAAGAGTTTAACCGGATCTTCCAGTGGTTGCCGTTCTAGTTGCACAGGATTGTGTTCTTCTGCTTGTTATTCTGGATGTTCTGGTTGTAGTGGAGGTTGCTCCGGAACTTGCAAAGGAAGCTGTGACACAGGTTGCAGTGGCGGTTGTGACGGATGCTCTGGAAGTTGTGATGGAAGCTGTACCGGAAGCTGTACTGCCAGTTGCACTGGCAGTTGCGAGGGTTGTTCTGGCAGTTGTCGGGGGTGGTGTAAAGGAAGTTGTGGAGTTAAGTCCAATTAAGGAGGGAGAAAATGGGAAGAGATAAAACTGTTTTTATAAAATGCCCCTCTACAGATTCCGAATATAGAAAGAATCTCGTGCTTTTTGATTTTCTTCAAATGATGCCGATTCCAGAAGGCGGGTTCTCTGCCCCCTATGAGTCAAATCCTCAAAAATTCACCTTCCAATTTTGGATTGGATATTTGTCTTGTCTTCAGAACCCAAGTTTAGAGGAATATTCATTTTCTCGGTGGCTGAATTATGTAAAATCCATTGTTAACCTTATATCAAAAAGCTGTGATTATTCTTTAACCACCTCTGAGAAGATTCTATACTCTTATGTTATCGCTGTCCGTGTATATCCTAATGCACAAAAATATATTGCCAATACTAGTATAATCTCTGACAGTAAGCTAGAAAAAATTCTTAATGTGCCGCTCGAAAGTGACGAGCAAAAGTGGGCCATGTATATCGTGGCAAACACGGTTTTGGCTTCACTTGAACTTGAAGAAAATTTTCGAGTACATTATTTTATTGAATTCATGAGTAAGATGCGAGATCTTGAAAATGGGTTTCCTGAACTTGAAAAGAAGTTTGATAATTATCGCATAGGAAGGGGGCTATATGAAGAAGACTCTTAAATTAACCGAGAAGGATTCTATGTTGATTGAACGACTGTTTTATATAAACAAGAGCTATGAGTCTCTGCTCTCGGTCATCTCAAGAAAATATTTTGAAGAAAATTCTAGCGACTACCGCGAGATGATTGAATATTATCGTTCGCTTTATCAAAAAGCAAATATCGAATTTACATATACAAAAAATACATTGTTTGAAAGTTTGCTTGGATTTATTCCTTCTTATTACGAATTCGATTTTTATAAGCAGGAGGTGGTGTGTGAATGGTAAGCAGTTTTACCCCCACAGACGACTATGCCGAACGCATTCGTAAACTCTTTCCTTCTACTAACGGATACAACGAGCAAACCGCCCGCAATATAACATTCCAGGTGACAGGAAGCTGCAATTTGAGATGTTCTTATTGTTACGAACATTGCAAAAGTTGTTCCGTAATGACACTTGATACTGGAAAGAAAATCATTGATTACCTACTCGACTTATATGAGCGCAACGAAGAAGATTTCATTACACAGAGAACAAAAGCTCTTGTTTTAGATTTTATCGGTGGTGAACCACTACTGGAAGCCAATCTGATCGAGCAGATCTGTGACTATTTTTATGAACAATGTTGGTTGCGAAAAAATCCGCTGGCTGTTCTGTCCCGTATTAGTTTTACCACGAATGGACAGGCATGGTTTACACCCGAAGCCCAGCATCTCATTAAAAAATATCATGACATTATGAGTGTCACTGTTTCTATTGATGGAATCCAAGAATTGCATGACGCTTTTCGCGTTGACGTAAATGGCGTCGGGTCTTTTTCTAAGGCGTATGCGGCATTTCAGGATGCAAAAAAGTATGGCTGGTATAATTCGAAAATGACATTTGTGCCTGATTCTGTTAAGTATATTTGCCCCAGCGTAAAGATGATGATTAACGAGGGCTGTAAAATCATTCACTGCAACTTCGCATATGAGCCAGTCTATACAAAAGAGGATGCTTCGAATATTTATTTCGCGCTGAAAGAACTGTCTGATTGGCTCGTCGAGGATAAGAGTGATGTTTATATTACAATGTTAAATGATGATACCGGACATCCTATGGCTCCAGGTGACAACCAAAATTACTGTGGCGGCACTGGCTCGATGCTTTCTTTTGCTCCTGATGGAAAAGCTTATCCATGTATTCGATACGCTCCTATTTCGGTCGGCAAAGAGAAGTCTGCGCCGATGTGTCTCGGCGATTGCTTTGATGGACTGTATAAGACAAAACACCAACAGGATACTAAAGCCATGTTGGATGCTATCACACGCGAAAGTCAGTCAACAAAAGAGTGCTTCGAATGCCCCGTAGCTATGGGCTGTGGCGGCTGTTCTGGCTACAACTACGAATGCTTCGGTACTCCGAATCATCGCAGTACAAATATTTGTCTAGCACACAAGGGTCGTGTTCTTGCCTCGTACTATTACGCAAACAAAAGATTTGTCGAACTTGGAGACGTTGAGCCGCGCGTGATTTATATGCCATATAACGAAGTAGTCGATATTCTTGATGAAAAATCGGCTGCCGAACTTTTCGAGTTACAAAAAGCAGCTGCTATAAAAATGAGAAAGGAGGAATAAAATGACCACTACACAAGAAGATTACATGAGACGTCTTGCTAATATTCAAAATATGGGCGGCGTTTCTGTGTTATCAATCAATACCAAGAAAGAGCCTCGTTTTGTTATCAACGCTGATACTCGTGCCATTACGATTCCTGTGGCATTTAAGTTTCTTGGTGTTAAAGGGGATCATAATGCAGAGACCATTTTCTTCGAGATTGACCGTTATTTCGACGACCATGATCTAAGTGAAGAGACTTGTATCGTCCAGTACAAAATGGTGGGATCTACTGGAGTTGAACTTGGCGAAGGATTCTTCCCTGTTACTCAGATTGATATTACAACCATTCCCGGAAAAATAATTTTTGGCTGGACAATCCGAAATACTGTGACAGCCGAGGCAGCTACGGTATCTTTTTCTGTTCGATTCTATAGCATTGAAAGTATCGGAAATATTTCGACCTTTAAATACAACTTTAATACACTAGAGGCGTCCTTGCCTGTTCTTGACACGCTCAATACTAGTAATTCCTCTCCTATTTATAAAGCTGAAGAAGTGGAATCAATAACGGTAAAATTTGATTCAGCCGTAAAATCAGCCGAATCCAGTGCTAAAATATCTTCTCAATATGCTGATATTGCCGCAACAAACGCTACAAACGCTATTGATGCTGCAAAGGCAGCCGCTGATAAATTACAAGAATTGAAGGATGGTATCGTCAATGGCGACTTCAAAGGCGATAAAGGTGACGCTGGCCCGGGATTTACGGACACAGCCAAAACCCTTATACTTACCCTGTTTGAGGGTGCGGCAGCAGGAAACAGCTCTATGCAGACTACACTGGAGGCCCTGCGTAGAGAGTGGGGTAGCGAACCGGCGACCTGATCGCCAACCCGGGCATCTGGTACGATGACGAGGAGGTTGACAATGGATTATTTTGATAGTGGCTAACTCCACTATTTATTATAATGTGTTATGCGCTCATCCTATGCAGCGATGGGCGCTTATTTTATTGGAGGTGTTTATGAACCTTATCTATTCAAATGAAGGTTTCAAGGCTACTAAATTTTCAGAGTCGCAGGTATACAGTCTTGATGAGATCACCTTCTTCCTTGATAAAAAATATGTCAAACTGCGGCTCTATCTGATTCTGAAAGACCAGAAAAATCATCTGGATATCGTTGGGCTCAAGCAGGTCAACAGCACAAGTACCAACTATTACAACTACGAGTGCGACATGGCAACTCCTGTCAAGATTTGTGATGGTCCCTGTTCTGTTAGCATTATGGGTATTGACCCTGCCACAGAAACTATTGCTTTGTCAACCGGCTGCTTTGCACTGAATATCAAAAATGACATCTATAATTTCAAGGCTCAAATCGCCATGCTTGAAGAATTTAATCGGAATGCAGCGGACATCTATAATAAGACACTCGCTCTTTATCAGGGTGTAGTGCAGATGTCAGAAGTCAATGTTCAGATGCTGAAGGAGGTCGATAATTCATGATCACTTCTTCTCATGAATACATGCAGCGCCTACAAGACATCCAGAATCAAGACAACCTAAAAGAACTTGTGATGCTCCCTTCTGACGAGCCAAGATTTATTATCGACGCTAATAGCAGAACCATAAGCATCCCTGATGATTTTTCATTTTTAAGTGTCGTAAATGACCATGGCGCTGAAACGGTCTATTTCGAAATCGACCGTTATTTTGACCAGCATGATTTGAGTGACGAGATATGTGTTATCCAGTTCAGATCCATTGGCCCAAATGGTGATGTAAACGAGGGCTTCTTCCCTATCACTAAGGTGGATATTGATACTGTTCCAGGAAAGATACTTTTTGGCTGGACTGTTTTAAGCGATGCCACCAAATATGCCGGTGATTTAGTGTTCTCAGTACGGTTTTATAGTATCGAAACCGAAAATGACGAGCCGAAATTTGCTTACGATTTCAACACTGTTCCTGCTACATTGCCCATCAAGAATAGTCTGAATACTACCGGAGAAGGAGCGCCAGTTGACCCCACCGCTGTTGAAACAATGATTTCACGATTCGCGGACATCGAGCGAAGAGCGAATGACAGTATTGCGAATACAGCAGCAAGTCGGGATGCGGCGGCAGTAAGTGCCAAGAATGCCGCTACCTCAGAAAGTAATGCACAGACTTACATGAATGATGCTCAAACGGCTATGAATACTGCTCGTGAGCACCGAGATGCTGCGGCTGATAGTAAAACCGCTGCCAAAACAAGTGAAACTGCTGCTAAAGCATCAGAAGCCGCATCCGCCAAAAGTGCTGCTGAAGCATTGGACTCCTTGAGAGAAGCGCAAGAGGCTGCCGAAAAAGCCGACCAAACTATCGCCACAAAAGGATGGATTTGGCTGGATGATAACAACGATAGCGGAATTTTGACCCTGTATGTCGCAGACAGTGTCGCTGATAATGTAACCATGCGTGACGATGGACATGGGAATCTGGAGGTGGTGTTGTCTTGAAAAATTATAGAGAAGTCGTTATCGGTCCCTATAGCGCCTATCAGATTGCCGTAAAGCACGGGTTTGAAGGCACTGAAGAAGACTGGATCAAATCTGTAGAGCGAGAACGATTGGCTGCAGAGGCGGCTGCTGAAAAGGCAAAAAAAGTAATTGCGGCAGATCCGACGCTCACTATTTCCGGCGCTCCGGCGGACGCTAAGATAACTGGTCAGAAATTCGATGAGCGGTATACCAAAACTGAGGTTGATCGTGAATTTGGCAACCGGTATACCAAGACAGAAGTAGATGACAAAATCGCGAATATTGTGAGTGACAAAACGCTGAATGTGGAAGGCGGGTTTGCTGATTCTAAAACGGTGGGCGACATTATTTATCCAAAGGTAACCGTATCCACCGATGCTGGAAGTAACTTGAAATTCTCATGTGGTGATATTGTTATAAATACTACGGTGGGCGATACTGGAGAAGTCATTGTTAAATTACCTCGGGCTGGAAGATGGGATATTAAAGCAACTCTTGATGATGACTGGCTTGAAAAAAGCATCAATGTCGAACTCGGGAAAGACTATGATGTTCCGATGGGGTATTTGACTATCGAAGGCGTATGTTGGAACTATGATAACAGTTCTACCGCTTGTACTCGTTTGACCAGTGCTAATGACCCCAACAATTTGGTCAACATAGATATTACGACAGAGCCGTCCCCTGCCGTGGGGGCTGACGGTGGAAGCAGTCCGTTTGACTTATATATGCCTTGGAGAAAGATGGAAGAGTACAATATCGTTTCTGGTAAAATTGGTCCCAAATTTGGAGAGGATGGGTTTACTCGTTCAGATGCAGATGTGGTGGTGTTTATTCCTGAGTTTTATTATAAAATCATTGACGATGCAACTGGAAAGAAGCGTTACTTCTACGTCGCCAGCAAGGAAAAAAGCGGCTTCGAAAAGCATCCTGGGTCTGGTCGATATGTTGGGCGATATAACACTGATAGTAATAGCACTTCTTGCACAGGAAAAGCTCCAGTGGTAAGTATCACTAGAGCTACTGCACGAAATAACTCCAAAAATAAAGGCGCTGGTTGGTACGAATATGACTACGCGAGTTGGTGCGCTATTGGGTTACTCTATATTGTAGAATATGCAGATTGGGACAGCCAGAGCAAAATCGGCAAGGGTAACACTAGTAGCAGCGCGGCGATTTCATCCGGTGGCACTGATAGCATGATATTTCATACTGGCAGAGCTTCCGGGACGGATGGCGCAACTGCAGTTCAATACAGATATATCGAAAATCCGTGGGGCAACGTCCTTGACTGGGTGGACGGAGTAAACTTCAGCAACAATACGGTCTATGTTTGCACTGACCCAACCAAGTATGCCGATGATATCTCCACTGGATACACCGATGCAGGCACCAGAACCACTTCCAGCGGATGCATCAGCGCTCTCGGAGCGTCCACGACTGCCACGTGGGCTATTTACCCCTTATCAGCTGGAGGTAGCGCGACTACTTACATCCCGGATTACTCGTGGTATTCGAGCGGCTGGACTGTGATGTATGTGGGCGGCAGCTGGAGCTACGGGTCGAATGCGGGCCTATTCTGCTTCTTCGGCTACTACGGCTCGTCCTACACGAACGGAGACGTCGGCGCTCGCCTCCTCTTTGTCCCACCAGACGAATCATCTTCATCATAAAAGGAGGAGTAGTATGAAAGTGACTGCAAGTGTAAAACCAAAAATGCCTTGTACTGCCGAACCTCATCCACAGAAACCCGGTATGGCTCTGGTGCGGCTATTTGCAAATGTGGAGCCGTATGAAGAATCTGTAGATAAGACAACAGTCTCTGGTTGGACATATAACGAATATCAGTTGGTAGTTCCGTGGTATCCTAATCTTGAAAAAGATGTCGCAGCCGCATATGATAGTTGGCTGACGAGCGCAAAAGCTGCTGAAGATGAAAAGGACCAGCTGTCTTTATTGATCGCAGCTCAGAGTGATACGGATAGTATGGTGGTAGACCAAGAATATAGATTGACCCTGCTAGAATTATCAACGTAAAAGAAAGAGGTGTCATGATGGAACTTTATAATGTCTGTGCTCGTCTTATTGACAAAGGAAAAACACAAGGCTTGCGTGAAAAGTTGGATGTTTTCTATGCTGGTGACCGATTGACAAAAGATGAGTATGAAAAGCTATGTGCAATGTTAAACTAACTAACCATCTATGCTTAGTGCAGAAAGGATGTGATTTTCATGGGTAAAGTAATCTCCGTTGGTCCTTATTCAGCATATGGCATAGCCGTAAAACATGGGTATGAGGGTACCGAAGAGGAGTGGATCAGTTCGGTTGAGCGAGACCGTGTAGCCGCCGAAAAAGCCGCAAAAGAAGCCAAAGAGTTTGCGAATGCAGATCCAACTTTAACGATTTCTGGTGCGCCAGCCGACGCCGCCGCTACCGGCCAAGGACTCAATGATCGCTACACTAAAGCGGAAATTGACGATAAATTGAAAAATATCAAAACAGACAAGACCCTGAGTGTCGATGGTGGGTTTGCTGACGCTAAGGCCGTGGGTGATAGATTGACCCCCTTAGAGGGGTTTGCTGGAGGATACCTTGGGATTTGGACGATTGCGTTAAATACAGATGGGTGGATTTCAAAAGAAAATTGGACCGAGCACGTTGATATGGCTGGATATAACTACCAGTGTATTGTAGAGCTTCCAAGCGCAACAGTAGCAACGATTCCCTTTGCTGTTCCAACGCCGGAGACGTTTAGTACTGCTATTACAGCCGGTCTTGCTGGCGTATGCGAGACTAAAAACGGGAGCATTACTTTTTAGAGTGAAACAGTTCCTGAAGGCGTTATCAATTTACAAGTATCATTATTCGGTCCGTCTGTAGATTCGGCGAAAAAAGTTTCGGAGGTCTAATATGTCGCTAGGAATTACAAATTCTCAGTCATTTCTTCCTGGAGAGATGGGGCTGTTGCTTGGCACATTAGACGTTCCGTTTTTTACACGAGAAAAGATTGATAAAATGTGTAAAGCCAATTGTTATCCAAATGGAATACTGGTATATACTGAAACGATTTTTGTTACAACTAGCGGTTCTGCTCAGGTTACATTACCATCGAATGTATCGTATATTAGGCTTCGAATAATATCTTCAACCGTAGCACTATCTACTTTCCCCGCAGAAGGTGCGAAGATTACTCGTGGCACAAGCGTGGCCATTGAGTGTTCTGCAGGAGGTACTGATGATGGACGTCCCATTGTAACATTTAGTTCTGATGGAGTTTTGACTTATCCTCGTTGCACTTCTGATAATGCATATTTCCGAGGACTGATCGAAGGTTACCATTGCTTTGATAGTTAAGGAGGCAATAAATGTTTATTGATCATAAAAAGGGTTTTGTGTTCCCCCCCCCCCCCCTGAATTTTTGGGGTCATCTACTGCGAACGAGGTGTAAGGTATGGCGCTTGGAAGTGTAAATATGGTTAGTTTTGTACCGGCAGAAATTGGTGCGTTGCTTGGAAACACAAGCGTCATCCCCTTTACCAGAGCTGAAATTGAAGCACTAGTAAATAGAAAAGCGTATCCCGATGGGAAATTCGTCCGTTCTGGAGAGGCGCAATTCAGCTATAATAGCGATGGCGTATTGAATTTCCCTGACACTGTGGATTATGTTAAATTAACCCTCAAAAGCTGTTCAGGAAATGTTGCGCCTTATTATAATATTCCCAATGGGACAAAGATAAACAGAGGGGATTCTTACAGCACGGATACTGGTGGTCGTTATTATTGCAACGTTTCTTTTTCGGACAACGGAACTTTGCGTTTCATTGGATATTGCGCAATGTACAAAGCCGATACGGCAATTTATTTTGTCGAAGGTTATCATTACTACTGAGGAGGTAAAACATGGATTGTCTTAGAAATTCTTTCACTAAAATTTTTAGAGGGGGGGGGGGTAAGAATCCTTCTGAGCTGGCGCATTTAAGTGTACGTTCCCGATCGTATCCATTATCTCTGATTATTACAGGGGGTGATATGATATGGCGTTGGGAAGTGTAAGTATTGCCCCTTATACCCGAACTGAGGTGGAGAAGATGCTCAAGCGGGCGATGTACAGTGAAGGAAAGCTGGTATTTACCGGAAGACTCAGCGCGCAATGGAAATACGGAGGTTCTCTCTCCATACCGGAGGAGGTGGACTATGTTGTCGTAGGCGGCATAAAGCTGACGCGGGGCGGGTCCGGTAAAGCCAGCGGACACCCTGACGGCTATGAGAGCGTCACTTCGTATACCACAATAAGCTTTTCCTCCAACACGCTATCCGCAAGCGGCTACTCTCCAAACGATGGCAGCTATATGACCCTCAATGTCGAGGGCTACCATTACTACTAACAATATAAATTTATCTCGAAAGGAGTGATCTTTATGGCTCGTGGAAGCGTTAGCACAAATAACGAAATTCTCACTTACACCAAAGACGAGATCGACCTTCTGATGAAGAATGCGATGTAAAATCGTTCGAATAAAACGATAGGAGATGATAGAAAAATGGCTTTAGGAACCCTTATTATTCATAGCGGGAATCTATTTGGTGTAACGAATGCCAGTATTTTCATGCGTTCTGAAATAAAACAAATGTTAATGCGAAAAGAATTCCCTATAGGAGAAAAAGTGTATACTGGTTCCGATACTTTTTCTTATAATAAAGACGGCGTCTACAATGTTCCAGACACCGTTGACTATGCAATATTAACTTGTACCGCTTGTCATTCCGGTATGGGCACATATCGCCTACTAGACGGTGTGAGAGTAGTGCGTGGCGCAGAGATTCGCGCTGCACTAGATGGGAAAACTCGGTGTGCAGTATTTTTCAATCAATCTGGCGAACTAAGGACAGTCGGTTATAATAGCAGCTATAAAACACGCACCGCCACCTATAGAGTGGATGGCTATCATTATTATTAAACGAAACACTAATCTTACTCATAAGGAGGTGATTTTCGATTGAAAACAAATGCCGATGAATACATGAAACGGCTTGCCGATATACAAAATCAGTTCAACTCCCCTTCTCTGGTTATGCTTCCAGGAGACGAGCCTCGTTTTATCATTGACGCAAACGAGCGCACGATTTCTATTCCAGATGGCTTTACTTTTCTTGGTGTCTTAAACGACCACAATGCAGAAACCGTTTACTTTGAGATCGACCGGTACTATGATCAGACTGATCTTAGTCAGAAAACCTGTATCGTTCAATACGAATCCAAGACAAACAAGCACGGTGGATTTTATCCTGTCACAAAATTGGATATCACAACCGTGCCTGGCAAGATCATTTTTGGATGGGAAGTTCAGAACGATGCAACATCTTGTCCCGGAGACCTTGAATTTTCGGTAAGATTTTACTCCACAAAACAGGACGACGACAAGATTATTTTTAGTTATAACTTTAACACAGAGATTGCTGTATTGCCGGTCAAAGGCGGGCTAGATACTATGGAAGAGGCTGTACAGATTGAATCTGGAGAAGTGCAAACTCTGACCGATAAGTTCACTGGGCTCTTAAAATATGCCAAAGAGGTTCAGGAGCGTGTTGAGAGCGTAGATATTGTAACTTTAGACGCAATCAATGCAGCTAATACCGCAACTCAAAAAGCCAGTGAAGCAGCATCCAGCGAAGCTATTGCCACGGAAAAGGCAAATGCCGCTATTAGTTGCGAGCAGATTGTTGTTGCGAGCAAAGAAGCAGCTGCGGCCTCAGAACAAAAATCCAAGACTAGCGAACAAAACGCACGAAGCTCTGAAAAAAACGCCGCCAAAAGCGAGGCATCTGCTATTTCTAGTGCCGAAAAGGCCAAAGCCAGCGAAACTAATGCAGCGGCCAGCGAGACTAGCGCCGCAACCAGTGCTGCTAGTGCGAAGGAAAGTGCAGACAAAGCGCTTTCTGTAGCCTCACCGCCTGATAAAACGCTAACTCAAGAGAATGTCCCTGCAGAAGCCAAGACGACTGGTGACGCCCTGAAGGATCGTTATACCAAGTCAGAGGCAGATGCGAAATTTTCTTTGAACCCTGCCACAGCAGATACTCTTGGTGGGGTGAAAATTGGCACAAACCTTACTATCTCCGAAGATGGCACATTGAATGGTCCTACCTTGCTGGCATTCCAGTGGGGTACTACTGCTCCAACAACTCTGCCTGAAGGGACGGTATATATCCAGTACAGTACATAAGGAGGTGGTGTGATGAGTATCTATGTCGGAATCGCCACTACTTCAGTTACTATCACCGAATCAAATGTCTCTAAGTATTTTACATCTTCTAACGGGTCATACACTTTTGTATAGAGTGGCGGAACCCTCGAAAACAACAACAAAAACCAAAATTCGACGGCTGCAACAATTACATTAACCGCAAATCAAACATCTTCCATTAGATTTGACTATGGATGGGGTTCTGAGAGAAACTATGATAAATTTACTATCGTAGTGGCAGGGACAACTGTGATAAGCTCTGTTAGCGGGACGGGCTCTAATTCTTAGAGTGGAACGATTTCTAAAGGACAAACAATTTCCATGACCTATTCTAAAGACAGTTCAAACAGCACTAATGGTGATTTTGCACATATTTATAATGTTGTTTTAAGCGGCCTTCCAAGTGCAATTGTTCCTACAGCAGCCGAAAAATTGTATTTCGGACTTCCAGAAGGTGGGGGCAACGTGGTAGTACAAAAAGCTTATATCGGCGATTCAACCAATACTCCGCGATTGTGGTATAGTGCCACATAAAAAGAAAGAAGCCCTCGGCTTTTGGCCAAGGACCTCTTCCCCACACACATATTAGAGTAGGTAACACATAATTTGCTCGACGAAAGTAAATCATGCTGTAGCACCACTATATCATGATGTGTGAAATTTGTCAACATAAAAAGAATCGAGGTGATTAAAATCGTATGGACGAATTATTGAATTTTATCCTAAATCATCTCGGCTCAGTAATGGCCGGGAGCAGCGGACTGATCGCCGTTGTTATGTCAGTGATACAAGTCTCTAAAATCGAGATCAATCCGTGGTCTTAGGTGGCCACTCACATTGGAAACGCCCTGAATGCCGGTGTGATGAACGAGATTAAGGAAACCAAATCCGAGCTCAAAGATATTCGCTCCGAGCAAGAAGAGACTCGTAAAAAGCTAGACAATCACATCGAAAAGGGTGAAGAAACCAAAGCTGACGGTTATCGTAGTCAGGTGCTGCGCTTTAATAATGAGCTTGTTCGCGGGCTTGGCCACACCGAAGAAGACTTTGATGACATCCTTGATGTTATTGGGAAGTATGAAGATTATTGTAAGACCCATTCCAACTACAAAAACAACAAGATGCCCTTCGCCATCAAGAACGTGGGGCGCGTATATGACGAAATGCTACGCACTAATGGTTTTTTGAAACCAAAAGAATAAGATCACGTGATCCATGACCTCGAACGATGTGTTCGGGGTCTTTTATTTTTATCAGGAGGTATATTATGATGGACTTTTTCAATCAGGTTGTTGCTACTATTGCCCAGCTGGTCGTCGCAGGTGCTGGCACCGCTTTTATGGTCTATGGTATCCCCTATCTCAAGAAAATTGGCGTCTATAAGCTTGTCCAGATGACTGTTCGTGCCGCTGAGAAGGTCGGCGCAACTGGTGTTATCAAGAAAGCTGACAAGAAGAAGTATGTTATCGCTGCTCTTGAGAAGATGGGTGTTAAGATCACTCCGACTATCGACATGATGATTGAGGCTGCCGTCAAGGAGCTGGACATTCAGAATGAGAAAATCGAGAATGAGTTGAAGAAGAATTGAGGTGCGCCGCATGGCAGTAAATACATACTCAATGAAGAAAGATTGGAACAAAAAGGTGTCGGCTCATTTTTCCGTCTATGAGTTCGCCTGCTCTGACCACAGCGATACTGTTCTAATCGATACAGAACTTATCTACATTCTTGAACAGGTGCGAGCCCATTTTGGCAAGCCTGTCCATATCAACTCCGGCTACCGCTCCCCTTCTTATAATATTTCCATCGGCGGCAGTCCTCGCAGTCAGCATTGTTTGGGTACGGCAGCGGATATCACCATCAAGGGTGTTGACCCGATTCGGATTGCGCTATATTTGGCTTCCATGCCTTATTTCCAGAAGCGAGGCGGCATCGGCTATTACAGTCGAGTGCAGCTAACAGGAGGCTTTGTTCATGTTGATGTGCGGAGCTGGAAGTCTCGCTGGATCAGTAAGGTTGGCACTGCATATGCATCAGTAAGTAAAATTATGCCTACAATTCGTCAAGGCGCGAAAGATTGCACTGGCGGCATCTCGTATACAGTCACCGTACTGCAGCGGCATCTGGGCGTAAAAGCGGACGGTATCTTTGGAGCAGGCACTAAGACAAAACTGATGGAATGGCAAAAGGCGCATGGCTTGAGTGCTGACGGTATCTGTGGGCCAGCCACATGGGGTTCGTTTTGATGGAACATCAGAATACTCTTCGTGTAGGAGATAAAATCAAATTAGACGGAATACTATATTCAAACAGCCAGACACATTGCGGGATGCGCCGCTCTGGTGAGTGGTTTATTTATGATGGAAAACTTGTCAATGGACGGTATCGAGTAACAAATCTTGAAAGTCGTATTGGCAAGTATCCAATCTCAGTGAATGTGTCAGGCTATGTTGAACCAAGCGATATTGAGCTGATATAAAACGAATGGGGTATCAATCCTTAATTGGACTGGTACCCCATTTTTTAGCATTTACTTCTTTTCTGCGTAACTACAGAAATCGTCAGGTTTAGTATATACAGGCGCTGCATCATCTTGTGTAAAGTGGGCACAACTGCACAGATTCCCATGTTTGTCCCATGCGTTCCAAAGATCGCAGTCCTTACAACAAATCACTTCTATTTTATTCATTTTATTTCCTCTGTCAGCCATTCTTTCCAGCCGCTTACGGTTTGCGGGCAATTGTCCTGTTGGGCGACAATTTCATTTAACGCCGCAGCAAGTTCTTCATCGCTCATTTCGCGGATGGCTTGTGCTTTATTGTTAGCAGCCGGGTGCTTATGGAATATAAATGCGAGTGCGATATCTAGTATTTTGGGATTATTCATTGGAGTTGTCATCTCCTAATATTTCATTGATTTTTTCTAACCGAGCAAGAAGTTTTTCTTTGACAATATTATATCACAGGCTGTATGCGATAGCAAACAAAAAGGCGCAGGTTGCCCCACGCCTTGTAATGATGCGTCATCTGACACATCGGTTCAAATGCGATTTTCAATTTTAATGCTGCTTATGTAATGGCGTCACTAGGACGCCGGGACTGCTATGTCACATCAGAGCTCTTACGATTAAGACTCAAAATCGGATTCGACTACGGTGCTAGTGGCGTAAAATTCAAATTGGTGTCAAAGTGGTGTAAAACGATTCCGAAATAGATGATTTTAGTCGTAATATCGATGTTTTTCAACCATTGAGCAAAATTAGGTATATTATACCCGATTTTTCCAAGATTCTCAAGCCTTGTTCCATTCCTTTTTTTCAGAGAATGTTACAAATTTGGCAAAAAGAGCGGAAATTTCAGGCATGATGC